CATAATCTTATTTGTTTACAGGTTTAGGTGTACATATATGTCCATCACTCCATTTAATTCCTGGAGGTGGTGTTGTTTCTGGTGAGCTGTACTTTGTACCACACTCACTACATTCAAATTTGTTCATATTATCTAATTTATTAATTAAAAGAATAAGGGCTCCTATTACAGAGCCCATATATTCCCCCCTTAATAACCCAGCTCTTGGAGCTGATTTATATTGGCTTCTACAATATACACACCCTGTGATATTGTACATGCAAATGCAATACTCATTGCAAATGCTAATTGTCTAAACTGATAAAACTCAGTTGGTTTCATTGTGATTGTTTTCATTTCTATTGTTATTAAGGATTAATAATCTATTGAAAGAATTCTATACTAGTTGGTGTACCAGTTAGTTTCTTATAAATCAATTGAGCTTTTGCTGCACCAATTGCAGTTTTATAAGCTGATAAAGCTCCTTGAGCCACTTTTAAATCTTTTGATGTGTGATATTGACTTGATAGTACATCACCAATCTCTTGTGTTACTTTGATTACATCTGTAACATTCATTGTTTTAATTTTCTTTGTTGCCATGATTTTCTAATTTTCGTTTTAATGTTAGTCTTTTTATTGTTAATTCTTTTAATTCTGGTGTTAATTCTTTAGTTGGTACTTTCACACAATAAGAAATATATGCATCATTAATCTCAAGTGCATTCTTAGTATGTCTTTTTCTCATATATGTATTTAAAGTTTCTCTACGATGTTTAGATTTTCTAGATATAGATTGTTCTAACTTATATTTAGCAAGACGATCAGGATTTGATTTAATAGTAATCCATGTTTGTTTATGTCTACATTTTTTACATTGATTTGTATATGTTCTTCTTTCACCTTCTCTTATTGCTTTCTTGAAATAAAAAACATTAATATTTTGTATATCTCCACAATTTGAACAACATTTAGATGTTATATCACCTTGGTTATTATAATATGGTTGAGGATAAAAGTTAACATCACTCTCACATTTTATTTTCCATTTTAAATTATCTAATGAACAATCTAATACATTATTATTTATATGTTTTAAAGAATAATGATGATGTTCATCTGGTTGTTTTAACTTAAATGCATTTTTCATCAATGTAACAACAAAGGTTACCTTTGGTAAGTTAGTTTCTGACCATTTATCATATTGTATTTTTACTACACCATGAGTACCTTGATTATATATAGATAAGATTGATTTATTGTAATGTTTATTGCCATTATTTAAATATCTATAATGAGAGTAAACTATTCCATCAGATGTAATAGAATACCTTTTTTTTGTATCTGGTATAAACTTTTCTTTCATTGTTATTTAGTTATTAAGGATTAATACAAAATAAAAAAGGCTACCATTTCTGATAGCCTTATTGTTGAGGTTGGCACTAGTAAAACTCAAACCATAAAGTACTCAACACCTATCTTTGCGTAGATAGGACTTAACATTCGTGATGTGCAAACTACCCAATGTCTGTTACTGTGCTATTTGCGTCAAGTAACTGCTGTGATTGAGACAGGATTCGAACCTGTGTGTAAGGATATATGTCCATCGCATGCCACTCTGCCACTCAATCATGTTTTACAGTAGGTTATAAGGTACTCGTTAGTTAGACTTTCCCTTATTCCTTTATTAAACCTGTACCAATATTCTTTTTTATTTTCTGAATGGAAATTGATAAGACATTCAGGGTAAATACATCTTACAAGAACTACCAAGTTCAACACATTACCTTCGTGGAGGTGGGGAGAATCGAACTCCCGTCCAAAATTAATTTAAATCATTACAATTTATACAGCTTTACGTTTCTTTAAACTCTTTACGTTAGAAGGGTCAACTGTGAAGTTGATATCCACCAGAATGTTTTTAAGGAATCATACAAACCTTCTATGGCAATTTTAATGTCTTTAGCCAGTGTTTGACAGATTTAATGTCTATGCAGCCATTTCTAGCTCTTCAACATTAGAATTAATCAATGAGAAAACTTTGCTCATGTTAGCGTTAACTTGGTCAACATCTAACGAAATTACTTTGTTGTCATTTATTTAATTTCACCTTAGTTTTATACAGTTATCTCTCTGTGCTGATTGTAATAATGTATTAACCTGTCAAAACCAGGCACCCCCAATTTTGTAGGATATCGCTAAACCTACTATGAATGGCCTATTCATATTCACACATTATAGTTGCATTCTAAACGAGAAACTATAGTATACGATTTTTTTTAGCACCCATCATTATAGCCTTGCAAGTTAGCCCTCGCTGCTTACTTAATGATTAGGGTCACGTAGTTGTACTTAAAAGGACTTTCATTAGTTGTTTACCACCAATTACTCTTAACTACTTGCTGAGAACTCATTCGCATCTTGGTAAATACAACACTTACCTATTTTTAACGTTGCTTGTTTCACCTTTCTCAAGGGGATAATGCGTCTACCATTACTGATAGTATCTTTATGTAAATAATATTTAGACCTTATACTGAACTAATCATGGTAGTATCTAATCTGAATTTACAAAGGTATTCAATGTTTAACCTATAGCTTCACACAGTTTATCAGATCTGGTGCTTTACACAGCTTAGCTATTTTATCTTTTATATCACTCTAGTGAGTTTTAAACTGACTACACTGATATGAAACATAAATATCCCTGCAAATATAATTCACAGGGATAAATAAAACAAACAAACCACCAATTATATTTTAATCTCTTGCTCTCCTACACCTTCTGTGTAGCTATAGATTCTCTCATCTTCAGTCACCTTGATCTGTTTACCACCTGTAGCAAGACATAAGTCTCTCAAATCATTATTGAATTCCATTAATGATACAGCATTCACCTTGTAAGGAAATGCTTCTGTATTAATAGGGTCTTCTCCATCATTAATGATTAAGATTTCTGGCTTCTCTTGTGAAAGATCAACAATAAGGTTACATAGTTTATGATTAGCTATCTCATCAGCAATGTATTCAACCATCTCAGCAACTTCTGTTCCACCACCATTAGGCTCATTAGAAAATGTTTGCCAAAATCTTATCACCTCTTCTTTATTGGTGATATGTTGGAAGTGTAACTGTTCTGGATCATGTACAAAGTAACTAAAGAACACTTCAGCTTCACCTCTCATCACATATTTGAACCTGTCTATTAATATAGCATTCACCCAGATTTGTTTCTGTTCTTCATGCATACTTCCAGAGAAATCTAATATAATGATGATCTTCTGAATCTGTTCTTTTCTATCAACTGGGACATTTACTGTCAAATCTTTAGTTAAGAACTTAGTTCTGAAGTTAGGAAACATCTTCTGATATAGGTCCATCATGTGCATTTGAGCATAATCTCTCATGATCATTTTAGAATACTGATCAGAGTTAGCTACTATTTTCTCAGATATCTCTTTTTCCACCTTGAACTCATTACCAAACTTACCTACAAGAGATAGATGATTCATAATCTCCATCTTTTTATCCTTACTAAGTTCATTTAGTTCTAATTGTTCATTGATGTTTGGATCAGTGTACAAGCTTCTATCAAATTCTAATCCTTTCTCCATATCTACATCATCATCATTACTTCTCTCACCATCTTCATCCTTATTCTGCAATTGCAAATAAATAGCAACAGCTTGTTCAAGAGGTGTGAATCCAGGGATATATTGACCATAGATAGAATCAAATAAGTCTTTCTTCTTAGAATATTCAGCTTTGTCTCCATCACTAAGTGTATCAACATCCTTAAATCTATCAGCTAGGTAATCAGATTCCTCAATCATCTTAAAATAACACACACGTGCTAGTTCTTTGATCATATCAATGCTCTCTTGCTTCTTAACATATCTAAGTTTCTTCTTGATCTCTTTAGATGTTGGTGTGATGTAGTTGATTGGATCTTTAACAAACAAATTGCTATCATCATCTTCATAGTCTACAACAAATGAGTATGTTGACCAGCTATTTCTAGACCAACCACCACCACCATATTTGCTCTTCCAACCTCCTGTACTCTTCTTAGGAGTATAGGTTGGGGTATAATAATCACCATAGTAATCATCATCCCATAAACTCTTCTGTGTCATTAGATGAATGCAGCTATTTGTAGGTTCTTAGCAAACTTATCTTTAGCTGCTGTAGCAGCTTTAACAAGTTGTGAATGCACATGTGCAATATCATCACCCACTGTTAATCCTTTGATGTCTGCTAGTTGTTTAGTAAGATCACCAATTGCATCCTTGTACATCTTCTCATCTTCTCTTGTTACCAATGGTAAGTGTGTAAGAGTCTCAATACTATAAGTAATAGCTGAAGATAAGTCTCTAAACTTAATAGTAGCCTCGAACTTCTTGATCACTTCAGCAATCAATGATGGTTTCTTAGCAAATTCTGCAATGAATCCTAATGATTCAGGACCACATTGATCATACACTTGATATGCTGTAACAGCCACACGAGGTGAAATGGTTACACCATTCTTAGCATATTCTTGTAATAGATAAGGAATCACTGGATCCACATTATCTACACCAAACTTAGATTCTAATAATCTATTGTATGATATCTCTGTGTAGTTATCCCATATAACATTCAATTCAAGAGGAAATCTTTCCATCAATGCTTTCAATGACATATTCTTAGAGAATTCATCACGAGTTCTATTAGTACAACAGATGATGAACTTAGTGTTGATAGGAAATATCTGTGTACCATTTCTGAATACACCAGATGATAATATATCTTTCAATTGCTCTAAGATGAAATCTGGTGCATCAAATAGCTCTTCGAACACCACATATTCATGGTTCATGAAACTATTCTCAACTAAATATTCAATCTTACCTGTTGATTCAAATGTTGGTATATCAAGACCACCAAACAATCTATCTGTTGTCATACCTGTACCCATCGTAATGATGTAAGGATTGATTCCTTTAGATTGTAAGAAATCTAATGTCATCTCTGACTTACCATGTCCACCTGGACCATACAATACAACATTCTTACATGTAGAGAATCCTACGTTTAAAATGTTTGCTGTTTTGTCCATGAATACGAACTTCTCTGTCTTTGTTGCTTTCTTTGTTGTTGTTTTCATTTTTTTCTTTGTTATTAAGGAATTTTGATTATTTAATTTAATTTGTTCTAAAACTTGTTCTATTGGTATTATTTCTTCTACTTCTTTAAGTACACAATCATGTGCTTCGAATATCCAACCTTGATGATGAAAGTCTGAATTTGATTCAATGTTTTTGATAAATTTATCAAGAACATCTTCTCCCATATATCCATTCATTGATCCTGATTCACACCAGTTGTATGGTGTATCATATTCATCATTCCAATAACCTGTAGCTTTAAACTCTTCTTCTGTCTTTATTCTATATTTACTCATAGCTTTGATATAAAAAGAGAGCCATTACAGCTCTCTTGTTAGTTATTCATTAATGATGTCAATTGGATTAGTCTTCATCATCATCTTCTTCTTCTTGTTGTTCACGAAGTTCTGATAATCCTTTAACAAGATTCTCTAATGCATCTCTAAGACCTGGAGGAAGAGAATCACCATCAATACTCATAGATGATCTACTACCTTTTATCTTGTCTATTAAATCTTTAGGTATACCAGTCATGTCACCTTTCATATATTTCTCTAATGCTTGTTCTTCCATTGATTCTATCTTATCTCTAAGATAAAAACCTGCAAGAATAACTAATTGAGAATAACTATACTCATGTAAGGCAGCTTCAATCATTTGACTAGCTGTACAATCTTTCATGTTCTTATTCTCTTCATCCACTTTAAGTTCAAAGATGATATCTTTGGTCTTAGAGTTTAAATCATCCATATAGGATTCATTCACACCTAATGCTTTATTGATCTTTTCTTGTGTGTGATCAAATGTAAAAATTGCTGTACTCATGTTATTAAGGAATTATTGGTTTAACGTTTGTCTAACATCTATTGTTCTTTCTATTACAATTCCTCTTCTGAAATTATATATCACTTCAATGATCAACCTCTTAGATAGAATATGTCTATATGTATTGGTTGATGCTACTAATGTACCTCTGCTCACTCTAGTTCTCATAGACAATGTATTATAATCATTGATAATAGATGTAATGCCACTAATGAATAGAAACATATCTTAAGCATTCTGTTTTCTTTCTTATAGATATTGATTAATCTATCAGCTATGTCTAATCTAGCATCTTTTAGTTTAAACAGCTCATCAGCTGTTTCTAATGCTTGTTGTTGCATATCTATTAACTCATTCATTGAGTTTAATGCATCGTCTAAATTTCTTTCTTTTGCCATTGTGTTTGTTATTAAGGATTAATCTTTAAATATTTTCTTTCCAAAGTATAGAAATACTCTAGCTACAAGTAACCATAAGACTATGCTTATGATTACCTTCGCTATAAATTCCACTACCATTATTTCTTACCTATCATCATACCAATAAGAATTGGTAATACTATTGGACTAAAGATGTATGATGCTATTGCATAACCTTTCATATCATCTATCTTCTCGTAACTCTCTATCATCACACCTAGCATAACTAGATATGATATTATAATGTATGTTATCATCATAATCCAATAAGATTATCAAAACAACTCTCTAACAAGAATGTTAGGTTTTGTCTCTCGTGATATAATACATCTAATTGCTCTTCAATGATATGAATGTTCGTATCATCATGTGCATCTCTTAAACTATCTAATGAATGTATTTCATTCTTAATAGTCTGTAATCTTTGTTCAATCATTTCTGTTCTCATTTTTGTTTGTTATTAAGGAGTTATTATATTATTAGGCAGAGAGTCTTCTCTGCCATATTTCTCTAAACGCTTCTATCTCATCAGATGTAAACCACATACTGTCTGTATTCATCACATTCTTACCAATCCACCAAGAATGTTGATTAAATACATCATATAGATTATCTATCTCTTGTTGTTTGTAATACTCTAACTCATTAAGATGATCAGACCATTCATCAATAGACCAATATTCATCATCACAACCATCATAATACTCTTGTGTATCATATGCTTCTTCTTTATGAATATATATAGATAACAACTCTTCACAAAGATCTCTTTGTCCTAATGTCCATTCATATCCTGGCATATCAAGATCTTCTAACCAAATATTAAATTGTTTAAGCTTAGCTTCTAATATTTCTTTCATATTATTAAGGAGTTTTAAAAAGGCCCTAAGAAGAGCCCATTATTATTATACCAAACTATTTGCCTGAATAGAACCTATTAATGTCCCAAGAGACAATACATCTTCTAATGAAGGAGTGTAATCCATTTCAATAGATAGAATAACAGATGTAATAGATGTAGATTCAATACTACATTTATGATTAGGAATAGAGTTTAATATATCAATTATATTATCTACACTCTTAATGTACAATAGTCCTACTGTGTGCTTTAATATTGTCATAATGCTATATATATTATTTATGTTGTATGTATTGTTGTATGTTGTTTTGTATGCCATTTTAGTGTCTATGTCTCCACTGCTAAGTATAAACACACATAAAAAGTTTAAACTATTTTTAAGTTATACTTGATTATCAAGCATTTAACTAAATAAAAGTTTATTTCTCCCTCGTAAAAAGTTTTTATACCTATATATATAGGTAAAGATTCGTTTGATTAGTTATTACCCAACCAAACGATTCTCTCCCACCCCTTATATGAACCAATAGTGCTTAAAGCACTATCAATTCATCATCAGTAATAGCAACTTCAACAAGTGCTTTAATGGTAAGCTTAGCAGTATCATGCCAAACAAGACTTCTTTCTTCATTATGGATAGAGTATAATCCATCAGATGATTTAGATAATGGATAGTTTAACAAAGTGCCCAATGAGATTTGTTTAGTTCTCAATAACTTTGATAATGGCATAGATACAATTGCAGTCTCCACTTTACCACTAGCAGTCTTAACTTTCAAGTAAACTTGTTTTTCATTATCCATTAAGTTGATTGCATCAGTTGCAATAGTTTTACCGCTAACTCCTGATAAATCACTTAATACTCCTACTCTTTCAAATGTTTTTTCTGTTGTATTCATTTTTCTGTTTTTTTATTGTGCGTTTAGTTGAATGGGGGATATCCCCAACCGCCAAAAAATAGGTGGGGTAGTTGGTTGGGATGGGTCTCTACAAGTACACACACGACAGGTTTCCCAATTTGGGAAAAAAAATTTGAAAAAAAATTTGGTGGGTATATGAAATATGTACTACCTTTGGTGGGTGGGTGGGTATGTCTATATTGAAATATGTTATCTTCTACGCTTATGTATAGAAAAGTATTCATAATATAGCAATGATATAAAATATTTTATCTATTATGTTCATAGTATGTTTTTATTATATATCTTTGTCAATAGATTATGAAACTAAATTATGGAACCAACGAAGATTATCATACAAAAACTTAAGAAGGATGTATCTACAGATATAGCACTAGCAGAGAAATACTATTCTATTCTATCAGCTATAAACAATCTTCATCTTACAGAAAGAGAGATACAGCTTATAGCCTTTACATCAATCAAGGGTAACATTACATATGCTAATGTGAGAGAAGAGTTTTGTAAGACATATAATAGTACATCTCCTTCTATTAATAACATCATCTCTAAACTTAAGAAGGTAGGAATATTTATTAAGGAGAATGGTAAGGTGAAGGTGAATCCAATCATAGTGATTGATTTCAAGAATGATTTAACATTAGAAATAAAACTAGTACATGGAGAAGCCATCAACAATGACATTGAAGGAGTGGATCATCAAGAGGATGTCAATTAACATGGTGATATCTGAGAAGGTGATTGATCAAGTGATAACACACCAATTCGATTCTGCCAATGACGCTCTTAATACAAATGATAGCTTAGAGATCTCGGGGTTTGGTAAGTTTTTGTTTAATACAAAGAAGGCCAATACAAGATACGCAAAGCTTCTAAGTATAAAGCAGTCATATGATAACATTCTGGCTGATCTATCTATATCAGATAAGAAGAGGCACTCAACAGAATTAAGAATGCAGACAGTGTTAACAGATATCAAAATATTAAAACCAAAAATATATGAGCCTAGGACAGATATATGAGGGATGGAAGAATCATCTTCTTCCTGAGGAAAGAAACAAAGCTTTCATAGAACATACAAGTCAGTTAAGAATGGATGTATGTCACAATTGTGAAGAACATTCTTCTAATAAGAATGGGTATTCATCAATGAGGCCAGATGCACATTGCACTAATTGTGGATGTACATTGTCAGCAAAGACTAAATGTTTAACCTGTGAATGTCCATTGAAGAAATGGGAAGCCACAGAAATACCTAAAGAGGATGTTGAAACTACGTAAGATACCATTGGAACCTCTGATTCAAATACTCCAAGATCTATATGATAGTGGAGCTGATTACATTGATATATCAGGTGAGCAGAATGGAGAAGGAGAGTCGTTAAAAGATATTATACAGATCACTGTCAAACCTGATTACATGAGTGATCCAGAAGATGTGGTTGAAAACATAGAGTTGGATTATTCTGAAGATGATGTGCCAGATACAACAACAAGAACATTGTCTGATGATGATATAAACAATCTAATAGAATGAGCAAGCCAAACTATTATAACCAAATCATTCAGACACTGAAGAGATTAAAGAAAGCTCATGTTACATATAATATGGGAAGACATATATCTACAGCATTAGATGGATCTGATCTATGGGGAGTGTCAGATAGAGAACTATTAATTTCCTTACAAAGATATGAAGCAAGTCTTGAGATGGATGTTGATCATAATGAAGAAGAAATAGAAGCCATTATAAAAGATGGCATGAATTTAGAGAACACATTGTTCGAAGAGGAGGAAGATTAATAATAATAAAGACTAACTACATTATGGAAGATATTAAAGATAGAGATGAAATAAATTATTCAGGTGAAATACCAGCTTGTGGATCAGAAACTATTTGTGAGACAATGCAAGATTTTTTAGATAAAGATATTGATATTGTTAGGTATGAAGATAGAATGATAAGAATGGGTCTTGATCCAAATGATGATGATGCAAAACAATTAGATGATTTTCTTGGAGAAGAAGATAACTCATATGATGAGTATTTAAGAATCAAAAGAGATGCATTAAGATCAATTCTATATGAAGAAGATAGAATTCAAGAACTTATGTTTAAACTAAAAGAACATATGTTAATTATTAAAAATTGTAAAGAAGAAATTGATTCAGCTTTTGCAAAATACATATCAATACAATGGCAGTAAAGAAAACTACATACATAAATACAGAACTTGATTGGGCTGAAGAACAATTATCAAGCTGGAAACAATACGTTGATTTAAATCCTTTACATACATTAGAGGATAGAATCAAATGGAAAGAAACAAAAGCTGGTGGTGCTATGCCTATGGTGATAGCATCTATTGAAGCTCAAGGAAAGTTTGTACAAGAGACAATGAAAAACTATCTAGCTCTCTTAGAACAAGTTGAGAAGCTACGTGAGAAAGAAGAAGCTAAGGTGGTGCCTGTAAGAGGTGGTGTTGAGCTTGGTAGTATGGCAGAGGATTTCTTAAAGGGTAGAAGATAATGATAGATGGTTTACAAAGTATTGATTACAAGGATTGGTTCATCAATCAAAAGAGAGTTCCAAGTAAGGACTCAGATGAGTATAAAGCGTTCTATGCCTTTCATAAACAACTATGTATTGATGGCTGTACAATGGGAGGAGTTTATATTAACCCTTTTCTATATTGGCATTTAAACTTCTGGAATACAGAGGTTGATATTATAGATGAACGTGGAAGGATATCACAAAAATATGCTAACCCATATATGCGTGATAATGAATGGGTTATAACAAATGAAATAGATAGAGCACAAATAGAAAAGAAAGGTCTAGTTATTCTAGGCATTCGTCGTTTGGCTAAGTCAGTAATTGAGAGCAGTTATATAGGTTGGGGTGCAACGTTCGATGAGAACTCCCAGAATATTATAGCAGGACTGAATGCTCCCGATATAAAGCTTATCACAGATAAGATTGACAAAGGATTAAACTTCCTACCTGAAGCCTGGAGATGGCAAAGGGTAGAAGACAATTGGAAAAACCAAGTTACATTAGGGATCAAGACAAAAGCAGGAGAGCGAATCCCCTTTTCTCAGATCCTTATTCGTAACTTAGATGGTGGTAACAATGAAGAGGCTATTGCAGGTACAAAACCTAGAAAGCTAATCATTGATGAGATAGGTAAGGGATCATTCTTACGTGGTCTTCAGGCTGCAACACCAGGTTTCACCACACCATTTGGTTGGGGCTGTAGCCCTATTCTTACAGGTACAGGTGGAGATATGCAGAATTTCATGGATGCAAAGAGTTTAATGTTCGATGTAGAGAATTTTAACTTCTTAGAATATAAGAGTGCAAAAGATGATCAAAGAATCCATGGACTATTCATTTCTCATAAATATAGAATGGAAGCTAAAGAAGAATCTTCTTTAGGAGCCTTCTTAGAACAACCAGCAGGTTCAGAGTTGCATAATGTAAAGATGTTAGTTTCTAATGAAGAGAAAGCTGATAAGATTACAAATGATAACCTTGAGAGATTAAAGAAAGCTGGGGATAGACTAGCTTATTTAAAAGAGAAGATGTACTATCCACAAGAAGTAGATGATATATTCTTAAACGAAGATACGAACATATTTGATATTGAAGCATCTAAACGTCAGAAGACTAGATTGTTAGCACAAGAAAGAACAGGAACACCTGTTGTTTTATATGATGATGGTCAAGGAGTGAGACATGAGTTTACAGATAAGGTGCCTATATCAAACTTCCCTCTTAAGAATAGTGACAACAAAGAAGCTCCTGTAGTGATATATGAGTTTCCAATTGAAAGTCCTCCATATGGATTATATGTAGCAGGGATTGACCCTTATAGACAAGGTAAGTCTGCATATTCAAGTTCATTAGGATCTGTGTATATATACAAACGTATGCATGCTATATCAGGAGAGAAGTATCAAGATATGTTTGTAGCTAGTTATTGTGCTAGACCAGAGAAGAAAGAAACATGGGAAGAGCAAGCTCGTTATCTTATAAAGTATTACAATGCTAGAGCTCTATGTGAAAACGATGAGATCTCTTTTATTGACTATATGATAGCTAAAGGAGATGCCCATTATTTAGAGAAACAACCAGATTGGTTGAAAGAAATAGTTCCAAATACCACTGTTAGAAGGGATTACGGAATACATAGATCTTCTGAGAAAATACGAGACTTCTTACATGGATGTCTTAAGAAATATACAGAAGAAGTGGTACATACAGAAAAGGATGAAGATGGTAATATCATTTCTGAGATAAAGGGTATGGCCAAGATATTTGATCCTGTTCTATTAGAAGAGATGATTCAGTATAATGAATCAGGTAACTTTGATAGAATCATTGCAGCTGAGTTAGCAATAGCTTTAGCAATGAAACTGGATCCCATTATGGGAAAAATAGGAGGAGAGCAAGATGTAAGAATACAATCAATGTTCAAAAAGAACAAAAAGAATACTCTGTTTACAGAAAGCAGATCAATGTTTAACACACCAAAAAATAAATTGTTTAGATAACATGGCAATAATTAGATATACAAAAGACGCTACCATCAGGTATGCTTACTTAAACATCTTCCCTGATCAGTTCAAGACAGATAAAGAGAAACAAGATGAGAGTTGGATTAAGAACACAATGGACTATTTTTCCAACAAAGCATATGCTGAGTATGTAAAGAATAGAGACACATTTGTTAAGAATTATGATCTTATGAAAGGAATCTTACGTATGGAAGATTTCTATCAAGAACCAGAGGTGAGAAGCTTTACAGATGTGCTTACAGCAGATCTAGAACTTCCTGCTTATGTAAAGATGTATTCAATTATCACCACTCCTGTAAATGAGTTGGTTGGTGAGATATCTAAAAGACCAGATACATTTAGAGTGAAAGCTTTTGATGATGATAGTAAAGCAGAAGAATTACAGTTTAAAACAGACACTCTTCAACAATATGTAATCAGTCAAGTTAAACAACAACTCACTGTAAAAGCTGCAATGGCAGGAGAAGAAATTGATCCTGATCAATTGGAACAAATGACAATGGAACAAGTTAAGGATCAGCTAGATAGCTACACTTCAACTGCAGAAAAATGGGCTAACCATATTCTTACATGTCAAAAAGCTGAGTTCAATCTTAAAGAAAAAAGTGAAGATGCCTTTAGAGATCTTTTAATATCTGCTAGAGAGTTTTATCATATATATGAAGACAACTCGAAACTTGGATTTAATATTGAAGTGGCTAATCCAAAGAACACTTGGTTTTTAAGTACACCAGATAGAAAGTGGATATCAGATGTTACAGGTAGAGCACAAGGAGCATATGCTGCTGGTACTGTACAAGTAATGGAACTTTCAGAGATTATTGAAAGTGTACCAGATCTTACAAAAGAAGAGATCGATCATTTACGTAGTTCTTTACAGGATTATGGATTGATTAATGTTAGAGAATCTAATCTAGGTAACCCAGATGCTGTTCCAGGACAAGACTCTGTAATGTATGATACATTTGACCCTCTTGTTCTACAAACAAGAATGATCATTGAATCAGAGATGAAAGAGAACAATGATGGATTAAAAGATTTCTTAGGGCTTACAAACAATGTTAGTTCATTCGGATATAAGTATGTTGTTGTAAGAAGCTATTGGATATCTAAAAAGAAAATAGGTAAATTGATTTATATAGATGAGATGGGTAATGAGCAATCTACACTTGTCACTGAAGATTACAAATCAGGAAGTATGCCTACACAACAATCATTAGAATGGGGATGGATTAACCAATGGTACCAAGGAACAAAAATTGGTCCAGATATCTATCATATCAAACCATTTAAGTTATTAAACTATTGTCCTATTATAGGTACAACATATGAGGTGAAGAATACAGAAGCTAAAAGCTTAGTAGATCTTATGAAACCTTTCCAAGTGTTATATAATGTATGTATGAATCAATTATACAAACTTCTTGAGAAAGAAGTTGGTAAGGTTCAATTAATGTCATTAAGACATATTCCTATTCCTAAAGATGGAGATGCACAAGATGCTCTTGACATCTGGGAAATGGAAGCACGTAATAGAGGTGTGGTATTTATTGATGACAGTCCAGAGAATTTAAAATCTCCTAGTTCATTCAATCAATTCACTGCTCTTGATTTAACACGTACACAAGAGATACAATCAAGATATACTTTAGCACAACAACTTAAAGCTGAGTGTTGGGAACTTGTAGGTATGTCTAAACAGCGTATGGGATCTATTTCTGCCTCTGAAAGTGCTACAGGTACAAATACTGCGATGGAGCAGAGTTACTCTCAAACAGAGCCTTTATTTGTGGCTCACGAGTACGTGCTTGGACAGCTTTATCAAAGTATTGTAGATGCAGCATTATATGTAGAGAGCTCTAAACCACAAAGTACATTATCATATATTACAGATGAGGGAGAAGCAGCATTTGTACAAGTGAATGGATCAGATCTTTCATTACGTGATTTAAAAGTATTCCTTACTAATAGACCAGAAGATACACAAATGTTTAATGAACTTAGACAACTTTCTCAAGCTATTATTCAGAATGGTGGCACGCTTTATGATGTAATAGAATTATATTCTACCAAGTCTATGAGAGAGATGAAGAAAACCTTCAAAGATCTTAGAGACAAACAAGTTGCTCAACAAGAGCAAGCTCAACAACTTGAGCAACAAAAACTTCAACAACAACAAGAACAATCACAAGCAGCTTTACAAAACACCCAAGTGTTGCAACAAGAGCAACAAGCTCATGATGATTATCAAAATGAACTTGATAGACTTAATAAAAAAGAGATTGCTTTGATTCAAGCTTATGGTAGAAATGAAAATGCTATGGCTGATGTTGATGAATCTGGAACTGCAGATGCATTAGAGGTGGCAAACCTATCTATGCAACAAGCAAAAGCTGAAAAAGACTATCAAGCTAAGATGGCTGACATTGGTTCTAAGAATACAATGGCTGCACAAAAACTAGAGATAGAAAGAGAGAAAATCAAAGTGGCTAAACTTAATCAAGCAAACGATCTTGCTGTTGCTAAGGAAAATGCTAAGGGTAGAAATAATAAAAAAGGTTAGAAAACTTCTCCTCTTCGGAGGAGAAAAATATATTAATGCTATATTATTTACAAAATTGGCATACAACAACCAATAATACTTTGATATTAAATAGTGTTATTATACTTTTACATAAATAAACCAAACATAAATACAACTACATATGGCTGATAATTTAGATAACTTTAGTATTCAAGGTACTATGGAAATGGGAATGGGTAATCAAGAATTATTGAATGACCTGTATTCTCCTGAAACAGCATCCTCTAATCCAGAAGATGTCACTGCAATTATAAAAGATGCTGATGCTCCTGCTGCACCAAATGCACCAGCAGTACCAAAAGGTAAGGACATTGTTCCTCCTAAAAGTGTTGATGGTAAAACAGATGAAGAAAAACTTGATGGTCAATCAATGATCTCTGACTTCTTAAGTGATAATGATGATGATGAAGATGATGATACACCACCAGTAGCAAAACCTGCAAAACCTGCAAGTGATGATAATGATGATGATACAGATAATGATGATGATTCAAATGATCAACAAGGTACACAGTTTAGTGCTCTTGCAAATGATCTTTATAAACTAGGTGTTTTTACATCTGATGATGATGATGATCAAGAACCAATCTCAACACCTGAAGAATTCTTAGAAAAATTCAACAATGAAAAGAAAAAAGGTGCTACTGAAATGGTACAAAATTTCATAGGACAATTTGGAGAAGATTACCAAGAAGCTTTTGAAGCCATATTTGTGAAAGGAGTTAATCCAAAAGATTACTTTGGTACTTATAATCAAGTGTTAAATTTTGCTGAGATGGATCTTTCAAATGAAGACAATCAAGTGAGAGTTATAAAACAAGCTTTAGCTGATCAAGGATTTGAACCTGAAGATATTGAAACAGATATTGAAAGACTTAAAAACTATGGTGATTTAGAAAGCGTAGCTACAAAACATCACAAGGTGTTAGTGAAGAAAGAAGCAGCCAAGTTACAACAAATGGAAGTTAAATCTGAACAAGAATTACAACAAAAAAATGCTGTTAAAACTCAGTATATAAATAACGTGCAAACCATCTTACAAGATAAGGTGAAAGCAAAAGAGTTTGATGGTATTCCTATCAATCCAAAATTAGCAACAGAACTACAAGACTTCTTATTAGTAGATAAGTGGAAAACTCCATCAGGAGAAACTCTTACAGACTTTGATCGTGCTATTCTGGATTTAAAGAAACCAGAGAATCATTCACAGAAAGTTAAGATAGGGCTTCTTTTAAAGATGTTAGAAAAAGATCCTACATTATCAACTATACAACGAACAGGTGTGACTAAAAAGTCTAATGAGTTGTTTGGAGAAGTTGCAAGACAAGTTACAAAAGCTAAAACGCCTGGAGTAACTAATAGCGGTGGTGCTAATTCAAAATCATGGTTCTTATAACAAAACAATAAATAATTAACAAAAACGAATAACAAATGGCAATTCAAACAATTCCTGGGTTAACTGGTTTTACTTATGCTCGTGTAGCGTCTATGGACAAACGTGCAGTAGGGAAACTAACAGACTCTAACCACTTAGAGAGTTTTCACTCTACTGAGCCTGCAGACTATGACAAAAAAATCATCAGTCTTTATACACAGAGCTCACTTTACAGTAATGACTTCTTAGACATGATCAACAAAAGCACACCTTATTATATTGATAATAATAGTGATGCATGGAAATGGCAAGTAGCAGTTCCTTACAAATTCCCAAAAATTATTGACATCCCTTCTTCTACACAAGATCTTATCTTAGCTGGAAAAACAGGTATCGATGGTCAAGAGTTCCAATTAGTATTAGATACTAATGAGTTCTCTAAAAATGCTATCATCTCTGTAGGTACACGTCAATATGGTCCACGTTTCTACGTGATCAAAGATCCATTACCTTGGAACATGGGATTCTTGTATTCATTTACATTAGTAACTGATAACCCAACAGTTGATTTCGTTAATCCTGTATTCTTGCAATATGGTGTTGAATTAGAATTAGTTGATGCTGCTATTGGTGAGTTTGATCAAGACTTATTAGGTCTTCCAAGATTAGGTGAGCAAATCACAATGTTCGAATCTTTAGGTTCTGCATATGGATATGAGCACAAAATCACTGAATGGGCTGATGACAAAATGATGAGAGATGCTTCTGGTAAACCATTAGACATCTTGGTATATGCTCCACAAAGACGTAACCAATTACCTTTAACTCGTAATGATGTTAAATGGGAACCGTTCATCGAATTCTGGATGCGTAAATCTATGATTGAATTGAAAGTTAAACGTATGATTTGGGCTAAACCTGGTACAGTTAAATCTGGTGGTGGTAAGCAAGAATTGAAACGTACTTCAGCTGGTGTATACCACAGAATGCGTAACAACGGTAACTTGGTACAATATAACAGAGGTGAATTCTCTGCTAACTTGATCCGTTCTGTATTTGGAGATTTATTCTACAGAAGAGTGGATGTGAAAGATAGAAGTGTTAAGATGTATACTAATGAAGCTGGATTCGATGTATTCCAACAAGCTTTGAAAACAGATGCATTGAACTCAGGTCTTACTTTCATGGCTGATTCTGGAAACAGATATATGCAAGGTGAAGGACAACATATCACTTACAACTTTGCATTTGATGCAATGGTAACTCGTGAGACTGGTAGAGTTGAACTTATTCACTTAAAAGAATTAGATTTACCACAATCTAACTTAGAGTTTGGACAAAACAAAAAATCTACTCCTGTATTTATGGTGTTTGATGTTTCTCCAATGTCTGATGGTTCAATGGTAAACAACATTAGAGAAGTACGTATGAAAGGTGCTCCTTCTATGACTTGGGGTTATATTGATGGTACTCGTCACCACTTAGGTTTTGCTAAATCTCAAGGTATGTCAAGTGCTAATAAATTCCCAGGATACGAAATCTGGATGAAAGACAGATGTGATGTATTTATTGAAGATTTATCTAGAACTGTGTTGATTGAGGAAATGCCACAATTCTAATAACAAAATAGTAGGAGTAATGCTTACCATAAGAACAGCATACTTCTCTTTTTTCCGAGAAAGATCCCCTCACCTCCTCTCCCTCCTAGAGGGGATTGATCTCAAATTACTTAGTCAAGCCTCTTGCATAGCAACGTAACTAAGTGTCAGAGTGTTGAAATGGATAGTATCCAGGTTCAGGTTCCTTCGGTGGAACCACTCTACAAATCGTGTGGTAGAGCAGTTGGTTAGCTTGCTGGACTCATAATCCAGAGGTCGAAGGTTCGAGTCCTTCCCACGCAACTAAAATAAACCAATTATTAAATTTAACTACATTATGGGTAAAACAGGCAAAATTTCTACTATCAAGAGAGACTATTCAAATAGTGCTCAACTTCAAACAATGGATAGTGGACTATCGCAAAAAGGAATGACAAGAATCCCTGGAACAGGAGTATTCAAATATCCTTATAAGGAATTGGATGGTAAATATAGAACAGGCTTAGATGAGAATGCTTCTTATATTAAACGAATTCAAGATCCTTTAGAAAAAGAATTAGAAATCGAAAGAGTGATTGCTCTAAGAAAAAAACTTGAAGATGAAATAGGTGATATTGATTTAGGACCTCGTTCACAATTTTGGAACTATGGTTTGTCACTTTCAACAGATGATCAAACGCATGTACAATCAGTTAAGTTATTAGATGGTGATAATTATTTTGATCTATCAGTTCCTTTTCAAGAGATAGCCTTTTCATGGTTAAGAGTACATCCAACAATTGCATCTTCCTACCAAGCTTGGGAAAGAGGAGAATATGCTGCTGATACACAATTCTACGTTGTAGATGATGAAATAGAGAATGCAGTGATCTACAAGAAAAAACAATTGATTAACAAAGCTATTGTTAAGTTTGATTCTATGACTCCTGATAAGAAGAAAAAAGTTGCAAGACTTTTAGGTCTTCCAGTAACAGAAGAGACAAAAGAAGAAGTTGTATACAACTTAGTAGATAATGTATTGAAACAAACAGAATTCAAGAATGGTAAATATTCAGGATTGAGTCCAGTTGAAGTGTTCAATAGATTTGCTGATATGAAAGAAGCTTTACTCCATATTAAAGATTTAGTTAAACAAGCTGTAGCACATTCAGTGTATAGAATCAAACCTAACGGTAAGGTTTATGAAGGTGAGTATGAAATAGCTAAAGATGAAGATGATTTAATTAAATTTCTAGCTGATGATGATAACCAAGATGAGTTGTTAACATTAGAAGGTAAATTGAAAACTAAAAAGCTAGCTTCTGTATAAGAAGCTAGTTTAAAAAAATAAAAGAATATGATACCAGTAGATAGTTTATTATACAAGATCGATCAGAAACTAAATAAACTATCAACTAATGAGCATCAAATGATTCAATTAGAAGACAAGATCTTAGCTTTGAATGAAGCTCAGATCAAGTTGATAAAACAAAAAGTTGATGGTATTAGTGTTGCAAATGGATTAGGAATGGATGCGTTTAAAAAACGTTATGAAGACTTACAAAGTCTTGTAATGGATTATAATCATCAACCTTTAACATTAAGATTAAAAGATGCTGATTTAAATCAATGGTCTGCAAATGTTCATTTACTTGAACCTAAGTATATGTTTTATGTTGATAGTTATGCATTAGCTGACAAGGGTAGATGTAAGGATAGAAAGATATGGATTAACAGAGACCTTGCTAAACATGGTGATCTTCAGTTCATATTAAACAATGATCATTACAAACCTTCATTTGAATACCAAGAAACATTTAATTTCTTAGCCTCAGATGAAATTTCTATATTCACCGATGGTACTTTTACCCCTAAGAATATACAAATAATGTACATGAGATATCCAGTGTATATTAATAAGACAGGATATATAATGTTAGATGGTCAACCATCATATGATGCTGATTGTGAATTGGAAACATATCTAGAAGATGAACTTTTAGATCTTACAGTACAGAATCTAGCAATGTATACAGAGAATCAATCTGCTGTTCAAAATGCAGCATATAGGATTCAAACAAACGAATAATTTTTTTAACATTTAATAAATAAATAAAATGGCTGATTTTTCATTAACCACGCTCTTCGTGGTTCCAGTAGGACAAACTGCACTTCCTAGTTCTGGCTCAACACAAAACTTGACAGCAGGACAAGTAGGTATTTTTAAAAGTAACTATGATTTGGCTACTGCTGTTAACATTGCAGCATCTCCTTATTTCTACGTTGCTCAAGGTAGAACAAACACCTATCTTCAAGGATCTAAAAGATCTGACAGAATCTCTGGTAAATTAAATGCTGGTTCAGGACAAAATGTAACTGAATGGTATAAAGTATCAGGATGCCCAACAGCTGCTAATCAAATTACTGATGTAACTGATTTTACTGTACAATGTGGAGAAGTTATCACGTTAACATTACGTGCTTTCTCTAGCTACATTAGTACATTGTATTTCAATGGTTTCACTCGTTCGGTAACTATTCAAGCTCCTTGTTGTGATTGTGATGCTAATCCATGTGCTGATGTATCTACATCTACTATCATCGATGAGTTAATCTATCAATTAGAATTGAAAGCTCCAGGAAACAACCCTGATAACATTTCTTTCTCTACATTCTATACATTTGAAAATGTAGGTGGAACTATCTTACGTATTACTGGAAAACCATTGACTGTATATGGACAACCATGTGATATCGCTGCGTTCCCTTTTGAATATGACAGAATGTCTTTCAGAACTTTCGTTTATGCTGGTCCAGCTACTACTGCTGACTTTATTGTTGCAGATCGTTGTAACTTTGTTGCTCAACCTGTGATCACTCAACGTGCTTCATATGCTTCAGGACAAACTGCTGAGATTGCTCAATTAGAGAAAAACTTCTATAGCTACCAAGCTGGTTACTTGAAACACCTTTACAGAATGAACGGTTACAATGAGAACTTTGAGTCTTGGGTATCTGGTGGTGTTACTTATGATACGTATTATATCAAATTCAATGAATATGATAAATCTGCATATCAATGGGGTGATTATATCATGGAAGATTCTACTGTAATCATTGCTGCACCAAACTCTGTAACAAGTGGCATTGCTGCTGCAATTGAAACTGTATTAGAAGCTGCTTTAGGAACTGTATTAGATAACAATGCTTGTATTACAACTACAACTACTACATCTAGTGCTCCAGCACCTACTACTACTACAACTTCTACTCAAATTCCTTAAGGATAAGCAGAAGTAAAATATTATTAAATAACCTATGCCAGGGGAAAGAGGATACACTCATATTCCTCTGGCATATTTATTATAAAACAAACATGGCAAACTTACAATTAGATATATTAGTAGTTCCTACTTATAGTGTACTTACAATTGGTGTTGCAGACGCTTCTGTATATCCTACCAATCCTCCAGTGGTCTCAGCACCATCTATTGAGATTGAAATACCAGGATTTGGAACAAAGATATTACCTTTCGTTCCTAATGAAATCAATGTATTTACATCATCTAATTTAGGGATAACAGATATTGGTTGCAACCAACCTCTTCCTGATGGAGTGTATAGATTAAAATATTCTGTAGCTCCTGCATATGCAAACTATGTAGAGAAAACAATATTACGTGTTGAGAGGCTTCAAGAGAAGTTCGACAATGCTTTCCTTCAATTAAATATGATGGAGTGTGACAGAGCCCTTAAAACTCAATCTAGCGTAACATTAAATACAATCAACTTCTTTATTCAAGGAGCAATTGCTGCAGCTAACAACTGTGCAGAATATGAATCAAATACATTATATGCTCAGGCAGATAATATGTTAAACAATTTTCTTAAATCCAACTGTGGTTGTTCAGGTAACAACTACCAATTAAACTTTTATTAATTATGGCACAATGTTCAAGCTGTGGAGCTAATGTAGGGTGCGGTTGTCAATTGACAAACGGAGTGTGTGCAGCATGTGCTGCTAAAGTGAATAAATAAATAAATTGATATCATGTTATCACCAAGACTAACGAATTGCCCAGAATGTTCTAACATTCCTGATTTACTTAAAAAAATAAATTGCAAGTTAGCAGAGCTTGGTAATAGTTTGTACAACAATGTTTCATACATGTTGAATCAACCTATACCTGCTGGTGATATGCTTCAATTGATAGCATATAGAAGGATACTTACTCACAAGTATTGTAATCCTAATTATGTGCATGAGTACTCTGTAGCTATGATAGCTAGCAGAGTTATACGTATTACAGCAGGTTGTGTTAGTAGATGTAATGAACCAGAACGTTGTTTAGAAGATCCTTGTGAGATTGATATAGTAGCTAATCCTACAACAACAAGTACAACCACTGCAATGATGGGTTGTCAATCATTTATATTATATAACACTGCAACTGTTGCAGAATCATTCTTGATTGGTAATTGTGATACAGGAGAACCAGAGACACTAACTTTACAAGGACTGTGTAGTGTTTGCATAAGCACAATAGTATCTCTTAATGTATCACCAAATATTGTAGTGATAAATACAGATGAGTGTACTACAACGACAACTAGTACCACTCTACCTCCAACTACTACTACTACAAGCTCTAGTTCTACAAGTACAACAACAAGTTCTAGTACCTCTACAACAACTAGTTCTACAACAACTGCTGCACCTACCACAACAACTACTACTACTGCTATGGTTTTACCTTCAGTAACTGTTTGTGGCAGAACAGTAACAATTGAGAATTCAAATCTTACTGTTTTAACTGATGGTACTCCTATAGTGTATGCTGCTGATATAACAGAATGGAATAACTATGTTACTAGTAGTATACCTTGTTATACTTATTGGCAATTTGATCCAGCTGAGGCATATAGAGGTTGTTTATATAACCAAGTAGCCATTAATAATTTAGCTCCTCCAGGATGGAGAGGATTAACAACTCAAGATGTACAATATTTTTATGAGTGTAATCCTTATTTACCTGTAGAAAATTTATATGCTGCTTATCCAGGTAATTGGGATCCAACTTTTTGGACAGATCAAAGTAATGCAGGAGAAACTGGAATAAATTTTCAAGGATATGGATCTCCTCTTTGGAACGCTGGAAATATTTTATGGAATGGTGATGGAAGATTTGAAGCTCATGGGTATTCTCCTTCTACGTTCCCAGCATATGGATGTAGTGTTAATACTGCTGTTGGATATGTTAGTTGGGGAGATTATTTAGGATACACTATAAATGATCCTCTATACGCAAGATTTATAAAACTATAATATATTAAACCTTTTAAAAAATAAATAATATGTCCAATTGCTCAAATTGTTATAACGGATGTACAGAGATTATCTCTGACAGATGTGTTAAATATACAGGAATAGATGTTCCTGTCCTAGGAATCCAAACAGGTGATTCATTATCTTTTGTAGAACAAGCTCTTATTACATTTCTTGTATCAACATTGGATGGTACAGGAATTAAAATAGATCTTACTGGTATAAATGTATGTGCTCTTGTGCAGAAATATCTTCCTACTTGTGGGGATCTTTCTATTGTAGATATATCAAAAGCTCTTATACAAGCTGCTTGTGATCTTCAAGAACAAGTTGATGCTATTGTAGCAGAACTTGCTATATTAAATGCTGATTATACAATTGGATGTTTAACAGGTGTTACAGCATCTTCAGATACACATGCTATAGTACAAGCTGTTATAAATAAAGTTTGTGCATTAGAAGTTGATTTAATTGCTCTTGCTCTTGATCTTAGTACAAACTATGTTACATATCTTGAACTTCCTACATTGATCCAAGCATACTTAGATGCTTCGTCAAGTGGATTAATTAGCAATAAGATGATTCCATATTCTGTACTTCCTTATTTTGGACCTATAACATTTTTTAATGCTTCAGGAGCAGGTACAGGTGACTGGAATAGAATATTTTTATGTAATGGAAATAATGGTACTCCTGATTTAAGAGGTAGAGCTTTAACTGGTGTAATTAATGGTATTCCTGGACCAACTTTAAGTCCTGCTGTAGATCCTGCAGTTAGCACTGCTAATCCAAATTATAGTCTTTATGATAATGCTGGTGCAAATCAAATTTCATTATTAGATACACAGATTCCTTTACATACACATGCTAATACAGTATTGTCTACAGTTGATGAACATGGTGGACATGTTCATAATATTCAATATGGATTAGGTGGTTCTGGAACTTTATATCCTGAAACTCCATACATAAGTGATGTTATTGGTGGTACGGGAGGAGCAACAACAGTTACTGTTACAGGAATAACAGTTGCCACTGCAATAACTAATGCAGCTGGACCAATAGGTGGAGGACTTCCTCATGCAAATATACAACCAGTAACAGCTTGTTACTATATTCAATATAGACCAGTTTAATAAAATCAATAAGATGGCATATCCTTTTTTACCAGTAAATCCTAGCTGCTCAAATGTAGTTATAAATGATCCATGTGGATGTAGTTCTGTTATTTCCAATAGTGGTTGTAATAATAACAATCCATGTTCAACATATTTAACTGCTTCTAGTACTATTGTATATGATGGTCTTGCATTATCATGTATAGTAGCTGAGCCATGTGATACACTTAATGTAATCTTACAAAAGATTGATGAGATCATATGTAATCTATTAACACAGATTAATACATTAACTATTCAGGTTAATAATATCACTACACAGATAATAACTATCAATGGTGATATAATCAATATAAATAATCAATTAGATGTATGTTGTAATGTTACAACTACCACTACTAGTTCTAGTTCAACTACCACCACTTCAACAACAGTACATCCTTGTGAAAACTTTTCATTAAATAATACAGGATTAACTCCTGTAGCTATAATCATTACTGATTGTACTACACAAGAACAATCAGCTATTGTATTATTGCCAGGAGATACAAATATTTGTGTTATAACAGATAGTCCTTTAGTTGTTCCAGGAACAATTATAGTGACACCAAATGGTCCTTGTACTCCTCCAACAACTACTACTACATCATCTTCTACTTCTAGTACAACTTCAACTAGTTCTACCACCACTACAACAACAACAGCAATCCCTTGTGAATGTTTGACATTTGAAAATACAGATATAAATCCTCATTTTATTGGATTTAATGATTGTAATGGTGTTTCTATTGAGACTGAAATTTTTGCAAATGAAACATTATCGTTTTGTGGATGTTGTGGATATGCAGATAGTCCTCTTGTATTTATTACAATTGGAGCTGATTGTGTTGGTGGGGCTTGTCCTACAACAACAACAACTACAACTACAGTTAATTATGTTTATAGAATTGCACAGTTGTCATGTATAACTTGTGAACCATTAGGTGATTATTTAAGAAGAAATTCTGGTCCTCTTATTGTTGGTAAATTTTATTATGATGACTTTACTGGACTTGTTTTTGAAATATTAGAGTTTATAGGTACAACAACTTTTCCATCTGAATTTAATATAAATATAGAAACCATACAAGATGATTGTGTATCAGTAATTTGTTCTCCTTCTACTACAACTACTACAACAACAGTATGTACTAGACCTGAAGGATTAGTAACTGTTAATTATTTTAATACATATACTTATAATGATGTTATAGTGGATTATACTAGCTCATTGTTAGATGCATGTGCTGCTTGTAATTTTATAAAAAATAATGCATTTGATATACAACAGGAAACTTCTTTATTTGGACAAAGTGGATCATTTAATATAGGACAATATGTTTATGCTGGATTAGTTACTGATTGTTTACCTTTAGCTAATGGATTCTATATCACAGATCATGAATTTTGTGAAATAGCAGAAATTGTTGATGGTTATATTGTAGGTATTACAAATTGTCAAATAATTCCTATACCTACTACCACCACCACCACTACAGGTATTCCTTGTGACTGTTTAACTTTTAATAATACAGATGATAAAAATCCTCATTCTATAGGATATATTGATTGTAATAATGTTCCTGTTATAGATACAAATATTGAACCTCTTGCACTTGTAAAACTTTGTGGATCTAATGGACTTGCTAGTAATCCTCTTGTAACAATTACAGTTGGAGATGCTTGTATTGATTCAGTTTGTCCAGAACTAACAACTACCACAACAACTACTGCTTGTTTACAATGGATTTATGATACTACGCTTATTGAACCACAGTCTACTGTAGTGACTTTAGCATATACTGAATGTATAACTGGTACTCCTATAACAATAACTCAACCAGCTGGAGATTTTCCACAGCCTTTTGAGTTTTGTGCTGTACCTTATCCTTCTATTGAATTAGGAACATTAATCTCTTCTGGACCTTGTTTACTAACAACTACAACTACTACAACAATAGCACCTACAACAACAAGTACTACTACATCTACTCCTTCACCGCAATGTTATAACGTAGCAGTTTCTCCTCCTGTATTTAACCCAGGAACTTTTCATACAGTAGAATATTTAGATTGTTTAGGAGATCCTCAAACAGTAAATGTTCCTGATGGTGGAACTATGGTTCCAATATGTGCAACTATAATTGTATCAAACAATAATAATGGTACAACTTATACAACAGGAATTTGTATATTATAAAATAATAAATAAAACATGGCTAATTGCTCTAAAATAAATAATACAACAATAATAGGAACGAGTGCTGTTACATATGATAGCACTCAACTTCCTTGTACAGATATAAAAACTTGTGATGACTTAAATACGGTTCTTGCTAAGTTAGATGCTGTTGTATGTAATGTTACAGCTAGTATAAATACGCTTACAGAAGATATAACAAATATCACTGAGGACATAATGATTATAGGAGAAGACATAATCAATATTAATAATCAACTTGCTATATGTTGTCCAACAACTACAACTACAAGTTCAACTAGTACATCAACTTCTACTACTACATCTACAACTACTATACCACCAACTTCAACAACAACAAGTAGTAGTTCTACAAGTTCTACAAGTACATCTACAAGTACATCTACCAGCACATCAACATCAACCTCAACAAGCACATCTACTAGCACATCTACAACAACCACCACTGCAGCACCTACTACCACAACAACAACAACACTTTTATCTGCTTGTTATATAGTTGAAGGAATATGGGATGTTGATGATCCAGCACATCCAGCTGGAGGATATGTAAATTATGTAGATCAATTTGGAAACAATCAATCTTTATCAGGTCTTTGGGTAATTGATAGTATTAATATAATAGCATCTTCAATAGGTACTCGTGAAGGAGTAACTATTACACCTTCTGACTGCTCAACCACAACTACTACTACTACATCTTTACCTCCTACTCCTTATCGTTGTATTAGATTAGATGGTTGTGATGGATTTGGGTACAGAGATATAGTTTATAATCCTTTATTTGAAACAGTAGGTCAAGTATTTCAATATTACATATATTCTGCCCCAAGTACCCTTCATTGTGGTACAGTGATAAATAATAATGTTATGTCAATTGCAGATTCAGCTATTGTAAATATCACTCCAACTACTTGTGGTGAACCTACATTATGTGAAGTTCCAAATCCAACTCCACCATGATTTATATAAACTAATAATAAACCAATAACTAAAATTTAAACTAATGACAGTATTAATAACATTAACAGTTGCTGGGGCTGATTCAGGCCCCTTCAATCTGTACTCAAATGTAAATGGATATACTCCAGCATTTGAAACAGGAGTATCTAAATCAGCATTGCTTGCAGGATATTCTTCTGCACTAGTGCCTGATTACACAACTATTATAAGAATAGTCTCTACAGGAGATTGTACAAATTATATTGACATAACATTAACATCAACAACAACTACTACCACTACAATTGTACCAACTACTACTACTACTACTACTACCAGTTCCCCTGTTATAGCATGTGCACAATATACTGTTGGTACTACTTCAGGAACAGGACAAACTTTTACTTATACTGATTGTGAGGGGTTACCTCAATCAGATACTGTAGGTGGGGCATCAGGATTTGATTCTCGAACATTTTGTGCTCAATTAAATTCAGTGATAGGTACAGGAGAAACTACAACAATATATGATGGACCTTGTCTAACTTAATTTAAAAATTAATAAAAAACCTTGTTTTGTTGGTTTTACAAGGTTTCTCCTCAAGACTTTTCTTGGGGAGTTTTTGTTTTATAACCAATTTGATTATAAATAATAACGTTTTTAATTAAAATTATTTGGAATATATAAAAACTATTGTTTATCTTTACGATATTTTTAACTAATATAGATACATATGTCTGAAAATCAAAGCTTGTTATATCAATTAGAAGAGTTACTAACGCAGAAGAAAAGTAAGAAATTCTATGCAGAGAAATTAGGAATAAGTGAATATGAAGTGAATGAGCTCATGAAGGAGCTTAAAGAAAAAGATACAGAACCTGCAGTAAGAAATTATACAGAAGAACGTAAAGTGAATGTTGAAAGAGGTACAATAGAAAGTACAATCATATCAGACTTTAATCCTAAAGATGATATTGAACTAGCTAAGCTGCACAAGATAAACTTAGATAAATACATCATTACCAACTACTGGTCTAAGATGTTACCAAGTGGAAACTTCACTTCATCAGTTTTCTCAAAGAAGAAAGAAGCTAAAGACTACTCTCCTGAAGACTTTGTTAAGTTTTTAGAAAACTACAAACCAAATAATATATCAATTACCAAGGTAGATCGTACTAATAGTAAAGACTATGTAGATGTAGAAATATCTATATCTGATTTCCATTTAGCTAAGAGATGTGTAGATGGTGATAATAGTCCTGAAGATAGAGCTTTAAGATATTTTAATGTGGCTCAGTCTTTGATTAACAAAGTTGAAGCTAATTACAATGTAAACACTGTAGTGTTGCCTATATCGAATGATTTCTTTCATACTGATAACTATCAAAACCAAACTACACAAGGTACACCACAAGATACAATAATGGAATATCATTCAGAATATGAATTAGGATTCTCTGTTCTTGTAGATACAATCAATATGTTAAGACAACATTCTAGCACTGTGCAGGTGATCCTTGTACAAGGTAATCATGACAGAACTAAGTCTTTTTATTTAGCTCATGCATTAGATGTATACTTCAGTGATGCACTTGATGTAGAATTTATAAGAGAGCATTCAGTTATTAAAGGAATCACATTGGGTAATACATTCATTGGTTGGCATCATGGTAACTGTAAGTTAGATGATCTTCCATTATTATTTGCAACACATCCTAAATACAGTCAAGCATTTGGTAATGCTAAATACAGAGAGGTACATACAGGTGATAAACATCACTATATGGCTAAAGAGGTTAAGGGAGTAAGAATACAACAAATGCCTAGTTTATCAGGAACTGATAGATGGCACTTAGATAATAACTTCGTACACTCAGTACGAGCAGCTCTTGCTTTAGTCTATGATCTTAATCTAGGTAAGATAGCAGAGTTTGAAACTCGAATATAATTATGGCAACATTAAGAAAATTAGTCAGTGATGTTAGAAGTGTCCACAAGATACTTTCTACAGATAGTCTTATTACAGATAGAGCAATCGCATCTGAGATAAGAAACAACTCCTTGTTATTAATCAAGAGAGAAACCAATCTTAGAAAGCTATGGGCTACTGATACATTATTCACCACTATTCCTTGTTTAGAGATGATAGAGGTATCTATTTCTGAATGTTGTAACTATGTTGATCCTTGTTCTATAGCTAGAACTAAATTTAAACTCCCACGTATATCTGAAGGAAACTATCAGTATGTTATACAAGGAGTTTATTCTATTAATGCTATGAGTGGCCAAGGAAAGAAGTTAAAAGAAATATCTATCAATAGATACCTAAATCTTTTAAAGCTTCCTGTGATCAAGAAAGAAGAATACTTCTGGATATCTAATGGATATTTATATGTAAACAATCCTTTACTTAGAGCTATTAGATTTGTAGCATTCTTTGAAGAAGATGTACACAATGATATTATGTATCCAGAATGTGGATGTGGATCTCCTGAGTATACAACTGAACAAATATGTATTAACCCATTAGATAAAGAGTTTGCTCTTCCTGGATACCTAGAACAACAAGTGCTACAACTTACATCACAAAAATTATTATCTACTTATTTCAATATTAAAACTGATACCAGTCAAGAAGGTATAGATGGTCAAGCACCAAACTCAAAACCAACTAATTAATGAGAACAAAAATTGATTGGAGATCTTCTAGTAAAGACAACTATAATCAGTTTTGCAAAAGACACCCCTCTATAACTCTCACATATGATGAGTGGAGAAATATAATCTACACTTATAATGAATTCTTCAAAGAGTATATTTTAGAGACAGGTGAGAAAGCAAAACTACCTTATGGATTTGGAGACTTCTCTATCAATAAAAAGAAACGAAGAAGAATAAAATTAGCTGATGGAAAAGAATTTGTTAACCTACCAATCGATTGGCAAAAGACTAAAGAGAAAGGAAAAGTTATTTATAACTTTAATTATCATACAGAAGGTTACTTTTTTGGTTGGATGTGGTTTAAACCCTCAGCACGCTTTAAGAATTCTGACCTTTGGTATTTCAAACCTTCTAGATTAACCTCAAGATTATTATCACATTACTTGAAAACCAGCGACAAGTATCAACACATTTATAACGAATGGAAAAAATAAATTATGTCGTATTATTATAAATATGCTTTCATTAGCCCAGAACCTGTCTACTCAACTGTTAAAGAAGAATTAAAATCTTATTTTGATACAGGTGCTGTGGATGATCTTTTATTCCCTACTTACTTAGATAAAGCTCTAAAGAAGTTAGGTAGAACAACCTATGTAATTACAGATGAAGTTTTATTTATTGAAGACTTCCAAGCTAGACTTCCTGATAACTTTTATGCTGTTAGAGAAGCATGGATGACTACAGAAGTGGCTAGTTATCCTTATCAATCAGCTAATTCATTTTATTCACAAGCAGCTAGTGCAACCACTATTCAAGTTGCTCCTTTAACCATTGGAGGAACTCCTTGTAATAATCCTGGATGTCAAACTCCACAATGTGATGGTACATGCATGCCTGTGTTAGTACAAGCTGTGTATAAGACTAATAATAGTGTAGCAAGAGGATTTACTCATGACTACTTACTTAAGCCTGGAAACATCTCTGCAAGACAAAACTGTGGAGTGGAATATACAAACAATTGGGAAATGTATTCTGAAGCTCCTCCTATTCATGAATTCACACCTGGCTCTGCTAGTTATGACTCATTTGATATACGAGATAATAAGTTTGTAACTAATTTTAGAAATGGTGTTGTACATTTAATATTCTATGCTACAGAGTATGATGAAATAGGTAATCAATTGATTCCTGACAACTATCGTATTAGAGAATATGTAGAGGCATTCCTTAAGTTTAAAGTATTTGAAATGCTTACAAATCAAACTAATGATGAAACTTTTAATCAGTTGCAACAGAAGTTAATCTATCACAAACAAGCATATGAAGAAGCTTTCATTATGGCTAGTATTGAGATTAAGAAACAAACTCCTTGGGAGAAGCAAAGAAGGATCAAGAATGATCTTAATAGATTTAATATGTATGAACTTCCTAACCGCACAAATAGAGGTGGTAGAAGACGTAATAACTAATAACTATGGCAGACGAGTTAGATAAAATAAAACAAATACTTGGTGGAGATCAAAGTAATATTAAATTAGAGCCTAATTTTGGAGCTATTGGTTTAAATATGGATCAAACTTTGAATCAGATTAAACCTGGTACATTGACCTATGCATTAAATGCTGCTTTAGAAAACTTTGATGCTAGTTCTGTTAATTATCAGAACGAACAAGGTAATGAATTCTGTTTACAGTTTCCTTCAGGGTATTCTTTGATAGGAACTTATTTTATTAATGAAAAGAACAAACATATATTCTTTATAGTAAATTCTGATATAGGAATGAGCCAGATTGGATATATGGATAATAATGATTGTAATTATGTTACATTAGTAGAATCAGCATGTCTTAACTTTGACATTAATCATCCAATACATAAAGTGGTACATAAGATTACCAATTGTAAAACTGAGATATATTGGACAGATGGATACAACTCAAGAAGATATTTAGATATAGAGAACATTCCATATACACTAGCATATGATTCAGATCTATGTGATCCTACATATACAGATCAATTAGATTGTAATCAATTAAAAATACAACCTAATTTTAATATCCCTGAACTTGAAATAACAAATATTTATAATGGTGGGGATCTTACTTCTGGTACATATCAGTTTGCTATACAATATTGTGATGCATCAGGTAATGCTTATACATCATACTACTCTGTTACTAATCCTACACCTATTGCTGACACACAATTAACAACTGCCATCTTTGATTATAAGGTTGGTAAATCTATTGAAGTGACAGTTAATAACTTAGATATTACAGGATTATATTTATACTATAATATAGCTGTAATCAAAACAATAAATAATATCACTAGTATAGAACTAGTAGGTACATATTCAATTGAAAATCAAGTTGACGTAGTAACATATACTGGACAAAATAATACACTGATTAATCTAACTGCTTTAGATATATTTGAAAAATATCCATATTATGATATTGCTCAAGATTTGACTACTGCTCAAGATGTAATCATGTGGGACAACCTTACGTCTATAGATAGAATAAACTATCAAGAGATAGCTTCTAAAATAGAGTTGTTATGGGAAACATATAGAATCCCTTCTAATGAAAACTATGCTGATGAATTAAATGCTACAAACCTACGTGGTTATCTACGTGATGAGGTGTATGCATTTGAAATAGTATTCTTATTAAAGAATGGAAAACAAACAGATGGCTTTCATATTCCTGGAAGAACATTAACATATGATGATTTACAATATCCAGATATCCCTACTACAAATGCTGACTTTATAGGTGAGCCTGATTATGTTGATCCTACATCAGGAGTTGGATATAGCCCTTATTGGAAAATATATAATACAGCTTCTGTCCTAGGACAAGCTACAGGAAATCCAATTGGTAATGCTACACCACATGAATATGGTGAATTTGCTTATTGGGAATCTATAGAAACATATCCTTGTAATATAGATGTATGGGGAGATCTTGCAGGACAACAGATCAGACATCATAAATTTCCTGATGTACTCGTTAGTCCTATATTTGAAAATCCTATATATGCTTTAACTCCTGGTTTCCAACCAGAGATGCAAAGTGATGCTGTATTCCCATTAGGAGTGAAAGTTGATATATCACAAATTCAATCTTTGATCTCAAACTCTTCTATTGCACAAGATCAGAAAGATAACATTGCTGGATTTAAAATAGTAAGAGGTAATAGAAATACAAATAAATCTATTGTAGCTAAAGGGATGCTTCGTAATGTAGCAACTTATCAAAGACAAGAACAAACTCTTTATTATCCAAACTACCCATATAATGATCTTAATGAAGATCCATTTTTGAATGCAACAACTAATGCATATGATTCATTAGGACAATCTCAAGTTTGGATAGTTCAATGTAAAGAAACAGGTACATATGAATATACAGATACAGTTACTGGTAAGTTAGTAAGTTGTATTCCTATGAAAGCTGGTGAAAATTATGAATTTTGTTCTTTGACTAGACCAAAATATTTAACTGGTAAAGCATGTATAGGTCCTGGAAATTATGATGTTATTGTTTTTGATTATAGTATATGTACAGATGCATATTTATTAAGAGCAGATAGTGAATGGACATGTGATAATTCTGCATTAACTACAGTAAAATTTGGAACTGTTCCATTTTGTTCATTTGCATGTAATTTATGTTCATTAAATACATGTGGTATTTTTATTGATAAAATATCTATAGGTGAATGGCCTTATTATGAAGATGCAGATGGATATGTTGGAAGTGCAGAAGCTGTATGTAGAAGAGAAGAACCATGGCCTCTTCGATTAGCACTTGGTGAACTTCCTCCATATGATTCAAGATCTTGTATAAATTTTAGTAGAAGATCCCCATTGAATGATACCTGTGGATTAGCTAAATCATTACCAGCTATTACAAGTGAAAGTTCTAGATATAGACAAGTGTTCAATTCTCCAGATACATCTTTCTCACAACCTTTCTTAGGAGATATTCTTAAATTAGAGAATGTAATGTTTGGTGGAGGAAAAGCACATTTTGTTCCAGTGAAAGGAAATGCTAAATATAGACTTCTTTCTAGACAAGCTCAAGAAGATGCATTAGATAGTTCATTTGCTCTTGTTGTAGGTTCTGGTGATATGACAGCTGTATTTACAGCTTACCAAGCATATTTAACTATTTATGTAAATGGTATTACAAGAAAGAACTATGCTCAGTCATTTAACTCTATTGCTAGTTATGACTATTCTGCAGATATAGGTAATAACATTACATCTAATGGTGTAGTTGGTATTAAACAAAGACAATTAGATATTCAAACATATTTAATACCAGGTGTATTAAATGTAGGTGATGATAAAAATATTAATAACTATCAAAGAGAGTCATCTATCTATACAAAGACTATAGATAAATATGCTCCTCTTCCATTCCCTAATCAAACAGCATCACTTATTGATTCTAATAATGTGCCATTAATATCAGAAAACTCTAGATTTGTTATTGGTGGTCCAAACTATTGTACTGCAAGTGTAGCTGATAAGAAAGACAACTATTGTAACATTCCTGAGAAGGAACAAGACATTAGTGTTATTTCATATTATGCATCATTAAAAAATATATTTTTAAATCAATGGGGCCAAATGTATTCTTACGAGACTGTTGATACAGGATTCCAAAGAATGTTTAATATAAGTTCTTATTCTGATGATGTAGTATTTGGTGGAGATACATTTATAAATAAGTTTGCATATAAGACAAAACTTCCTTTCTTCTTGGATAATAGAGTGAACGGATTAGATGATAGTGATATATTCTATGATGAGATTGGCAATGTAGCCTATCCAAAATTCTGGCACTCTGCTAGATCTATTCTATATACATATACGAATATGATAAACATTATATCAATTAAAGCTCACAACTTTGATTGCTACAATGATCCTGCAGCTATTCCAAAAAGTAGTGATCCTGCAGCTGGTACATATAGAACTTTCTATGATGGATTCTTTTATTTATTTGCATATGGTGTACCTAACTTCTATTGTGAATCTAATTATAATGTAGATATACGTCAAGCATTTAATGATAGAGAAGGTGATTTCTGGCCACATGTATCAACTGGTATTCCAGATGATTGGGTACAAGAAGAGTTTACATCTATTGCATATGATAATACATATCATTACAATGTAACATTCTCTAAACAGAACAAAGAGAATTATTTCTCACATTTACCAGCAGACTGGACATCAGATTTATGTTTTACATATTACCCATTTAGAGTGGTGTATTCTGATCCTCAAGTTAACAATGCTGATGTAAGAGTTAATAACTGGTTAAGCTATTCTCCATTATCATTATATGACTTTCCACAGAATTATGGAAACCTTGTATCATTAGATGGTATTCAGAATAAAGCTGTGTTAGCTAGATTTGAGAACAAGTCATTGTTATATAATAAATTATTAACAATGAATACAAGTAATCCTCAAGCAGCTTATTTAGGTAACCCTTCTTTATTTGCAGGAGCACCTCCTATTGATTTTGCTGAAACAGATCTTGGATATGTAGGAAGTCAGAATAAGTTTTTATTAAAGATTCCACAAGGACAAGTAACAGTAGATGCTAAAAGAGGACAAATCTTTTTACTTACAAATGAAGGAGCTAATGAGATTTCAGGATTTGGATCTGGTGTAAATAGATTTATGACAGACCATTTATCTTTTGAGATATCTAGATATTTCCCAACACATCAAGAAACCATAGATGGTAAAACAATTACTATTCCAGGAGTAGATACAGATAATAATTATAATGGTATTGGATTACATGGTGTATATGATAGTAAGTTTGAAAGAGTTATAATTACAAAACTAGATTATATTCCTATTGATAAAGATGTGAAGTATGATCCTATAACTAAAGAGTTCTATGTTGAAAAAGTTGTGTATGTTGTAATTCCTACAACAACAAGTACAACAACTATTTATACACCTACAACAAGCACTACGTCTAGTTCAACTAGTTCTACTACTACATCAACATCTACCTCTACTAGTACAACAACTAGTACTACAACACTATATCCATTTCCATTAGTTACAATTTGTGATCAAACTTGGATAGCAAAAAATCTAGATGTTACTCATTATAGAAATGGGGATGTTATTCCACAAGCAACAACACAATCGCAAATGCTTGCATACGGATTTTCACAAATAGGATGTTGGTCTTATGCAGCTTACAATACAGCTAATGGTACCGTTTATGGTAAATTATATAATTGGTATGCAGTGAATGATTCAAGAGGCTTAGCTCCATTAGGATATCATGTACCTACTATTAATGAATGGACAACATTAATTAATTGTTTAGGAGGTAACTCTGTTGCTGGAGGTAAAATAAAAGAAGTTGGTACAGCACATTGGACTAGCCCTAATACAGGTGCTACAAATGAATCTGGCTTTACAGCTTTAGGAGCAGGATTAAATCCTAGTTCAGGAACAGTAACTTATCCACCTTCAAATATAAATTACTTTACATATTTTTGGACAGCTACATCAGTTAATAGTAGTACTGCTAATAATGTATTTTTTAGATTTAGCGATGGTACAGCAAATCCAACATCTGGTGAAAAAACAACAGCCTATTCTGTTCGTTTAATAAAAAATTAATATAATGGCTAAGGAAATACAAACACCAGTAGTGTTACGAACACAAGTTTATTTAAATGACCCAGACTACTTTTGTAATAAGAGTTGGACTATGTCATATAATTTAAATACTAAGTCATGGATAAGTTATCATAGTTATATCCCTAATTTCTATATAGGAGAAAACAATTTCTTTTATTCAGGACTTAATGGATGTTGTGATGATGGTGAGAGTGGTGGGTTTCAAGTTATTGCTGGAGAATTCAATAAAGTGGTACCAACCTCTACATCAACAACAACTTTCTATCCTTCTCCAACTACTACATCTACCACTACAGTGTTAGATTGTATATTAGTAGGAGCAGCAATTACAACAAGTTGTGAATTAGTAGGTAATGCAATAATCACTGTACCACCTACAACTACTACCACTATATGTCAAAGACCTTCTAATCTATTAACTCAATTTATATTTATACAAGGATATACATTAGGAACAGATCCAGAAGTAATATTTATTAGTAGTCTACAAGATGCATGTAATGCATTACCTGCTATTGAGTATGTAGGTAGTCCTACTAATACTGACAGTAGTACAGTGAATACATTTAATGGATATGCAAATACTACATCAACAGAATTAGAAATTGGAAACATAGTTTATTATGGTGATTCATTAGATTGTACATTTGTTCCTGATGGATGGTATTATGCTTATTCTCCTTTGTTAGATTTTATTTATCAGATTGTAGGAGGAGTGGTTGTAACAATAACAACATGTGATTGTGGAATAACTACATCTACTACTACAACTATGCCTGTAGTATCAGAGTGTTGTGGAATTTTATTAGCATCAACTGATGCTATTAATTATTTCAATAAGTTAACAAATGTAATAACTCCATTAAATGTACCAGGATATACAACTTCTTCAGGTATAGCTATGACAACAGATAAGTTATGGTCTATTAATGCTGATATAAAAGAATGGAACATATTATTAAATCCATTTTTAGCAACGTTTAATAGAACAATAACTCTTCCTGGAGGATTTACTACATCATCTGGAATTGTTGCTTTAAATAATACAGCATTGATTGCTATAGATAGTTCAGCATCTCCACAAGAAGTTGTAGAATTAAACATTACTACATTGAGTGCATCTGCTGCTATTCAGTTTACGTTACAAGCTAATAGACAAGCTTCTGGTAATCCATTATATATACAGACAGGTCAGATAATTATAATCAATCAAGATGTCATATCTTCTGATTATTATATTACACAATACAATTATTCTACAGGAACACTTGAACTTGATATTAATATTGGAACTGTAGAAGGTGTTACATTATTTGAATGTGATTGTGATATTTATGTTACAGATGCATCTGGACACATGTATGTAATAATTAAAGCATTCCCTTATGTATTATTATATCTAGGATATAGTATTAATTTAACATCTATAAGTTCTGCTACTCAAATTGGAAGCTGTATAGTTAGTTCTATCACTGGAAATAGTAATGTACCAACAACAACAACCACTACAACTATCCCTTAACATGACAAAAATAATAACCATAAAATTAGTACAAACTGGACCAACTGCTGGACCATTTAACATTAGTGATCTTTCTGGAAATATTATAGCTGAGAATGTTTCTAGAAAAACATTAATTGAAGGTATAAGTTATGTAGTAGATGTTAGTGTTGATACAATTATTCTTAAATCTATAGGTGATTGTGAGTTGACTGTAACTGTACCATTGAAAAGATTTAATATAGTAGAGTATCAGAATATAAAATATACACAATCTGCAACTGGGTGTTTATGGAGACATTTAACAAACATAGAAAAGTATAATGAATTCTATGGACATATAGAACCATACATCATTGAGTATCCTTTTGCATATCAATTTCAAGATGAAATCCTTCAGAATGTAAAAGATTATACTAAGGCATATGAATATCTTCCTATACGTGATGGTGTGTTTAATGATAATGTAAGAATAGAAACAAATAACAAATGGTTTAATAAAGCTGTTTTATATAATGGACAACAGAGTTCTGGAGTGCTTGAATTGGTTGCAAAACCTTTACATAATATGAAAGCTTATATGCAATATCCTATTCTTAATGCTGAGAGTAAAACTATCACTTATACTAAGAGTGATAACTTCTATCAGTATAATACATTCTGGGCTGCAGAGATAAGTTCTCAGATTCCATTATTTAGCACATCGTGTGAAAGTCTTTCAATAGATAAGATAGTGAATCAAAAGAATATGGACTATGGTCCTAGAAGTTTCAAGAAAGCAACACTAAGAGCAAAAGAATTAAAGGTGAGACATATACTAGATAATAGTTCAACAACACATCTAGTGTCTCAATTCATAACAGCACCTGCACAAATATCATACAAGTAAAATGGCAAAAGGTTGGTTAGACAATTACGGTAAACAAGAGAATTATAATAATTCTAAAACCTCTGTTCCTGAAGGATATGAAGGAGAAGGATATTCTATGAAAGGAAGAAACTATTCTCCTGCATGGGGTGGACAATTTCAAATGGGTGGATCTGTCTATCCAGTTAACTATGTTCCTCAAGCAGCGATGGGTGGAACTATAGCAGGAGCTGTAGGTTTCTCATATGCACGTACACAAGGAGCTGCTCCTAGTAAAGGACCACATAGAAACAAAGTTGATGTTACAGATGCTTCTGCACAGAATGGTCAAGAGATGAACTATTATAAAAATGGATTAGATTGGAAACCTAAGAGTATAAGTAAAGGTGGCTCTATAATTAAAGATGAGATGGGTCAATGGAATCACCCAGGAGAGATAACAGAAATATCAGGAGATACAATGGCAACACATGGATACGGTGATATACCATTGTATGTAGTTCCAGATAAAGGTGAGCCTAGATTAGTACAACCTAATACAGGAATACAAAAGTTTCCAGGAGCAAAGAAGTTTACAGAATATCCTGTATCTCAAAATGGATTAAGACAAGAACAAAAGAGTTTGCAGAATTTAGATAATCTAACTAACTTTACAAATTATAATAAACCACAACCAGGAGGCTGGCTAAACAAATACAATTAATATGAAGGCACAAATTTTAAAAATCGCTGGTGTTAAATCTGAAAAGGAGTTCTACAAAAAATATCCATCAGAGAAAGCATTTATGAAACAACATGGCAAAGCTTTTAAGAAAGCTCAGATAGGTGCTATGATGGATAATAATAATAATGGTATTCCAGATGCTGTAGAAAATCCAAATAACACAAGTGCATTAGGTGCTCCTGGATTTGGACAAACTGCTAACTATGCAGACACTCTAGGATATCAGAGTCAACCTTCATATTTACCAAAACCTCCTATGCCAGTTGATGATAATTATACGCCAATGGTTGAAGGTTATCCTCGTCAATCATTTACAGATGCTGAAATAGCAAAACAGAATGAGCAAATAATTGATCCTTCTACTAATGAAAAACAAAAGGGTCCTGGCTTTAATATGACAGGTGCAGCAAATGTAGTTACTGGAACTAAAGAAGGGTTAGATGCATTAACTGCAGAACAGAAGTTAACAGATAAAATGAGAACCTGGGCTAATGTTTCTGATGTAATTAAAGAAGCTGGTATATCAAATGCATATTTACAAAAAGAACCAAACAAATGGCTTAGAGCAGATGATCCTAGATTCACACATAACATTGGTGAACTATATCGTCCACAAGGAAGAGGAAGTGATGTTATTAGCCAGAATGGATCTTCTATTGGAGGTAATCCTACAGAGATACAAAACACTTATTCAGATGGAGTTACATTATATGATGATCTTGGATATGCACCACTTGATGCTAATGAATATAATAATGATGCCAATAATGTAAAAGCATTTCAAGGTGGTGGAGGATTTGGAAGTTGGTTTGGACAAGCTACTAATTCATTAGGTGGAGATAGTGCTAAAGGATTCATGGGTAATATGGGAGGTGGAAGTCCATTTGATTCTATGATAGGTGGTGCCTTTGGAAATAATGCAGGAAGTAAAATAGGTGGTTCTATTGGTAGTGTATTTGGACCAGTTGGATCATTAGTTGGTACAGCTATTGGAGGATATGCTGATAAGGAAGGTGGTAAACAAGCATTTGCTCAAAGTAGAATTAATTCAAATCAATCATTTTTAAATAGACTTAGTGCTACAGGTGGTATACATAATCAATTTTCACAAGTTACTCAGAATGGTGGAGACCTTGCTATGTATGAAGAAGGAGGATATATGAATCCTGAATATAATCCACAAGTGATTGCTATGTTTGGTGATCATAATGCACAAGACTTTGCTGACTATGCACATAAAGATGTAGCAAGAGCAGGTGGACATTTAAAAGAATATACAGCTCCTAGTAATAGAGCTATGGAAACTTTTGCATTAGGTGGTAAACTTCAAAGTCATTGGGGTGGAAATGTTGAAGACATATCTTATAATCCTTACATGCCAGGTTCTGGTAAAACAGCAATGATTAACGGACCTTCACATAATAATGATGGTGTAGGAATTAGTTATGGTAATCCACAGAATGGATACAATGAAGGTTATGCTGCAAATGGTGCAGAGATGAAAGCACAAATAGAAGGTGAAGGAGGAGAACCTGTAATTGAAATGGCAGAAGGTGGTAATATAAATCCTCAAACAGGAGAACAAGAAACATCTGCTGTAGTGGCTGGTAACATACCAGTTAGTTTAGATATGGCAAAGCTTACTGAAAACCCTGATCTTATAAGAATAGCTACTGACAATCCTAATCATACATTTAAAAAAATAATTGCTAGTTATTCTAATGGTGAGAACAAAGCAAATAAATTAAAAGAACAAGCTGCTGATATATCAAATGAAGCAGACAAAACTAAGTGGGGAAAACTAGATGAACAAACTGCTTTTATAAAAGATAAATCTGGAGATATGGAACTTAAAAGAATTGCTAAAGATAAGATGTTACTTGCTAACTATCAGAATGTACTACATAAGATTAAAGACGAAATTTCACAAGCTAAAGGTAAAAATATTAGTGCAGAAGCATTAGGTAAAGGATTAATAGAAATAGATAAAGATCCTATTACTAAGAATGCACCTTTGACTCAAACTGCTAAATTTGGAGCCAGTCTTATGAAAGCTCAGAACAGTGCTACCATTACCCCAACTGATGGAGCTCCACGCCTTACACAAGAACAATATAATAAACTTGTATCATTATATGAGCAAGGTAAGAAAGATAAAAAGAGTCCTGCTATAAAAGAGTTCCAACATTTATATCATCAATTCTTTCCTAAAGAAGCTGTTGAAGCAATTCAAAAGACTACTAAAGAAAGAGGTGTGACATCTAAAGGAAAACAAATGGGTCTTACTAAAGAAGATATTCTTTCAGGAAAAGATACTGGTAGAATATTAGAAAGTAACGAAGATGAATTCTTTGGACCTAGAACAATACAGTATATGTCTAATATCAATACTGATTTTAATAAAACACCTCCAACAAAAGATTTACAATTAAAAGGTCTTGGTACACCATCTACCACTGGAGAAACTTCTACTAAATCACCAATTGATGTAGTTCCTTATAAAGGAAATAGAATAGGAGAGATTGCTGGTCTAGTTTCTAGTTTGTTTCAAAATAATAGACTACCAGGTATTGATCCACGTCAGTTTGCTAAAGAATATTTAGCTATGGCTACTAATGCAGTGGAACCTGTTCAATCTCAGAGATTACAACAACAACTAGATCCTTTATATCGTGTGAGTTATGAAGATATTAGAAATCAAACTACTGCAGATTTTAGAGAAGCTGAGAGACAACTAGCAGGTAACCCAGCAGCATTGGCAAGTTTATATAGTAAAAAGTTTATGGCAAACCAACCAGGTTATGCTGAAGAGTTTAGAACTAACCAAGCTATTGAAGATAAAATATTTGGTGGTAATAGAGCTAAGATAAATCAAACTGCTGCTGCAAACATACAACTAGATGCTGCACAAAGAGATTTACAAGAGAAAGCAAAATCTATTACAAAGGAAACACAAAGAGAAGCTATTGGATCTATTGCTGACAAGACTCTTCAACATGAAGCTCGTAATTTAGAATATAATATTAAGAGTAACTTGTTCCCTAAATTTGGATATGATCCTTCTGGTAAAATACATACGCAAGGACCATGGTTCCAACCAAACATCCCACAAGTATATGGTAGTAACGCAACGTTATCTCAAGTTCCTATATATGGTGCTGATGGTAAAATAACAGGTTACCAATTGCAACCCTATGATCCTAATGCTACAACAACAGATACAACAACATTAGCTTCTTATGCAACACCTGGTGTAGTTGCTGCTAAAAAGAATGGAGGATCAGTTGTTAAAAATGCTAAGAACAGTTCAGTTGTTAAAGCATACAAAAATTTATAACCAATTTAATTATAAAGAATTACCAAAATTGATTATTAGTTTTGGATAATTTAATAATTCATATTACATTTGCTTAATTATGGCTTCATACACAGACACAGTTCCTAAGTTCAACCCCTACGTGAAACAATTACCTATTGAGGCAATGGCTGAAGTGGGTATGTACAAACAACAGAAGTACGACGAAGGAATACAGAAAATACAAACAAACATTGATAACATCGCTGGACTTGATGTTGTTAGAGATGTAGATAAAGCATATCTACAATCTAAACTTAACCAACTTGGTAATAACCTTACCACAGTTGCAGCTGGTGATTTCTCTAATTTTCAATTGGTTAATTCTGTTAATGGAATGACTAATCAGATATCTAAAGATCCTAATGTATTAAATGCAATATCATCTGCTAAGACTTATAGAAAAGGATTAGAAGATATGGCTGCTGCTAATAAAGATGGTAAAGGATCAGCATCTAACGATTGGTTGTTTAGAACTGATGCTAGTGGTTGGTTAGATAGTCAAGATGTAAAAAAATCTTTCAGTGGTGGATATAAGCCATATACTAATTACTCAAAGAATGCATTAGAGGTTATTAAATCATTAGCTAAGAATGAGACCAACAGAGATGTTGCTATTGAAACTGATGCCAATGGTAACACTGTTGTATTAGATGCCATTACACGTACAAAGATTGCTGGTATAACTCCTGAGAGAATACAGTCAGCATTGATGGTAGGTCTTAGTCCTAATGACTTTCAACAAATGCAGATTGATGGTAGATACAATTATTCAAGTGCATCTCCTGAACAGTTTGTTTCTGATATAAATAAATCATATAAAACTGATTACGATAAATATAAACAACAAAGAGATATATTAGCCAACTCTATAGATTCAACTAATTCAGTTCTTGTAAAAAGAAAACTGCAGGAACAAGTTGCTTCATTAGATAAATCATTAAATGGTATATCCTCTGAGTATGGAAATATAACTAAGTCATTTGCTACTGGTGATGTAGAATCTGCTAAGGCTAGATTACATACTACCAAATGGATGAATAACTTCTCACAAACATTTGCAAATCAAGAAACATCTCAGACATACGAAAGTAGTCCATTCCAACAAGTTAAACAGTTTAAAGAAACTAAGAAACAAGATTGGAACAAATTTATATTAGGTTATAACCAAGATGAAAGGTTTCATCAAGATGATGAGCATTGGAAATCAGAAGCTAATAAATTAGCTGTAAAAAAAGAAGCAAGAGAAGCTGCTGGAGAAGCAGGATATGGAGGAGTTCCTTTTTCTGTAGATCAATCTACACTTCCAGAAGTAACATTGGATAAACTTAGAACTGATATAGCTGCTGATGAAATTAATATTGATAAAGCTGACACTGCTATAATGAAACAGTTTGGTAAAGCTGGCAATGCTGAATGGTTAGATCAACAATTAAAAGCATGGCAAAACTCTCCAGGATCTGTTGACCCTTTACTTGCAGCTCATTTTAATAGAACAGCAAGTACAAAAAGAGATATTTTAACTAACTCAGCTATGATAACTGACATTAGTAAACAAGCTGATGATGCGTATGGTGAAGTGTATGATAATATTCCTGCTGGTTCTAAACCTGTAACTATTAATTTTCCTAGTGGTTCTTATACATACACACCTAGAGAAATGGTTGATTTTAATGATAAAGTTAAAAGATATCAAAAAGTTACTTCTGGTGGTTCATATGGTCCAGGTGGTGGTGCTCCTACAATATCTTATGATGATGCAAAAGCAAAGTCAGAACTTTCTGCTAAAGAATATTATTTATATAAAGCACAGAAAGAACAAAAAAGTCCTACGCAAAAAACACTTATGGACAATTTAAGATATTATAACACCAATGTAAATATGCCATTCCAAAAAACTATAAGAGATAAAAATGATTTTGTAGCAGGTGAAGTTAAATCAAGAATAATGGCAATGCAAGGAGCAGAGTATGGAGTGGCATTAAATAATGAAGCACAAAAAACTTCATTTGGAAATGCTCTTCAGGGGATGGCAGATCTTGCAGATAAACAAGGAGGAAAATTACCATATTCTCCAGAAATGAATACATCAACATTAAGAGAGATAGCAGCAGATGTTCAGAATGCAAATGTAAGAATTGTTGAAGGAACTAGATATGCTCCTGCAACATATGAAATTACAGCAGCAACTAAAGGAGGAACTACACAAACGTTTAGAGTTCCTGCAGAAGTATATAGATCTGTGTTTGGAAATAGATTTGAAGCTGATCCTGCTATACAAGCAGCTCGTCCTATATTAAATCAAATGATTAGAACAGGAGCTGGAACCACAGCTATTGATGGAGGAGTGACAACACCTGCAAATTCTTTCTTAGGAAATTTAGATTTTCCAAATAGACAATATTATGGAGTTTCAGGAAATGTTGTACAAGACCAATCTAGTGGACTATATTCTGTTAGAATAAATTTAACTGACCCTATCACTAAAGAAATAGTAGTTAAAAATCTTGCTTATCCAAGCGGAGGACTTATTGAAGAAAATAAAATAGCTCCTGCTCTTCAAGGCTTAACAGATTCTAAAATATTTCAAATGATATATAATAGAAATCCAACAGCTAAAGAATTAGAATTAATAAAACAAGGATCACAAAACCCACAATAATGGCAGAAAATAATCTAGAATCAAAAGACATTGCTCAAGCTGGAAAAGAACTAGGTCCTGTACCTACGCACTTAGATGTTCAGACACCATTGTTGGATAGACTTGATCTTGAAAACCAATTTGGTGGATATGAGGCACCTAGTGCTCCATCACCTTTACCTACATATAGTAGTCCAGAGAATGTATATGAAGCTCCAACTATATTGTCTTCAGATAGACAAGAGGAAGGAGAATCTTTAAAATCACTTGAGAATTTCTTACTTACTAAAAGTGATACTAAACCAGGAGGAAGTATAACTAGAACTCTTGCTGAAGTGTCATCTAATAGATATGATAACTTTGTTCCTGGAGATTATAATAATGAGGATGCATATGCACAAGGACAAGGGTTTGGATCAAAGATGGTTAATGGTGTAGGTAAAGGACTTTTGCTTACTGGTACAACTTTCCTACAAGGTACAGTTGGACTTGTCAATGGATTAGCTAGATGGGGATCAGATGGTAGATTTGCATCATTCTATGATAATGAATTTAATAGAAACTTAGATGATATAAATAAGAAAGCAGAAGATGCTCTTCCAAACTTCTATACAGATAGAGAAAAGAATGGCAAGTGGTATTCTCCTGATTACTTTATGACAGGTAACTTCTTATGGGATGGTATCGTTAAGAATATGGGATTTGCTGCTGGTGCTTATTTAACTGGAGGAGTTTACTCAGCTGGATTAAAAGGACTTGCTTCACTTCCAGGTGCTTCAAGATTATTATCTATGGGTAGAGCAGCTGAGGCTGTTGCTGCATCAGAAGAAGCATTGATAGGACTTGATAAAGGTTCTGAAGCTTATGGTAAAATAAAAGCATTATCTGATTCATATTTAAAACAATATCAAATTCTTGACAAAGGACATAGAGCTGTTGTAGCTGGTTTGTCTACAAGTGGAGAAGCTGGATTTGAAGCATATCAGAATCTTAATGATTTTAGAAATCAAAAGATAGAAGAATATAAAAATTTAAATGGTGGTGTAGCTCCACAAGGAGCAGATCTTGCAAAGATAAATGCATTAGCTGATGGTGTTGGTAACTCTTCGTTTGCAGCAAATGTTGCATTGCTTAGTGCTACTAACTACATTCAATTTCCAAAGATCTTAGGATCTTCTTACAGTGCTGAGAAAGGAATAATGAATAATGTAACTAGAGAGATAGGAGACATTACAGAAGTTGCTGGTAAGTATGCTGCAAAAGAAGGTAAGAGTAAACTATTAAATACTTTCAATACAGTTAGACCGTACCTATTCTCTACATCTGAAGGATTTGAAGAGGGAGCACAGTATGCAATACAGATGGGTGTTAAAGATTATTATAATAAAAAATATAATAATGTTGCCACTGATTGGTTAGATGCTGTATCTACTGGTATTACTGAAACTGTTGGTACAGATGAAGGAGCTAAGAATATTCTTATTGGTGGATTGTCTGGTGCATTAATGATGGCCAAAGGTACATATAAACAAGGAAGAGAAGAATCTGCAAACACAGCTAAAGCTATTGAGCAATTCAATCAATTCAGATTATCGGACTTTACAAAAGAAACAATTGATTCTGTTAATAGAGGAACTGTTCTTCAACAAGAAAGAGAAAAACTTTTGAAAGAAGGTAATATCTCTGATAGTAAAGATAAAGAAACAGACTACATAATTAACTACCTAACTCCTCGTATTAAGTTTGGTAGATTTGATCTTGTAACCTCAGAGATTGCTGATTATAGAGCACTAGCTAGTTCAAAAACTGGATTTGATCAATTAGTTGAAGATGGGAAAGCTCTTCCTACAGATACAAGAGAAGCATACTTAGCTAGATTAAATAGCTTTGAACAAACAGCTAATAATGTAAAATCATTATATCAATCTCTTAACTTACGCTATGGAGCAAAGGTTAATGCAGAGGGTAAACAATTGTACACTCCTGCTGTAGTTGATAAAATGATATATGCTGCAACTAAGATTTCAGACTATGAACAAAGAATACCAGGTTTATCTACTAAGCTTATTACTAATGTTGATAATGTAAGTCAAATTCTTCAAGATGTTTCTGAAGGTAATCTAGATTCTTTCAATGGTGCTATGTCTAAACTTGAAGGAAGTAAACTTGTTAATAAAGAAGATTTAATTGAAGCATTAGATGATGCTGCATATATGACTATGAAGAGAGATATTCTATTAAAAGAATATGACTCAATGAAAAAGTCTCCTGAAAATTTTCAAGAACAAACACAATCATTCGAAGAAATACAAGCAGACGCTGCATCTAAGGAAAAGATTAAAGTTAATACTAAGAATGGTGAAAGAGAAGTTGAGATAGGTACAGAGTATGTACTTGGAAAAGTGACTGAATACTCTGCAGGTGGTAGAGAAGTTTATCGTCAACCTAGACTTACTATATTAGCTAAGAATGAAGATGGTACTATCAAGATCAAAACTTCTAATGGAGTTATCAAAGATATTAGTGAAGATGAGTTGAATAGTTATAGTCTTACGCCAGCTAGCAAGATGCTTACTGATAAGAAGTTTAACTACTTTGAGAAACATCAGAACACTGTTTTCCAACACTATGGTATTAAGAAAAAGAATGGTGATCCTGTACAAGGTAGATTAGAATACAATGACAAGAAAGGTAAGCTTACATTTGTATATGTAGATGAGAATGGTGAAGTGCAAAAAGAAGAAGTTTGGAATACATTGTTCAAAGCTCAAGGAGAGTATAAATATCCTATGATTAGACGTCTTGGTAATCTTACTGCTGCACAAGATAAAGCTCAATTAGAATTTGAAAATACTGAGACTACTGTATCAGATAAACTTCAAACAAGAAATAGAATCATTAGAGATCTTTATGAAACCAGTGTTAAACGTCTTGATGAAATAAACAAGAAGTTAAACAATAGTAAAGCATCTCTTGAGAAAGAACAATTACGTTTAGAAAATGAAATATCTAAAGAGAGTGTAACTAAAACAGGAGCATTACGTAAGAGACCTACTACCACTCTTAAACAATTAACTAATACGTTGGGTAACCTACGTAGTGTTGTTGAAAAAGAAAATAAAGCATTGTTATCAGAGAAACAAGAATTAGAAGCATCTATTCCTTATTTTAAAGAATTCTTAGATAGTCTTAGTACTCTTCCAGAAGCTGGAGCTAAGATGATTAAACAAATTAAAGATGACATCAATGCATTAGAAGAACTTATTGATATAACTAATGATGCAATTGTTGCAAGTGATAAGTTATTAAAACAAATAGATGACTTGCTACAAAAAGCATTGTCTATATTTGATGACTATCTTACAAGATTAAAAGAAGAGAATCCTAACACTCCATTGTTTATTGAACAATTAAAAGAAAATATAGAAAAATATCTAGGTGAAGAAGGAGCAAGAATGTTTGTTGAAGATAGATTAGGATTCACTGAGAAAGTATTAGAATTAGAATCTGATATCAATGACTTTTCAGCTGAATTAAAAATTCCTGAATTGTCTAAGAAAGCAGATAGACTTGTTGAAGATATAAAAGAACTTAGAGAAGGACTTGATAATCTTATCAATGAGCAAATAGCAAAAGGTAAGATCTTGGATACATTCCAACAGTTTGCAGAAGATGAGAAAGCAAGAGAGGCTGAAGAAAAACAGATGCGTGACAATGAAGCATTAAAAAAATCTTTCCTTGGTACGCTTACTAATTCTGTACAAAACTTCTTTGGTACAAGACCATATGAAGCTGCTAGCAAAAAGACTGATCTTGGTGTAGTAGGTAGTACAAAACCAACTAAAGATGAAATTCCTCACCAAGAGAGAGTGAACTTCTTTGGTAATAAGATTGATTCATTTGAAAACAAAGATCAACTTAAAGGAGTGATTGTTACAGCTAATACTGAGAATGAAATAATTGCAGGACTTACAGAAGATTTTCTTAAAGATATGCCAGAGGGTCCTAAGAAAGATAAAGCTAGAGAAGAGATTATATTTCTTGTAATGGTGCAAGATAATAATGATAATAGTTTCTCTGTAGTGGATCAAACTGGACAACCTATACTTGAAGATGAGAATAAAATAAACAATGCTATTTATCAAGTGTTTCCATCTGCTGATCTTATGGGAGAATACGATGGTGTAAAATCATCTATGTTTAGAGAAGGTATCAATGATGTATTAAAAGAATCTCTAACAAATCAATATGTTGAATGGAGAGCTGAACAATTAGATAAACCAACATTAGGAGATGCACAGTCTGTATCTGCTTCATTTGGTCAACCAAAACTTGTTACATATAAAGATCAAGCAGGAAATGATATTGTTGACAAAGGAGCAAGAACTTCTGCACAAGCTGCAGGACTTGTAACTCAATCAGGTCTTAGAAAAAATCCTATAGTAGAAGTTGCTGTTACTAATGAATCTGTATCTGAAGGATCTGTAACATTTGAATCTCCTACAGGTAGAGTATTCTTAAGATTACCAGGAAGAGGACTAGCTAAATTATTCAATAGAAAGTTTAACGATAAAGAAGCTAATACAATATTTGATGTAATGCATCAAATCACAAAGAATGCTTTAAGGGATGGTGAGATAAATGATAGTTCTAAAGAATTATTCAATTGGTTAAAATCTGTAACCTATTGGGGTATAGCTAAGTATCCTGATGGAAAAAGAAAAGCTGCAGGTTATAACAACATTTGGTTTGAAAAAGATGGTGAAGGAGTTTTAAGACTATTCATGTCAGGATTAAATAAAGATTCTAAGAAAGCATTTGAATTCACTCCTACAGGAATGCAGGACAATAAAGAAGCTATTGTAATGTTATTGAAAGAGATGTATAATAATACAGACTCTGTAAAAGTTAATGGTGATGGTTGGAGTAATCCATATTATGAAATTACAAATATTGATAGTGAAGGAAATCCTGTAACAAGAGAATGGCCTAACTACCAAACTTATTTATTATCAGATAAAGCTCCTGATGCTAATGGTAAACTATCTATAGATAGAACTAATAAAGAACTTCCATTAGCTACACAATTCAGACCTATTACAGAAAGTCAACCTATCAATAGAGAAGGAATTTATTTTTCATTAGATGATTCAGGTTCAAGATTTAAAAAACCTCAACCAGTTGCTATAGTTGAACAGCCAGTTGTTGCACCAGCTGCAATCACTGTACCAGCAACTAAGGAATTTAATGATGATGGTGAAACACCAAATACAATAGTTCATGATACGTATGGTGATATAGTTTTCACTTTAGATAAAGAAGGTGAAGTAAAACTAGATCTAGAAGGATCAACTAATGCAATTGTTGAACTAGCAAAAAAGAAAACTGCTACTGGATCATCACAAGAAGAAGCTGAAAACTGGGCTGGTGTAAATTTAGTTAAATCTATAAAGAGTAAACTAAGTGTACCTGCTGTAGTGACCACTGTTGAACCAGCAATTGAATTTAATAACACAACACCTGTTGTAATAAATAATGACTTAGGAACGATTGTATACACTGCTGATAAAGATGGTAAGGTTACATTAGATTTAGAAGAATCTGCGGATGCTATTATGAAATTAGCTGAAACTAAAGTGGGTCCAACAATGACTCAAGAAGAAGCAGAAAATTGGGCAGGAGTTAACTTAACTAAATCTATTGAAAAGAAAATAGCTGGACAGTTAGTTCAACAACAAGTTCCAGTTCTTCCTCCAGTTGCTGATGTAGCTCCTATAATAGAAGCTCCTGTGCAAACAGAAGAAATAATAGAAGAAGCTCCTAAAGCAATAGAAGAAGGAGATGTTGATTGGAATACACCTGCTAAACCTAAAGGTAAAAAGAAATTATACAGACTACAAGTGTTAGATCAAGTTAGTAAAATAACAACAGAAGATTGGGCAAATGTAGAAAAGTTCATTGCTAAGGTGATGCCAAATATTCCTTTATACAGAGTGAAGAATATCATTCAAGCTACCAATGGTAGACAAGCTTATGGTATGCTTCATGATGCTGCTATATATGTATATGAAGGTGCTGAGGTTGGAACTGCTTACCATGAGGTATTTGAAGCTGTGTGGAAAATGTTTGCTGGACCAGCTGAGAAACAACTTATTATTGATGAGTTTAGAAATAGAAAAGGAAGTTATGTAGATAGATTTACAGGAGAAACTGTAGAATATTCTAAAGCAACTAATGAACAATTAAAAGAAGAACTTGCTGAAGAATTTAGAGAAGCTGTATTAGAAGGAAAATCTGTTGATAGATCTGAGAAGTATCAAGGTAAATCTTTAATAGGAAAACTATTTAATGATATGATTAACTTTATCAAAGAGTTTTTCTATGGTAAGAATGCTGCTGCTAATACACAAGCTCTATTTGATAGAATTGGTAATGGATACTATGCACAATACAATCCATTTGAAACAAAATTATCATATGCTAATAGTGGTATAATAGATATCAACCAAGTTACTGCTACAGATGAATCTGAGTATAGACTTAAAATTAAAAACATTCCTGCTAAACAAGTACATGACATTATTCAACAAATGACATACAGTACACTTTCTAATTTAGCTGAATCTAAAAAGAGTTTGTTTGAGGTACAAAAACCTAAGAGAGGTGAATTGTACAGTAGACTTAAAAGAGAAGTGTTAGAAGACTGTATAATAGCATCTAGAGATGAGTTATATGAATCTGTAGCTAGGAAAGAACAAACACTTGAGCAAATCACTCCACAGATAAATAACTTAAAAGATTTATTTGATAAAATCAAAGAAGAGTGGCCTGCTATTGTTGAGAAACATGAGGAGCATCTTAAGTCTTATTCTATTGAGTTTGATGAAAATGATGATCTTAATATAAATGATGAAGACAATTCTGGTAAAGGAGATTATGTAAATGCTAGACAAGTTGATTCTTTCAGAAAAGCTAACAGTGTAATCAAACTTTTATTAGCTACATTACCTAAAACTAAATTACTTAAAGGTGAGATAGTTCCAGAGGTTTCTACAATAGGTGGTGTTATGTTAATGCCTGCAGATCAAGCATTTATAACATTGATGAATACATTACATTCTTCTGTGAACATAGATGATATGTTTAATAGATTGAGAACAATGGCTAAGGCTAATCCAAACTATGATGTATTGTACAGACGTTTAACTAATGATAGTGCTCTTGATAAGCCAATTAATTTTGATTCATTGCAACAACATGATTTACAATTAATGACAGCTTTCTGGAACTCTATGAAGAAACAGAATGCAGATGTTGTTACAGTGTTTGTACTTCCTTCTGGTGAAGTGGTAATTGGTAACTCTGCATTAAGTGGAGCTGCTAGACAAGCTAAACGTGAGATGTTAAATAATATCACTGAAGGAATTAGAACTGATAAGACTAACTATTTCTACTATGATAAAAAATCTAAAAAATATAATCCTAAAGAATTAGTAAAAAGAATTAGTTTTAACTCAGGTCAATTAGGACAGTATGTTGCATTCTTACAAGGAGTGGGTATAGACTTTAAACTATCTGATCTTGAAGATAAAACTAAAATAAATCCTGATCAACTTAGATTGTTCAGAAAAGCTGTAGAAGGAATTCAACAAAGTTTCTCTAATCTAGAAGATATTTCAACTCTTACAGCTAAGACATTAAATATTGATAAACGTCTTACACAATTAGGAACAATAAAAGCTATACTTGAAAATCCTGATTTTGAAAGTACATATTTCAATATCAATGGAGAGCGTACACAATCTTTTATTGGAACTAATTCTATTAGTGCTATGCATGATGTACTTTCTCAATTGACTAATATCAAACAATTAGGTGATACAGTTAAAGGATATGCTGCATACAATTATCTATTAACAGATAAATTTGCTAAAGGATCTGTGATGCTATCTAAAATGTTTGATCTTGCAGAAGATGGTGATGGTGGACGTGTAGCTGGTACAGAAGATCTTATGAAGCCTGTGTTTGTTGATGGAACAATTGATGAGCAAAATGGAAATAAGAAAGAGAGTTCTAAACTATCTGCTAAACAAAGACTTGTTCAAGAAATGAATCTTAATTCAGGAGGTATATTCTTAAACCTTGTACCTGGAGATGCTTCTATTGAACATGCTATTAAAATGTATAATGATGATAGTCCTTTTGTTACAGATGAAGCATTCAGTAATGGTAAGTACTTAGATATATTTAGAGATTATTTTACATCTGAAGTGGAATTATCTAGAGATAAAAGAACAGTTGTTACAGGTAGATCTGCAACAGACCTTCGTTTCTTCAAAGCTATATTAGGAGATGCATTACATAATAAAATTATGTCTAAGACTAATTCTAAAAAATCTTCAGAAAAAGTATATGAAGAAAACAAAAAAGAAATAGACAATGCTGTTAAAGCTTTCATTATTAAAGAAGCAGAAGACACAGAAGTTCTTCTTAGAAACTATGGTATTGTAACTACAACTGCTGAAGGAATAGAAACTGAAGGATTGTTACTTACTGAGGACAAAGAAATTAGTCAAAAAGAATTAGCTGATAAATTAAAAGTGTTATCAGTTAACTATATGATAGCTAATATTGAAATGCATAAACTTATTTATTCTGATCCTTATCAGTATTCAGATGAGTTGAAACGTATTAAAAACTTTAACTCTCCTAGACAAGCATTGTTATATGGATCTATTAAAGTTAATGCTGCATTGAATAATAAATACAATGAAGGATATGAAATAGATGATATAGGATATACAGACATGAACGTAGATCATTTTGTATCTACTGTAATGGAAGATGTGTTCTCTACAGATGAGCTTGATGAATATCTTAAACCATATGAAGAAACAGATGGTGGTGGATATATTACAGCAAAAGCTAATCGTGTATTTGCTCTTCGTTCTGGTCAATGGAATGATAGTAAAGAACAACAATACAGATATGATGTTGCTTATGAAAAGACTGTAAAAGGAATTCCTCTTACAGCTGAAGAGAAAGCATTTGGTATTAAAAAGGTTACTAGAGCATCTGGTGAAGAAGTTTATGTTGGAAAGAATCCTAACATGAAAAGTTTCTACACTCCTATTAAACCTATTGTATCAGGAAATAAAAATGATGGTAAAGATTACAATGATATTGTATTAGATAAGTTTGCATTAGTTCCACTTTCATTTAGAATACTACATGAAATGAATCCTGAGTCAAATGCTATCAAGATGTATAATAAAATGCAAAGAGAGAATGTTGACTATGCTGTTTATGGAACAGGTAGAAAGGTAGGTACTGGTATAGCTACTCCTTTATATCTTCCTTCAGGAGAATTTAACGAAGCTTCATTTGATGAATTAAATAATATTCCATTCTCTATAATGGGTGTACAAACTGAGGTGCCTTCTAAAGACACTCCATTAGTAACACAAGGATCACAGATTACAAAACTTGCTACAATGGACTTCTTAGAAGCTGGTGTGCCAATTGATTTTGAAATTAAAGATGCTAAAGGAAATATTATTACAGACTTCAATGAACGTTTTGCTAAATGGACTTCTTTTAAAACAGAAGCAGAAAAAGAGAAAGTTTCTCTATTATATAAAGAGATTGCTAACAATCAAAAATTATTAGAAGCTAAAATAGAACAAGGGTACAAAACTTTATTGAAGAAACTTGGTATTACACAAGGTGTTAATAAAAAAGGTGAACCTACTTTTACTATATTAAATAAAGACAAACTGGTTAATACATTAAGAGATGAAATCTTGAAGAGAGAAGTGAATGATAATATCATTGATGCTCTTGAAGGATTTAAAGATGGAGATGTTGTGCTAGAAGCTACACCTGCATATCAACAAATCAGAAACATTCTATATTCTATAGCTGATAAAAATGTTGTACGTCCTAAAATATCTGGTGGTCAAAAAGTACAGATTTCTTCCACATTATTTGAATCTACTCGTATTGAAGGAAAAGAATTTAAAGATAAGAATGGAGTTACTAAATACCGTTATTTATCTGACATTCTTAACTTCTATAAGAATGAAGATGGTAAACGTGTATGTGAGATAATGGTAGCTAGATGGTTTGATAATGCTCAAACTAAAAAGATGACTGATACAGAGCTTCTTAATTATTTAAATAATACAAAAGAAGGAAAAAGTATATTAGCTGGTATTGGGTATCGTATCCCTACACAGAAACAAAACTCTATTGATAGCTTTGTTATCAAACAATTCTTACCAAAAGATTTTGGTGATAGTGTTGTTATTCCTTCAGCTCTTGTTAAAAAGGTTGGATCGGATTTTGATATTGATAAGTTGTCAATCTATTTAAAGAATACATTCACTAATAAACAAGGTGACCTTACAAATATTCCTTATTTTGGAATTGGACAACAAGCCATTGATAAGTTTATCAAAATGTATGATGATGGTGAATTAAATGGTTACATTAATTCTAAAAAAGATGCTTTGCCAGTTGGAGAAGCTGAAGATAGATTAATGGAAAGTATGTTTGCTGAAAATTACTCTATTCAGAAAGATGATATTATAAATGAGTTATATCAAAAATCTCTTGAGAATGCATACATTCAATCATTGCAAAACTTAGTTAGTCATGAATTAAACTTTGATAACTTAGTTAAGCCTAACTCTGCAGATGAGATGAAAGATCTTTCTATTGACATTAATAAAGAGATGGGTAATCCAGAGATTGACTATGGTGCTGTAGGTAATATGTTAAGTAGAGGATTTATGTCTTCTCTAAGACAAGCATTTGTATCTGGTAAGTATGCAATTGGTATTGCTGCAACTGGTCAAACTAACCATGCAGATAATCAACGTACTGCAACATATATTGACTTTGATAAATTAAAAGATGTAGATCCTGTAGATAGAGAAATCTTAGGAGGTAATCCAAAATCAAATATATTTGCTAGAGATCCAAATGTTAATTTTGAAGCTTACAACTCTATTGTTATTGATGGTGTAAATAGACCTACATTAGCAATGGTTAAAAACCAAGCTGGTAAATATATATCCGATATTATTGGACAATTCATTGATGGATATGTGGATATCTCTAAAGGTCCTTGGATCATGAGACTTGGTGCTACACCAAATGTAACATCATCATGGTTATTCTTAATCAAATTAGGTGTACCTGCTGATACTGTTGCATATTTTATGAACCAACCTATTGTTAAAGATTACTTACGTACATTAGAGAACAAAGGATATACATGGTTATTCAATGATCGTATAATGATAGATACATTAGATGTATACTCTTCAGGTATTCCTTTGAATCAACAGCCTACTATTTCTGGTATTCCTTCTGAAGAAGAGTTGTTCAAGATGCTTAAGTATAACAAAGTAGGTATAAAAACTCAAATGAGTGACATACAAAAACTTCAACAACAATACATACTAAAAGAATTCATAAAGTATTCTAAAATGTCTTCTCAGTTGTTTGATGTAGTACAAGGTTCTAATATAGATACTGCTACAATCAATGATCCATATTTAGTATTCAAAAAAATGCTTCAATTAGAGAAGGCTAGAAAGTCTATCATCTCTTCTGTGGATAATTTATTGAATAGTTCATTTAAAGGAGTTCTTAAGAATACTATATTCAATGTAAGAGATGCATTCGCTGAGATTCTTATATCTGATAAACCTAATGTAAGAACTGTAATGCAAGATGTCCTAACACCATATGTAAAATTAAGTGATAGAGACTTTGTTAAAGTGAGTCAGAAAGCAGTGAATGATCTATTTGATTGGGCTGTACAAACTAACACAGGAGTTAATGTTAATATATCAAATATATTATTGGGTAAAGATGATAAGAAAAGTGCTGCTCAACAAATTATAGATTTCAAAGATTCTATTCTAGGAAATAAATATAAAGGCATTAGTGCAAAACCTGAGCATCCATTATTTGATAATATCATTCTTAATTCAATCAAGATGGAAGCTGGTACCAAAGAAGGTAAAGCTGATAACTTATATATTGCAGGAAGAGATAACAAAGTGTATGATCAAAACTTAATCATATATGGATTTGATGAACTAAGAGCAAACTTAGGAAATGAAGGAAAAGATTTATATGGTAAACTTGTTAGACTTGCTGTATTACAATCAGGTGTTACTAATTCTCCAATAGCATTCACTAACCTTCTTCCTTATAATGATTTCAAAAATATCTATAATGAAACCTTGTCTGGTTTGGAAAATATGCCTAACTTAGCTGACTTCAATAAATTACATGTGTTTGAAAGAAACAACTGGAATAATTCTACTATTATGCCATTCATGAGAGTGAGGATGACGTTAGGTAAAAACTATGAAGGGAAAGCTAATCTATATGATGCTAATGCATATTTTACAGATGTGAATTTAAAGACAGCAATTAAAGAGGGAAGACTTCCTAAAGTTGTAGGTATAAGCCCTTATGGTGATGGAAGAAATGATTTTCTTACATATAGCTGGGAAGAGAGTATTCCTTATGCTGAAAGAGTTGCAAGAAAGAAAAGTGGAGATCGTTCTCATATACACAAAGTACTAATGCAAAAAGTATATACAACAGATGATAAAGGTAATCGTATACCATTAATTCAAGTATCTACAGGAAAAGACGGAAGAACTTATACAAAACATATATTTAAAGCTATCAATGCTTGGGGTGATTCATTCAGAGCTCAAGAGTTTTATGACTATGAAAGATCTTCTGTATTAGATAATGATTACGATAAAGTACAAAAAGTAACAGATATACAAGGTAAACAAATTGAATCAGGAGAAGTGACAGATGATGAAGTGGTAAGAATCTTTAGAAACGAAGTTGCTGGAGAAACACAAGTTGCTCAACCTGAATTATCTGTAAGTGAAAAACCTGAAGAATTAACCCAAGAAGAATGGGATGGTCTATCAGATGAAGAAAAAAATAAAATAAAAGAATGTTAATATGGCACATTGTGTAAATAGAAGTTCTAAAGAGTTTAAAGCATTAGCTGAACAATCTAACATCAATCCAATAGTTCTTGCTGCAAAGGTTTCTTTGTGGCAGGAAATTAATGGTTTAGATAACTTTCCAAAGATATCAGATATTGTTGTACCAAATGAAACTGCAAAACAAACTTTAGATATAATGAAAGTGGCTGCTACTAAAATGGGCATAGACTTTGTATCACTTGCAGATTATGCTAAAGCTAATCCAGCCATAGATATAACATCTGTAAATGGACTTGCGGATCTTCTTAAAGGAGTGATAGCTGTTGCACAAGGAATGGAAGAAGTTGCTACAACTGAAGAAATTGTTCACTTAGCTACAGCTATTCTTGAACAAACTAATCCACGACTTATAACACAACTTATTAGTAAGATAGATAGATTTAAAATCTACAATCGAACTTTTGAATTATACAAGAACAATAAGGCCTATCAATTATCAAATGGTAAGCCAGACATTAGAAAGATTAAAAAGGAAGCTGTAGATAGACTTATAGCTGAGTTAATTGTATACAATACAGAAGGATCTACAGAGTTTCCTGAACTAATGGATGAAGAAACTCGGTCAATGATTAGACAATGGTGGGAAACTATTCTTGATTATATTAGAGGAGTGTATGGTAAATCTAATATTGATATATTCAAATCTACTGCTGCTCAAGTTGCAACAGGTGAAGTTGGAGGTACAGTTGCTGATATAAAACAAGCAGGTGTATTCTTTAATTTATCTGATGATGTTAAGACACAGATAGATAATTTCTATAACAATGTTGTAGAGCATAATGATAAACTTGAATTATTTCCTCAAACAGTTGAGGATACAAGACATTATAAGTATGAAGGAGTTAGAGTGACTAAATCTGTAACAGAAAAAGTAAAAGAGAAGTTTGGTAAAATATTTACTAGAACAGAAGCTCAGAAGCTTGTAGATGATCAAAAAAGAGACTGGGGATCTGAAGGACATAGATTTATAGAACAATATATTCTCAACAATCTTATAGATAAAGATGGATATAAAAGAGCGGAGTTTGGTGTTGAACCAATCTCTTCTACACTTAATGGAGCATTACAAGTACAACTTGGAAAATTTGCACAAGGATTAATCAATTCATATCCAGCAGGAACTAGATTCCTTATAGAAAAGAAAGTGGTTAATACTAAAGTGAAAGGAATGATTGCTTCTGCAGTGGATTTCAAAGCTATATATCCTATCAATAAGAAAGATGGTACCCAAGGCATGAAAATTGATAATCTTGACTGGAAGTTCACATCTATAGATAAAAACAAAGATGAAGATATTCCTTGGTATAAAAGAAGAGAGTGGGTTCCTCAAATGGGTGAATACACACAAATAGATTATAATTATGGAGCTACAAGAGATCAGATAGGCAAAGCTAGGATGATTCCATTCATAGTGAACTATGATAACACTGTACAATCAGATAAATCATCTCCTCTTATTCCAACAAGTCTTGAAATAGGTAAGCTTGATTCTTTAACAGAAACAAACTTATACTTACTTCCTGTTCCTACATTAGCTGAATCTACAGGTAATCCACAAGTGGATGCTCTTATAACTTCATTACAGACACAGTATGAGAAAATGTTTAAGAAACATGGACCTGAAGAAACTGAGTTTGCTAGAAAACAACAATTGTCTCAACTTAGTAAAGCTATTCGTAACTTACATATCAAATTAAATTTTGAACCATTATATAATGTTGCTAAAACCTTTTTAGAGAATGCTAAAACTGCAATTTCTGATTTCGAGAAATTAGATTATGCAAACTTAGATGAAGCAGAACTTAGTAAAGGATTAAAAGAATTATTAGAATACAGCAAGAGTGCTAATAAGTTTGCTTCTATGGATGAAGTATTTCTTTCTCAATACCCTAAAGCTGGTATGACAGAAGAGAATAAAAGAACGCTTGATGGACTTGAAGATATTACTAAGAGTACACAAAGGATGCAAGATAAAATTCTTGACTTACAAAAAATATTTACAGCTAATATTGCTGTTAAACAAGGAATTGTTTCTGAAGAAAAGAAACTAACAGTAGTAGAAGCTGAAGCTGCTATAAATGGATTTGCTAAAACTTGGGCTGAGGGAACAAGACTGTCTGCTAAGATAGTTAAACTTGCTTCTAATTTAATTATGAATGCTAGCTCTATGGTTAATAGAGAAGCAGCTAAACAAATAAAACTATTTGGTAAGCTATTGATTCCATTAGAAGAATCAGCAAGTGCTCAAGGAAAGAATGCATTTGATTTAATAGCAACTATGACTCCATCTGGACCTGCATTAGTTAAGAAAATAGATAGAGAGTTCTTAGATAAATTAAAAGAAGCCAGAGAGAATAAGAATAAATCTTTTCTAATGGATAATATGAATATGACTGAGTTCAATGAACAAGCAAAAAGTTATATTGAAACTAATCTAAAAGTATTAGATAATACTAAGTATTCTTTAGATTTAGATGAGGATGCTCGCATGAGAGAACTTCAAAAGAAAAATCTTAGAAACTCTATTGATATTAATAAAGATTCATTTAATGGATACACTAATTATAACTTTATACAATTATCTAATCAAGCGATGATTGAAAAAGGTCATTATTCTAAAGAGTATCAACAAATGGCTAATAACCCAGCTGCATTAAATATGTGGGAGTTCTTAACAGCATTAAATCAAAAAGGTAAAGACTTAGGTTATCTTCAAAATAACTCTATATCATTCTTTCCATTGATAGAAGCTACTACATTAGAAAAGTTTGGAAAAACATCAGATGTTATTGCAGAAGCAGGAGATTTCTTTAAAGGATTATATTCTACAAATATAAATGAAGAACAAAATCTTTCTAAAATAGATCCTGAAACAGGCAAGGTTAAGAAACAAATACCTAAATATTTTACTAAGACTGATAAGACTTATAATCAATTGTCTACAGATCTTAATAAAGTGGGAAGTCTTTGGATCAAAGCATTATTAGATTATGAAAGTGCTATTAATATGGAAGATACTCTTCAGACATTATTAGCTGTAGAGAACGCAAAAGGATCATTAACACTTGATGAAAATGGAACTGTTCAATTTGATTCTTCTAATGAACCAATATTACAGAAAGAAAATAAAAATGCTGCTATCCTAGAAACTATTATTGATGATAGTTTATACAAACTAGAACAAGATCTTGGATCATTAGGTAACATTGGTATATCTACTATTACAGGAAAACTTAGTAAGACAGAAGAAGGTAAACAGAAAGCTGCTGTAAATATTAAAAAGACATTAAGAAATGCTGACACATTAACAAGAGCACTTGCTGTAGGACTTAAACCTTTAATTTCTATAGCTAACTGGGCTGGTGGTCAGTTTCAATCTTATATCAACGCTGGTGGATTATATACATTCTGGGGAGATTTTGAAAAGAATAACCTAAAGGTATCAACTAATAAACTATCTCTTATAGAGAAAGGATTATTACATATGATGGTTCCGTTAACTGAAGATGTTGTTACAGAAGAAAGAAGAAAAATAGCTAAAGAACAAGGATTGATTAAATATCTTTCAACATGGTCATTCAGTGATATAATGATGTCAACCAATGCTTTCCCTGAGAAAAAATTACAACTTGCTAATGCATTAAGTATCATTGATAATTCAATGGTAATAAATGGTAAAGTGATAAATATAAGACAATATTTAGCTGCTCAAGATAGAGAAAGTAAATATGGTTTATCTGAATCAGAAAGAAAGAACTTAGAGGCTACATTTGAAGATAGAGTGAAAGCATTAAAAGAAACTTCTTCATTAACTAAGACAGCAATTGTAGAAGGTGATGAAATAGTTATTCCTGGAGTGAGTGATGAAGAGCTTGCTAAATTTAGAACTCAAATCATTGAATACGGCAGAAAGCTTAATGGTCAAATGAATCAAGATAATAAAGCTGGATATAGAAGAGATGCTATATTTAGTTCATTCATGATGTTTAAAACATGGATTCCTAAATTAGTTGCTGAAAGAACTACAGACATTACAAAAAATGTTGAGGTTGGTAACTGGGAATATGGTAGAACAAGAGCATTCATTAAAACTTGGGCCCATTTAGGAACAAGAAACATAATGGCTATGCGAGATATAATCAATGGTACTGATGAAGGATTAAGAATTCTTGATGAAATGCTACAAGATAAAAGAGATGAGCATTATAGAAAGACTGGTCAAGAGTTAGATATAACTAAAGAAGAATTCTATGATCTTATGAGAAGAGAATTAACTAATCAAATGAAAGAGTTAAAACTTTTAGTATTAATTATGGCTACGTTGGTTGCTGCTAAAGCTGCTGAACCACCAGAAGATGCTACAGATCTTGAGAAGAATAGATATAAGTTATGGGCTAAGATGTTAAACAAAATATCTGATGAGGTAACCTTCTATTATAATCCTTTATCATTTGAAGCTATGACAAAAGGATCTATACTTCCATCATTAACATTAGTCACTAAAGTGGAGAGAGTGTTTATTCAATTTAATAAAGAATTTGGTGATGAACCAACTAAAGCATATCCTCAAAAAGCTATATTCAATTTAATTCCTGGTCTTTCTCAATTCCAAACAGAAATTCTACCATATGTAGATCCTGAGTTAGCTAAATCGTGGGGAATAAGAGTTAGTGCTGAATCAAGAAGATAGTAGATAGAACGCTATATTATACCAGTTATTTACCATACATCCTTTTAATATACATATTTAATAATTAACTTTGCTTACATGAGAACAGCTGCAATTTGCCCAACATGTGCTGTGTACGAGAATGCTAAATGCATTGTCTACAATGGCCCTTATCTTACTAATATAAAAGTGAATCCTTTAGAGGATCTTGAATCTATATTATCTAAGATAAATACTAATTTAGTACCATTATCTGGTACAACTGCTCCTAGTAGCTCTGCTACATATTTAGGACAAACTTATTTGAATACAACAAGATATATGTTATACTTTGCTAAGTCTGTAGGGACTGGAGCAGCTGACTGGAGTCTTGTATTAACAACCCCTGCTACAGGTACACCTGAGTTAGCTAACAATGCTGCTGCTCTATTTGCTGGCTTAGTTGCTGGTCAGATCTACCGTACAGGAGATCTTCTTAAAATCGTTCACTAATAATCCAATCCAATGAGTGTAATTTGTGCTGCTAATCCTTGCCCAATATTATTAAGTGCATCCTGTGTATTCTACGAAGGACCTAACTTAATATGTACTGGTATAAATACTAACGAAACCCTTGAATCTGCATTAAAGAAAATTAATGATAGACTGTGTTCAGGTGCTGGTGCTGATGGAACTAGTGGTACTTCTGGTACCAGTGGAACGTCAGGTACCTCAGGCACTAGTGGAACATCCGCAACTTCAGGCACTTCTGGTACCACTGGTACTAGTGGTAGTTCTGGTACTAGTGGTAGTTCTGGAACCTCAGGAACTACTGGAACCAGTGGTACATCTGCTACATCTGGAACTGCTGGAACTTCAGGAGTGCAAGGTGATAGATATAGAACAGTCTCTACAGATTGTTTTACATTAGGTAACTCAGGAACACTTATTGTTGATATAGGATTGTCATACACTCCTGGTCAATCAATTGTTATTGCATACAATGCATTTAATTATCAAGAATCTGTTGTTTTAACATACAATCCTTTTACAGGAGATTTAACTTTCACTGCCCCTACATTAGTAGTTGGTGCTGGAAACTATTGTATATGGGATATAAACCTAGATGGAGCAACAGGAGGAGATGGATCTTCTGGTACTAGTGGAACAAGTGCTACAGCTGGTACAAGCGGTACAACAGGAACTAGTGGTACAACAGGAACTAGTGGTTCTAGTGGAACTTCTGGAAGCTCAGGTACATCGGGTACTAGTGGCACATCTGGTAGTTCTGGTACTACTGGAACTTCAGGAACAACAGGAACAAGTGGCTCTGCAGGATCAAGTGGGTCAAGTGGATTAAATGGATCTTCTGGAGCTGCTATAGCTAACTGGTTTGCAAGTTATTCTGATAATGGGAATCAACCTATAATAGCTGCAAATACACCTACACCAGTTACATACAATACAACAGAAATAGCAAATGGTATTATTCTAGATGTTAGTCAACAGATTAGATATCCACATGCTAACATATATGAATTTGGATATTCTCTACAAGTAGAAAAAACTGGTGGCCCAAGTACAGATATAGAGATATGGATTAGAAAGAATGGTAATAACATTGTTAGAACAGATTCTTATTTAAGTATTACAGCTGATGGTGTAATACAACTACCATATGTATCTTTTATATTAGAACTATTAGCTAATGATTATTTAGAAATTATATTTTCTTCTACAAGTCAATATGTTCAATTAACAGCTAAGGCTGCTAAAACTTCTCCATACGCTGCACCAGCAGCACCTTCTGTTATTGTTAATACAAAACAAATAGGTGTAGGTGTAGGTAGTACATCAGGAACCTCTGGTACTAGTGCCACATCAGGTACTACAGGAACATCAGGTACCTCTGCAACATCAGGTACGTCTGCTACAAGTGGAACTGCTGGAACTAGTGGAACCTCTGCAACAAGTGGTACTTCAGGTACATCAGGAACTAATGGTTCTGCAGGAACTTCTGGTACTTCTGGAACGTCAGGTACTAGTGGTAGCTCAGGAACATCAGGAGTAGATGGTACATCAGGTACAAGTGGAATAGATGGATCTAATGGTACGTCAGGTACATCTGGTACAAGCGGTAGTTCTGGATCTTCATCAACTAGTGGTACTAGTGGAACAAGTGGAACTACAGGTACATCAGGAAGTTCTGGAAGCTCAGGAAGTTCTGGAACAAGTGGAACTAGCGGTACTAATGGATCAGCTGGAACCTCTGGTACATCTGCTACTAGTGGGACTTCTGGTACATCGGGTACCAGTGGGACTTCTGGAACATCAGCCACAAGTGGAACTAGTGGTACTAGTGCAACTAGTGGGTCTTCAGGAAGCTCTGGATCCTCTGCTACATCTGGTACATCTGGATATTCTGGAGATAAATATGCTACATCATCTACTACATGTTACACTATACAAGCACCTCCTGGTACAGGTACTATTACTGTTGATACAGGGCTTGCTTATACATTAGGACAAAGTATAATTATAACTTATTCAGGTGATGCTTTACAACACAATGAAGCTATCGTTACAGGATATGATCCATTAACTGGTATATTAAACTTTCAAGTGACTGGTCAAACTGGTTCAGGATTATATTGCTCATGGTTTGTTAATTTAGATGGTGCAACAGGTGGTGATGGATCAAATGGTACATCAGGTTCTAGTGGTTCTTCAGCTACAAGTGGCACATCTGGAACAACAGGAACCTCAGGTACTACAGGTACATCAGGATCTAGTGGAACAACTGGTACATCTGGAACAACTGGTACGTCTGGTACGTCTGGTACTAGTGGTACTACAGGTAGTTCTGGATCATCAGGTATTGATGGTACATCAGGAACTACAGGTACATCTGGTACATCTGCTACTAATGGTACAGGTGGAACTAGTGGAACAAGTGGAAGCTCTGGTTCTTCTTCTACATCTGGTACATCAGGATCTTCTTCTACGTCTGGTTCTTCAGGTTCTAGTGGAACAAATGGAACAGGTGGAACATCAGGATCTAGTGGATCTTCTGGTAGTAGCGCAACTTCAGGTACATCAGGTACATCAGCAATTAATGGAACAGATGGAACTTCTGGAACATCAGGGTCTAGTGGTACAGCTGGTACATCTGGAAGTACAGGAACAAGCGGAACTTCAGGAAGTAGTGGTTCTAGTGCAACATCAGGAACATCAGGTACCACAGGTACGTCTGGTTCAAGTGGAATTAATGGTTCTAATGGAACCTCTGGAACCTCTGGAACCTCTGGTGCAAGTGGTTTAGGATATACAAATCCTGTTGCTGGTCCAACATCTGGAACTTGGGTAACAGATTGTTCTTTAGTAGGAACAAATATTTCTTTTTATATATCTGGATCAGAATTAGGTGCATACACTGTAGGTAATTTTGTAAATCTAATTGATACTACATCAGGTAGTACATTCTATTATTATGGTAGAATAACTTTAATACAATTTGCTGGAGGATTTGGATGGGCAATATATGTTGATGTATTAGATTGTGGTGGGGTACCAGTTGGATCTCCATCAGGAAATTGGCAAATGCTACTTACAGGAACTGAAGGTTCTTCAGGATCTAGTGGTACATCTGGATCTAGTGGTACATCTGGAACTAGTGGTATTAATGGTACTAATGGAAGTTCAGGAACTAGTGGTACAACTGGAACATCAGGGTCATCAGGTATCAATATAGGTTCTAGTGCGGTTATTATATTAGGTGCTGGTGTATGTTCTTCTGTAAGAGATGGAGTTGGTAATACTTCTACTGGTGCGTTTAGTGCTTCTTTAGGAGGTCAAAATAATAATGCAACTAATAGTTGTGCGACAATAGCTGGTGGATGTACAAATAATGCAACTGGTCAAGTATCAACAATTGGTGGTGGTCAAAATAACACTGCTTCTAATTATCAATCAACAGTTGGAGGTGGTAAATCTAACATTGCTTCTGGAGAAAAATCAACAGTTAGTGGTGGTCAATCTAACACTGCTAATGGTAATTTTGCAACAGTAAGTGGAGGTTTAAGTAATGTAAGTTCTTATGTAGGTACTGTTAGTGGAGGTGTTAACAACAATTCTAGTGCTTATTCTTCAACAATTGGGGGTGGTAAACAAAACACTGCTTCTGGAGATACATCAATAATAGCTGGTGGTGGTTGTAATACTGCTTCTGGTGGTCGTTCAACAATTGGTGGTGGTTATCGAAATGTCGCTTGTAATATTTATTCAACAGTTGCTGGTGGTAATAGTAACTTTGCTTCTGGTAGTCGTTCATTTATTGGTGGTGGTTTTTCAAATACTGCTTCTAATAGTTATTCAACAATTACTGGTGGTAATGGTAATATTGCTTCTGGTATTCGTGCAACAATTGGTGGAGGACAAGAAAATTCTGCTTCTAATTCTTGTTCAACAGTCAGTGGTGGTCTTTTTAACATTGCTTCTGGTTTTAATTCATTTGTAGGTGGTGGTAAAGGAAATGTTGCTTCTAGTGATTGTTCAACAGTTAGTGGTGGTTATAAAAACTGTGCAACTCAGAATTATTCAACAATTGGAGGTGGTAGATATAATTTTATTTCAACTCGTTTGTCAACAATTGGTGGTGGATGTTCTAATAGATTAGCTGGTAATCATTGTTTTGGTACTATCGGTGGTGGATATTGTAATTTTGTAAAAGGACAATATGGTAGTTATAATAGTAAAGCATCAACTATTAGTGGAGGAAGAAATAATTATACCTGTGGTTCATATATTAGCATTAGTGGTGGATTACGAAATTGTGCAACTGGTGCTTGTTCAACTATTGGTGGTGGTAAATGTAATGTTACAAGTTACGCTGGTTCAACAATAAGTGGTGGTTCTTATAATATTGCTTCTAATAGTTATTCAACAGTTGGAGGAGGATATTGTAACACTGCATCTGGTAATGATTCAATAGTAGGAGGTGGTAATAGTAATACTGCTTCTGCTTGTAGTTCAACAATTGGTGGTGGTCGTAGCAATACTGCTACTAATTATTTTGCCACAATTGGTGGTGGTCAACAAAACATTGCTTCTGGTCTTTATTCAGCAGTTGGTGGAGGTCAAGCTAATACTGCTTCTGGTTCTCGTTCAACAATTGGTGGTGGTGTTGCTAACACTGCTTCTGGTTATCGTTCAACAATAGGGGGTGGTTATAGTAATACTGCTTCTGCTTATCATTCAACAATTGGTGGGGGTAAAACTAATACTGCTTCTGGCATCCGTTCAACAGTTAGTGGTGGATATAGTAATATTGCTTATAATTTTAGTTCAACAGTTGGAGGTGGTCAATATAATAATGCTTCTGGTATAGGTTCAACAGTAAGTGGTGGCGGAGTGAATTATTATAATTTTAGTTATTATAGTGCTGGTAATAGTGCTTTTGGAAATTCTTCAACAATTGGCGGTGGTCTTTTTAATATTGCTTCTGGATGTAGTTCTTTTATTGGTGGTGGTTGTAGCAACACTGCTTCTGCTAATAGTTCAACAATAAGTGGTGGTCAAAGCAACACTTCTTCTAGTAATTTTTCAACAGTTGGTGGTGGTGTAATTAACACTGCTTCTAATCCTTATTCAACAGTTAGTGGTGGTTTACAAAACACTGCTTCTGGTAATTCTTCAACAGTAGGTGGTGGTAGAAATAATATTGCATCTGGTATTCAATCAGCAATTGGTGGGGGTTGTCAAAATACTGCTTCTGCAACTTATTCAACTGTTGGTGGTGGTAAATATAATACTAACAATAGTCAGTATTCTACAATTTCTGGTGGTTGTGGTAATATAATTCCAAATACACAAAATAATAGAAACACTATTGGTGGTGGAGTTTGTAATGTAATGATAGCTAATACAAGTGGTGCTACAATTAGTGGTGGTAGAGCTAATACTATAAGTAGTGGTAGTGGTAGTTGTTATATGACTATTAGTGGTGGTTGTTGTAATACTATTACTTCTGGTACTGCATCAACTATTGGAGGTGGGAAATGTAATACTACTTCGGCTTTTAGTGCAACAGTTAGTGGTGGATATAGTAATACTGCTTCTGCTGGTCGTGCAACAGTTGGAGGTGGTAGTAATAATGTTGCTTCTGTTTATTGGGCAACAGTTGGAGGTGGTAATGCAAACAATGCTTGTGGTCAATCTTCAACAATAGGCGGTGGAACTTCTAATATTGCTTCTAGTAATTATTCAATAGTTGGTGGTGGTTATTCTAATGATGCTACTAATTCTTTTGCAATAGTTGGTGGTGGTAATGCAAACACTGCTTCTGGTAGTCGTTCTACAATAAGTGGTGGTCAATCAAATACTGCTTCTTCTTCTTATTCAACAATAGGAGGTGGTTTAAATAATATTGGTTCTGGTTGTTTCTCAACAATTAGTGGAGGTCAAGGCAATACTGCTTCTGGTACTCTTTCAAATACTGGAGGTGGTTTTTGCAACATTGCTTCTGGTAGTCTTTCAACAATTGGTGGTGGTCAATGTAACAGAAATTGTTCTGACTATTCAATAATTGGCGGTGGTGTAAGTAATTGTACAGATTACGGATGTTTGAATACCATTAGTGGTGGTATGACAAATAGAATGATTCATAATACCAATAGTATTATTGGGGGAGGTCAGAATAACTCAATTTGTGGAAATATTGCTAATTCTTCTTATACTCGTGGTAATTCTATTTTGGGAGGTTATAATAACGCTATAAACAATATAAGTTACGCTACGGAATCTCAAAATAATACAATAACTGGCGGAATATCCAATAGTATATTTGCATATAATTCTGCATATACCTGTTCTAATTTTATTGGTGGTGGTAAGAGTAATGCAATTTGTTCTTCAAGTAGTGATAAAGCCAGTTATAATTCTATTATAGGTGGTAGAAGTAATAATATAACTGGTTTTTGTAACTCACATATTATTGGTAGTTACCTTTCTGTAACTGCCAATGACACAACATTTGTTCAAGCATTATCAAAAACAAGTGGTACGTTTAGAATTAAGCACCCAGAACCTATAAAAAACAAAACGCATTACTTACAACACTCGTTTGTTGAATCGCCTACTGCTGGAGATAATATTTATAGATATGTTGTTAAAGTAGTAGATGGTGTTGCTGAAATTGAATTGCCAGAGTATTTCAAATTCCTAAATGAAAACACTCAAATTTGGGTAACGCCCAAAGAAGGTTTTGGAATTGCTTATGGAAAAGTAGATGAAAATTTAAAAAAAGTAACTATATTTGCTAACGAGGATTTAGAATATAACGTTCTTATCATAGGAACAAGAAAAGATAAAGATGCTATTGAAAATTGGAATGGTATTGAAATATTACAAAATAAAATAAATAAATAAATAAAATGGAAAATTTCACAATTCACATCTTCGGTTACGGAGAAACACAAATCAATTCAAAAGATTTGTCAGTAAAAGTATCAACTGATACATTAACAACAGTAACGCCTTTAGTGGCTGGAATATTTGCTAAAAAACCAGCAGATAATCCAACTGTAATTACAGACTTTCACGCTATTAACCTATTTGGTTATAACGATGTTCGTTGGACTGCAAAAGATAGCTTTAACGTAAAAGATGATGCTGACTTAAAACCACTTATCGATGCTTTAATTGCTGAATTGCAAAAAGCAAAAGACACAACTACTACCACAACTACAATATTGGTATAGTGTTCTAGATTTATTAAGAAAAAGGTAAGATTTTTATTAGTCTTACCTTTTTTTGTTTATCTTTGTATATAAAATCAATTAGTTATGAAGAAAAGAATTTTATTTAACTCCTCTCTTCCTAGAGCAGGATCAACTCTTCTGCAAAATATTATTGCAGATAACCCAGACTTTCATTGTACACCTACATCAGGATTCTTAGATCTTATATTAGGTGCAAAGCAAAGTTATAATAACTCATCAGAAGTAAAAGCACAAGATGCTGAACTAATGAAGAATGCTTTTGTAGGGTTTTGTCATAATGCTATGGATGGATATTTTAATGCTCTAACAGATAAACCTATTGTCTTAGATAAGAATAGAGGTTGGGGAATACATATTAATCTAGCTAGTGAGTTCATGGTGTCTCCTAAAGTGGTATGTATGATTAGAGATGTAAGAGCTGTATATTCTTCTATGGAGAAAAACTTTCGTAAGAATCCTACACAAGAGAATCATGTTCAAAATCCTAATCAATTAGTAGGTACTACTCTTCAAAAGAGAATTAACATATGGGCTGATGGACCACCAGTAGGTATATCTATGGATAGACTAAAAGATGTATTTGATCAGGGAATAGATAAGAAGATATTATTTATTCGTTATGAAGATTTAATGGACTTTCCTGAACAAGAGATGAGACGCTTCTATGAGTATATGGAACTTCCATATTATGAAGGACACAACTTTGAAACTGTTACACAGCATACACATGAAAATGATGCTATACATGGAATATATGGTGATCATAAACTAAGAACAAAGTTTGAAAGAAAGCCTGATGATTTTGAAGAAATCTTAGGATTTGAAATATGTCAATCAATTAAAAACACTTATCCTTGGTTCTTTACCAAATTTGGATACGTATAAATCAACCAATATGAATATAATATTTGATATATCAGGAGGCTTAGGAAAGAATGTTCTTTCTACAGCTGTATTAAAAGCTATTAAGACTAAACATCCTAAAGCAAACGTAATTGTTCTTACATCTTATCCAGATGTGTTTATTGGTAATCCAAATGTAAACAAGGTGATAGTTCATGGAACCACATTAGGTCTTTATAAAGATTACATAATGGGTAAGGACACAAAGATTTTTATTACAGATCCTTATACATGCTCTGATTACTTAACAGAATCAAAACATCTAATTGAAATATGGTGTAAACTATGTGAGGTGCCATATAATAATGAATTACCTGAGCTTTTTATATCTAAAACAGAAATAGAATACTTTGCTCCATTCTATAAATTAGATAAACCTATTCTTGCTATACAACCTAATGGTGGTCCTCAAGATCAACCATTAAAATATAGTTGGACAAGAGACATTCCTTCTCCAGTAATTAATGATGTAATACAACATTACAAAAAGAAATATACAATTGTACACATTAAACGTGATGATCAACCAATCTACGATGATACAGTAGGAGCTCTTGATTCATTTAGAAGTATAGCTGTTCTATTATCATTATCAGAAAGAAGACTTCTTATTGATTCATCAGCTATGCATATTGCTATAGCTCTAGGACTTCCAAGTGTTGTATGTTGGATAGGAACAAATTCAAAGGTGTTTGGATATGAAATGAATACTAATATAGATGCTAATGCTCCAGACAAAGAATTAAACTTAGATCATCCATATTTACAAAGACTTCCATTGTTTGAAGATATCTCTAGATGTCCATATACAGAACTAGGAAGTATATTCAATAGCGAAGACATAATTAAAGCATTGAAATAATGGCAGTATATTGGTTTACAGGACAGCCTTCACATGGTAAAACAGTTTTGGCTAAATTGCTAAAAGAAGAACTACAGAAATACGATAGAGTTTTTCATATAGATGGTGATGATCTTAGAGCTCTTACATTAAACAAAGACTTCTCTGAACAAGGAAGAATAGATAATGTCAAAGGTGCACAAAAAATAGCACATTATTTACATAATAAAGATTATACAGTGGTAGTTTCACTCATTGCTCCATATAGATGGCAGAGAGAAGAACTAAAAACTATGCTTGGTGCAGATCTTGTAGAACTATATGTTCATACAACAGAACCAAGAGAAAGAGATCATTTTAGTGTAAAAGATTATGAAGCTCCCTTAGAGAACTTTATAGATGTAGACACTACAGATGATACACCAGAAGAATCATTTGCTAAAATTTTAAAACTAATATAATGGGATGGAGTAAAAAAGTGCATGTAGAATCTTCTATGCAACCAAAAGATTCACAATATGCAATGTTTGTAGGAAGATGGCAACCTTTACATGAAGGTCATGTAAAACTTTTTCAACAAGCAGTATTAGAGGGTAAAAATCTTTTAATATGTGTAAGAGATGGAGAGGTTAATGATAAAAACCCTTATACGTCAAAACAAGTAAAAAAAGCAATAAAGGGCATGAGTAAAAATTGGTGGACAGAGGATATTTTACCTTTAATAGATAAATTAAAACCAAAAGTAAAAGTAATAATAATACCTGATATTTGCTCGGTTGAATTTGGAAGAGGTGTTGGTTATGATATAATAGAGCATATACCGCCTACAGAGATAGCAGAGATATCAGCTACAAAGGTTAGAGAACAAATGCGTAAAGATGGTGAGTTATGAATGTAGAAAAGAAAAGACACATAGCAAAAACTGTAAGCTATAGACTAATAAGTACATTGATTGGATTTGCACTTATGTTAGTTATAACAGGATCAGTAAAGATGGGAGCTGCATTTGGTGTAGCAGAATTACTCTACAAACCTATACAATATTATATACATGAAAGAATATGGTATCGCTGGATTAAATATGGATTAATAAAATAAAAAAAACCCTCTATATGAGGGTTTTTATTTGGTCTATCACCATTTGTGGTGTTATACTCTTCTGACATTCGAACTGTCTCTCTGTACCTTCATGCACTGGACACCAATTATAATTTCCTTTATCAAACTTATATTGTGGATCATTCCAACATCCATGACACACACTTGTATTCACTGGTCTTAAACATTCAAACTCGTGATGCTTATCAGTGAAGTTAGAGATCATTATCACTTCTTTACCAAGGCCCCAAGCTAACCAGCTAAGCCCACTAGATAGTCCTATAAAGAACTTGCTTTCATCAATAACACGCATAGTGTTAGTCATTGAGGTGTCAAGTAATCCTTGACAGTTGTCAAATGGATTCTTTTCTAATGATGTATTAATCACTTTATATCCTTGCTCATGCAAGTAGTTAATCACCTCTTGCCAAGCTTCTCTTGTCCAGAACTTACATCCTGCTGTACTATTAGTTGCAATAGTTATATACATACCTTGCTCATGTGATTTTTTATATGCAAGTCTTGGTTTGATTTCTTTATAAGGAAGACCTAGAATATTTGTAGCTGTCTGCTGTAATGGTATAGTGTTAGGAAGAACAGGTTCTTTGTTCTCATTATAGAACCAACCAATTTTGTACATAGCATATATATTATTGACAGCTGTTCCTGGAGCTACAAACTCTAGCATTGGATATTCTTTTTCAAACAAGAAGTTTTTGAATGTACTAACAATCACTTCACAGTTGTGTAAACATCTAAACTCTTCTACATATGGTATCCAAGCTATTGTATCTCCTAAAGAAGAACTATCAAAAGCTATGTACACTCTTCTATTCTCTAGCTGTACGAACTTATCGTATACTTTCTCTCCATCTTTATACACAACGGTTCTCCACTTAGTATAATACTCTCTAGCAAGTTTTATCCAGTGGTTACATTTGATTACATCGCTATGAACTAATTGCTCACCATCATAAAACTCTACACGAAAGTCACTAGTAGATGTACCAGTTATCTCTAAGAATGGTTGTCCAACAAAGTTTTGTGTTATATTATAATCTTTTATCTCATTTTTGTGTGGAATAACAGACATTACATTTTTATACAGGTTTGCATGAATTTTTCCGAAAACTTCAGACGTATTATCTGTAGGAACATCATATTTCATTAGTAGTCCCAGTATTGGAGAGTTTAAATCTACACTCTCTGCTATATAATTAGTATACATATCTTTATATTGTGGAAGATTTTTAGCTATTATAGGTAGGCCATAACTTACAGCTTCTTTAAGTACAATAGGATTACATTCCCATGTGCTGTTAAACATAAACACATCAGCAGCTAACATAAAATGATGAATATCATTTCGTTCTCCCCATATCTTTACATTAAAAGGTAGATCTTTCATAAGAGGTTCCCAGTAGTCTTTGAAGTTACCAGCTTGGTTACCTATGAAGTGAAACATCACCTTAGGATATTTACGAGCAATAGCTAATCCTTCAGCTTGATTCTTACCAGGAGTCCAAAGTCCTACATTTATAACATGTCTACCACCAAGGCTCATACCTAAAAGTTCTTTATACTGTCTCTTTAATGTCTTAGATACTGGTTCTTTGTCTATAGGATATTCAATCACTTCTTTATATCCATCAAGACTGGCAAATGTATCTACATGATAGGGAGTACAGAATGCATATGCATCTGGTGTAAACATCTTAGTCTCTGGTACAAAAGATACATCATGACATGTTTCTACTATTCTATACTTTCTACTAGGAGAATATAGTTTAGTGATCATCTCTCTATCCATTCTCTCAGACATTTCATCTATATGGATAACATCTGGTTGCCATCCATCTATTATATCAAACAGTTTCATTTTATCTTCCCATAGTGTATGGAAGTGTGGATCTACAATATCCATGATTTGATTTCTTTGTACAACATAATCAATACCATGACATTGATATTCTACAACAAAAATCTCTATATCTGTATTAGCTTGTAATGCCTCTATTCTTTTAAGAAGAAACTGAGGCATACCACCTGTAGATAGATGAGGTGCAAGGAACATCACTCTCATAGGTTTAGACATCTTAGACATCATTTTAGACATTGCTATAGGATCTTTCTCTCCATGTAAGAAGAATAAGTCTTGCTCACTAACTGGTAACTTAAACCATGATTCTATATACTTGCCCCAATTGTCTTCTTCATATATCTTATCTAACTTATCAAGGCCAGCATTAGTATATATATAAGGAAGACCTTCTAAGAATCTATGTTTCCATAATAATACATTCACTATTGTCTCTTCGTGATAAGGAGCATAATATTGAGGATTCTTTAACACCTCTGGGTGATTACACATCCAACTCCATTCATCTAAAAATGGTATACTGTTATGACCAGCTACAAAGTAACCAGTTTGTCTATACTTATCTCTAATGTTTTGATGTACACCAAACAACTGGCATGCTGGATATTCTAATGTCTTAACTAGTTCAGTGCTTCCTCTTCCATTAATAAATAGATAGTCATATATACCCTCTGTGAAATACGGAAATTCCGAATTTATAGGATGATAGTTGAATATTCTATCTACATACTTAGTAGCTATAGAATCAGAATCTACATAACATACTCTCTTAGCAAAGTTCTCAAGAGCATGTTTAACTACAAGAGGTCTTTGTATTAATAGATTGTATATTCTAGAATCAGTTCTATCTATATAAGTGTTCTTAGGTAAGTCTTCAATATCAGATTGCCAATATATAGTCTTTGCTCCAGGAACCTCACTGTGACAATCTAACATGTATACTAAAACAGGAATCTTACTCATCTTGTTAAGACTTTCTACAGCAGCACATACAACACTGTAATAAGATGCATTTGCATATAATACGTACATTTTCTCCTCTTTTATACGTGTATGCGTATAATAGCCATAATATTGATTTCTATATATACAACTAAGTTCAGGATATCTTTCACCCATTATAGGATGTGTAAGGTCTGGTTGGTGATGAGTTTCATGTATATTCCCCTCATGTTCTCCTTGTTCCATTTCATATGGAATAGCCACCATACATTCTTTAGTGGATACAATGTTTCTGATTAACTTTACAGCATCATCTGTAGGAATATGTTCTAACACATCTCCCATGATTATAAAGTCATAATCACTAGTATCAAATGTGGTGATATCTCCTACATAAACATTATCATATTTAGCTCTAAGTCCATACTTTTCTATGTACGGTTCATAGATTTCTACAGCATCAATTCTATATCCTAATGAACGTAATAATTCTGAATAAGTCCCTATTCCAGGGCCTACATCTAGTATTCTTTTACTAGTTGGAACGTTTTGAATGAACCATTCTTTCACTTCTTCTTTGAAGTAGGTAAAACTGTAAGGCATAGTGTTGATTTTAGAAATTCAAATGTACAAAAAATATATTTATCTTATGCTATATTATGATGAAAATCTATTTCATACCCTTCGTTATTCCAAATATAAATTTTATATTTGCTATATATAAAATGGTACAATCATTGCATCATTGCACTTACCATCTTAAAGTGTATAACTATGCTATAATAACACCCACACTCCCTTATGGAAAACGCATTTGAACAACAAGTAGAAAAAGAATTAAAAAGCATGGATCAACGACTATATGATCTAGAGGAGAAGATGACTTCTATAGACACTAAACTAACACAAGTTGTAGACGCTATCTTAGGTAATGCACTAACAAAAACAGGGGGATTTATTGCTGACTTAACTGAGCTAAAGGCCAAGATAAAAGATTTAGAAGATAAGATACAGAAACAAGAAGAGTTCAAAAAGAAATTTACTTGGACCGTAGGTATCATATTAGGTATTGGTGTACTACTTCAATACCTATCTACACTTTATAGAAATATAACAACATGAGTACAAAAGAGAAGGTTGATATTTTTTTAAACAAATGGGTAAGCAGAAAGCTTACAGTGTTTGCTGTAGGTTCTGTTGGCCTTTTCTCTGGAAAATTAACATCATCTGATTGGGTTATAATTGCAGCAACATATATTGCTATTGAAGGAGCAACAACTATTGTAGAAAAATTAATGAAAGCTAGAGGAGGTATATCATGATATTAGAACTTAAAAGAAAGATATTCACAGATGATTCCACAATAGGAGAAATATCTATTGATGGTGTATTTATATGTTATACATTAGAGGATAAAGTGAGAGAGACTAAGATAAAGAACATAACAGCTATCCCTTATGGAAAATATGAATTAGCAGTTACATTCTCTAATCGTTTTAAACAGTACATGCCTCTATTACTTAATGTACCAGGATTTGAAGGTGTACGTATACACAGTGGTAATAAATCTACTGAAACAGAAGGATGTATTCTTGTAGGTGGTACTAGATCATTAAACTTTATTGGCAAGTCTAGAGTGACATATAAAGCTTTATTTGATAAGATAAAGAGTGCAAAAAAAACAGAGAAGGTCTTTTTAAACATTACGCAATAATGATACAATATTTAAAAGATCAGTACTTGGCGGTGATCATCACCGTTATCTGGCTATTCTTTACACTACATACTCAACAAAAGACTGCTCTTCTATTAGAACAAACTAAGAAATTAGAAGCTAAAATATTAGTTCTTGAAGAAAAAGATCATGAGTCTAGTATAATTATTGATAGCTTATCTAGAGTGGATACACTCATAGTTAATAGAATCAAAATCATCAAACAAAAAGAATATGTACAAATTAGGATTATTGATAGTTTGCCTGTTAGTGGGCTTCAAAAGTACTTCACAGATCGTTACTCAGAAAAATGATTCTATCGTTACCCTTAGTGAAACTGTTTCTAGGAAGGTTGTTTCTGATCTTGTACGTTATGATTTTGCTAAGAATATTATCAAAGAGCAAGAGATAAGAATAAAGAACTACCAGAACAAAGAGATTGAGTTTAAGAACAAACTAGATATAAAAGATTCCATCATATTCTATCAGAAGAGTATTATTGATATTCATAAAGAGATTATCAAGAGTAAAAAACCTTTAGAGATACATGGATATGTAGGTGTACAATCAATTCAATTCAAATTGGTAGAACCTATATTATATACAAACTTAATGTTTGAGTTTCCTAAGTTCAGTATAGGAGCTCAATACTACGTACAACCTAACAATCCTAGTGGATATGGGATTGTTCTAGAATATAACTTATTTTAACATGGCAAAACAAACCAACTCTTCAGAAAAAGAAGTAAAAATTAAAGTGAGCAGACCTGGTGTGCATGCTAAAGCTCAGACATCTAAACTTAAATCTTCTAAGAATTACAAGAAGCTTTATAATGGACAAGGATAAAATGGATTGGGAATTAACATTCGCTCTCTATTGGCCTCACGATAGATTTGCTATAGGATGGGATATCCTACATGCTGATGAAACATATAATTACAGCACATACATATTGTATTTAGGAATACTTACAATAACATTAGACATAAATAATTAATCTAGTTAGACTTGCTCTAACTATTTTTGTTATTTTATTTTGGTGAAAATCAGATACTAATGGTGAAAAAAACTTATTTTTGTATATTAATTAATAAAATTTAAAATCATGGCAATACCATCAAGAGGAATAGGCTGGAGTACTACAGATAACCTATTATGGCAGATATCTAAGCAATTAGAACGTCTTATTAGTGTTACAGGTGCTGGAAACACGTACACTACAACTACTACTACTACTGTAGCACCTACTACCACTACCACTACAACAGTGTAAAGAATTAAAACAAAACCAACTACATTATGAAAGATTTAAAATTTATCCAGGCTTGTCCTAGTGATATTTATTACACATGGCAAGTGCACATGTGGTTAGAGAGCTTAAGAGAGATAGGTCATTCTGACAAAGCTATATCAGTAATCTTCACTCCTAAAGGGAGAGAGAATAAAGACAAGTGGAAACAGATAGAAGATCTATATCCAGAAGCAGAGTTTCATTACTATGCTGATGAGGATAATTTAAATCGATTGTTAGGAATTTATATTCCTGTACTTAGACCATATGTTCTTTGGAAACATTTTAAAGCACATCCAGAACTAAGTGAAAAAGCTATCTTCTATTGTGACTCTGATATTCTTTTCATGAAGGATTTCAATCTAGATAAGTTCTTAGAAGATGATGTTAACTACTTATCTGATACAAACAGCTATATCAATGCTAAATATTTTGATAGCAAGGTGCACCAAGTGTTACCAGAGAAGCTAGAAGAATATAAGAATAGGGATATCCTTGCAGAGATTGCAAGTGTGGTAGGAATAAGTAGAGAAGTGTGCGAAGCTAATAATGATCATTCAGGAGGAGCTCAATATCTATTAAAAAATGTAGATGGTGACTTCTGGAGTAAGGTGATGAATGATTGTATTCTTATAAGAAGTTATTTACAAACTGTGAATAGAGAATTCTTTAAAGATGAGAACTCAGGGTTTCAAAGTTGGTGTGCAGATATGTGGGCTGTCTTATGGAACATCTGGTTAAGAGATCAAGAAACAAAAGTGGTGCCTGAATTAGCATTTGCTTGGGCTACAGATCCTCTTATTAAATTAGATACACATACAATCTTTCATAATGCAGGAATAGTTTCTGAGACAGGAAATGGATACCCAGCTTTCTACAAAGGAAAGTATCACATGGGAACTGATCCAACAAAAGATCCTAACTTAGATATGATTCTTAATGATGAGAATTCAAAAAAATATTGCACATGGTTCTATGCAAATAAATTAAATGAACTAAAACAAAAACATAACCTAAACTATTAACCCTAAATTTTAAACAATGGGAAGCATTAATTCAAGACCTTTAAAGGCTTTTGTTAGATTCGATGGATCTGGCAGAATAGTTGCAGGAAGTTTGATTCTAAGAAAGAACAAACCTAAAGTTGGTAAATGGAAAGAGATTCCAGCATATGAGTGCTGTAATCCTACAACCACTTCAACCACCACTGCTGTATTAACAACAACAACAACCACCTCACCTAGATAATCATGGCAAGAAGTAATAACAATAATAAGCTTAAAGCTTTTGTACGTTTTGATGGTTCAGGACGTGTAGTATCAAGTAGTTTAATTGTACAAGCATTTAAACCGAAGGTTGGTAATTGGAAAGAAATAGATGCTAAGGAATGTTGTAATTATGTTCCAACAACAACAACTACCACTACAGTAGCACCAACAACTACAACCACCACTACAGTTACTCCAGGGTAATTTAAAAACTAAATAACATGGCACTAAAATCACTATTTCCAGATGATATGATTAGCAAAGGGCCTAGTAGTGAGCTTTCATTAGATAGCATTGCTGCTAAGCTTACTTACTTTCATGAGCAACTACATTTGTTGCACTGGCAGACAAGCTCTTACGCAGAGCATATGGCACTAGGAGGATTGTACGATTATGTACATGATTTCAAAGATGGGTTGGTTGAGAAGATTATGGGATATACAGGTAAAAGACCTGGAGCTTATAAGATAGAACCTCTTGGAGCAGCTAATGCTTCTTCTGTTGTTTCTGAGCTAATGAGCTTTGCTTCATCTCTAAAAGCATATGGTGAGAAGAATAGCTTCCACGATGTATGTAATCTTGCAGACTCTCTATCAGGAGAAGCAGCTAAAACTAAATATCTTTTAACATTGTCATAATGGAGATAAACAGAAAACATTTTCCAAGAGTGATGCAAGATAATGATGAAACATTCCTTGCACATCTGGAAGGTGTTATTTCTTCTGTTGATGAACTTTGTAGCTTAGAGATAACAAAAAGTTTAGAATCATACAAATTTAGAATAGCTTGTAGCTTACCTAAATATAACAACATGTTAATAGAAGAGATTCTTAAGTTTTGTAACATGTTTAGAATAAGACTTGACATGAGTAAGAGTATAAAAACATCAAGTGTAATAACATTTGAAATAAATCTAAATTAATATGCCAACATTTATAAAACCAGGATTCTGGAAAGAAACATGCAATCCTTGTAATGGTTACAAAGGATGGTTAAACCTTGATCAATTCTCTGGTCAATCAGGAACAAATGGAACAAGTGGTACTAGCGGTGTATCAGGTGAACAGGGTGTTCAAGGAATTCAAGGGATACAGGGAATACAGGGAATACAAGGAGTTACAGGTTCTAGTGGTACTAATGGTACATCAGGACTAACTGGAGACAGATATCAAACTACATCTACAACAACTTTTGAATTAGGAGTGAGTACAACTCTTACTGTTGAAACAGGATTATCTTATTCAGTAGCACAAGATGTAATTATATCATTTAATGTTAATAATCATCAAGTGTGTTCTGTAGTTAGTTATGATCCTATAGTAGGGACATTGGTTATTGGACCTCCTATATCAGTAACTGGATCAGGTACATATAGTGTATGGGGAGTAAATCTAAATGGTGCAGCTGGAGGAGATGGTACAAACGGAACCTCTGGTACAAGTGGTCTTTCAGGATCTAATGGAACCAGTGGAACTAGTGGTATACAAGGAATACAAGGTGTACAAGGAATTCAAGGAATTCAAGGAGTTAATGGTACCAATGGTACTTCTGGCACTAGTGGATTAACTGGAACTAACGGAACATCTGGTATCAATGGTAGCAATGGTACAAGTGGATCTTCAGGAGTGAGTAATGCTACAGCATCTTACGGTTTATTTGCTCAAACAGCTGATAGCACACCTGTAACTGCCACTGCAGTAGAAACAACAGTAATAGGATCAGGAGTTGGTACATTATCTGTTCCTGCAAATGCATTCTCTATTGGAGATTCTTTTCTTTGTTCTTTAGATGGTTTAATTTCTTGTACAAGTGCATCAACTGTACGCATTCGAGTAAAAACAGTAGGAGGAACACTTCTTGCAGATACTGGAATAATTGATTTGGCTGCTGCAACTAATAAAGCTTGGATAATGAACTTATATTTTACAGTAAGAACATTAGGAATAGCTACTGTTGCATCAATTTCATCTGGAGGATTGTTCTCTTATATTAGAAATGGGGGAACTCAATTTGAAGGATATAATTTAAGTACAGTTAATAGCACTACATTTGATACCACTATTAACAATACATTAGTAATCACAGCACAGTGGGATACAGCTGATGTAGACAATTCAATATTGTCACGAAACTTCACACTAACAAAAGTCTATTAAATTTGGATTTGTAACTTATTTAATCTACATTTGTTACATAAATCAATTAAATAATTTACATTATGGCACAGTATGATCCTGCAAAAAGGTACACCTGGACTCCTGAAGACACATTTGAAATCTCAGGACAAGACTTCGGTCTAATTCTTAACACTGTTAGATCTTATCTATCATCAGAAGAAGCAGCACGTTTTCAATTGATGATGAAAGCTAACGAGGTTATTGAAAAATTAATGATAGCTGGCGTTGAAGCTGATATCATTAAAGAAGTTGAAGCAGAAGCTCCAGTAGCAGAATAACAACATACCTGTTGGGAGACGAATAACAGGTGATTTCAAACAAAAGCTCTTCTCTATGAGAATATATGAACCAAAGAATAGAATAGATGTTACAACACCCAAGGGAGATGGGATAATTCTTTTTGTGACTGATTATGGTCATGAGACAGACACCATCTATACAATTATTATAAATGAAACAGGAGAAATGTGGCAATACACCCATTCTCAATTAATAGTTAAACCCAATATAACATTTAAACGCTATGGCAACAATTAAAAAAGCACAAGGTGGTGTAACAGCTACAAAAGATAGTACAGCTTATTTTAGTAATAAAGCTGATAAGTTATCAGCTTCTATGAAAAAGAAAAATTTAAAGGGAGATTTTAGAGGAGGATCATCAGATTTAAAAGGTGCTCTTCAAGCTTTAAAAGATGAATATAGACAAGGTAATAAAGGAAAATCTGGTTATGATAAAAATGGCTATCGTTTGAAAAATGGTGGATCTTTATCTGGACTTAAAGCCTCCAACAAAAGAGTTGGTCCTGTAGATCCTAATGGAGCATTCACAAAGGTTCAAGAAAGAACATTAGCTGGTGCTAAAGGTAAAGCTAAGCTTGTAAAAGATAAACAACTTGGTGCTACAAAGATGACAGCTAAAGCTGGAAAGAAAATCTCTAAGAAATAATGGCTACCACTGATAAAAAGTGGATGCAAAAAGTTTCAGCTTCTATCAAAAAACGTGGTACTGCTGGTAAATGTACACCAATCACTAAACCTGGTTGTACAGGAAAAGCTAAAGCTCTTGCTAAAACTTTTAAAAAGATTGCTAAATCTAATAAGAAGAAATAATGTCTAAGCTAAATCCACAGAACGCTACAGCTTATGTAGGCCCTGGTGTTTTACGCAAAGGAGGAAAAATCACTCCTGTTCCAAATGGTCCTCTTATTAAGAAGAAAGGTCCATTTAAAGGAAGCACATTAAAATCTGGTGGTATGTTAAAACGTAAAGATGGATCTACATCTAGACGTGGTTTATGGGATAATATAAGAGCTAATAAAGGATCTGGAAAGAAACCTACAGCAGCTATGTTAAAACAAGAAAAGAAAATTAAAGCTAAGAAATAATGGCAACAGCAGCATGGACTAGAAAAGAAGGAAAGAATCCTTCTGGTGGTTTAAACAAAAAGGGAGTGGCTTCTTATAGAGCTGCTAATCCTGGTAGTAAACTAAAGACAGCTGTAACTACTAAACCTTCTAAACTTAAACCTGGAAGTAAAGCTGCAGGAAGACGTAAGTCATTTTGTAGTAGAATGTCAGGTATGAAAAAGAAGCTTACCAGTGCTAAGACAGCAAAAGACCCTCAATCAAGAATCAATAAGTCACTTCGTAAGTGGAATTGCTAACAATCAAAATAATATATAATGGCAACAATAAAAAAAGCTCAAGCAGGAATCACTGCTAAAAAACCTGTAGTTAAAGTGGTGGAAAAGAAAACCACTGTAACAGCAAAAAAACCTAAGACTGTTTCTGAGAGAATTGGAGATTTGACATTAAGAGATGTTAAAAATTCTGCTGAAGATGCTCTTAATCTTTCCACTCTTGGTGGATATGGAGTTGCAAAGAAAAAAGTTAAAGAATTAACTGGTATGAAATCTGGTGGTAAAATGAAAAAAGCTAAGTCTGGTGGTTCATTCCCTGATCTTAATAAAGATGGAAAGATTACAAAAGCTGATGTTCTTAAAGGACGTGGTGTTATAGCTAAGAAAGGTGTTAAAATGAAAAAAGCTCAGACTGGTGATAAATTATATCCTACATCTGGTATAGGTAAAAATGTACCAGCTAAGAGTGGTAAGTTAATGAAAAAGTGTAAAGGTGGCTGCTAGTAAATCTATGACAGCTGGTAAAGCTAAGAAGAGTGGTAAGCCTAGAATGGCTCCTAAGGTAGCTCCTCCTAACCCAATCAATGGGAATTACATGAAGGAAGCTGGAGATCAAGGTACAAAGAGACCTTTACTTAAGAAGAAGAAAATATCAAAATAAAGAAAGCCCCTTAATTGGGGCTTTTTTTATCTAACTGTGTATTGATTTGAGTAAACATTACCTTCTAATAACTTGTATCTTGTACCAAACTTATGTAATAGATATGGAAGACTGAGTTGATCTTGAACAGACCATATGCAATTGTGATAGAACCACTCTTTCATTAAATTGTATTGTCTGTTAGCTATAACATTCTTAGAATATATGAATGTTCCACATTCAAAAAGAACATTATCTATCCAGTGTACATTTTTAGAATAGTGCTCTACTTGCTCTTTCATTCTTTCTCCATCATACCTATCAATAAGATATTGATTATCTGTAGCAATTAAACTAATGACATGGTCTAGCTCTTGTTTAACAGAACTTCTTCCTGAATGTTTAAAGAAACATGCATCTGTGTCAATACATACATCTACCATTCTCTCTATAGCTGATTCATCTGATATTGAAAAACCAGCATCCATCCATATGTAATAGTCATAACTTGGATGATCTTCCCAAACTATCATTTTAGGTATTTTACCACGTAATCTGGGAAACATAGCTTTTTGTCTTGGAGATTCTATTTGATCATCTATTCTATTAAATACTATTTCATACTTATCAGATTTTTGATCTACCCATCTAGAATATAATCCACTTCCAAATGAAGCTGTTGTTACTAATACTCTCATTGTTTATTTATAAAATCTTTTAACATTTGCGCATAGTCTTTGTTCCAATGAGGATTCAAATGAACATCTCCTGTAGGGATAAGATTTTTTTGTCTTAAGCTTTCTATATATTCACTATGTCTTTGTATTATGTTAGGCTTATCTGCAGTGTCTGTACCTTGTCCAGATTGATGATAACCACGTCCACCCCACATATAGAACCAAGAACATTCTTCATTAGGAGGAGCAGCTAAAACCATTCCTTGTCTTCCTAGATTCTGTAGAGATATAGCTAATGTCATATCTCCTCCAGCATTCTGTATTGGACTTTTACCTATTTTTTCCCAAGCTTTCTTGCTATATACAATACCTGAATTACCAAGGCCCATTATTTTGGTTATATTAGGTTCATTATAGAACACACCTCTTTCCCAATGTAATATATTAGCATCAGGTCTCCAAAACTTAGCTATGTTAGAGAGGTGATTGCTTAGTGCTACATCATCATCATCCCATACAGCAATAAGATCTCCAGAACAATGCTCTATAGCATAGTTTTCTTTATCCCCAATTGTAGGGAATGTTTCATCCATATTATAAATTTTTATTTCTGGATGATCATATACTAACTTTTGTAGAGGGTAGTCATTAACTATAATAAGTTCTTTCTTACCTGGATACTCTTGTAGGAGGAAACTTTGTATAGCTTCCTCCAGAGTATCTACTCTTCCATAAGTGATGCATTTGCAACTAATGAAAGGATATTCCATATTACCAGATTTGAATAATGTCAAATGGAGAAACTAACAATACAGTTTCTTCTTCTGATAGAGGGATTAATGGAGCTTTTGATAAAGCTGCTGGATCTACAAGAACAAAATCACCCACCTTCACTTCCATGTTAGCTGTACCAACACTATGAACTTTAAGTTTGTTCATCTTCTTCAACATTTCTTTCTCTAAAGATTCTTTTGTATTCTCATCTACGATAAGTTTGCTTTCTTCTTTCTTTGGTATCTCTAAGTAGATACGGTTTCCTAATAATCTTGCCATGGCTATTTGTATTCTGTTAAGTTAAAAAATCTTGCTGCGTCCTCTACATTCAATAGAATTTCTGATTGAACTGTTTCTCTAACACTCTTATATCCCTTCATCTTGTTAGTCCTGATGTCGATATCTGGTTGTTGTGTTACTCTCTCATTGAAATCATCTAAGATTACAATTAGACTCTCATCTTCATTAGTTAAGGTTCTAATAACCTTATTAAGATTTAAAGAAGCTTTGAACTCCTTCTCAGCTATTACAGCTGTGTAAATAAATTGATTGTTCATATTGGTTGTTTTAATTATTAAATTTCTTTTGAGAACTTTAGATCAGTAAGAATATCTTCATACATCTTCAATGGCATATTACCAGATTGTCTATGTACTTCTTTACCATCTTTTAGAAACACCATAGTAGGAACACTTCTGATTCCATACTTTCTAGCTGTTTCTTGATCTTTCTCTATATCAATGTTGGTTATTCCTTCAACATCTTTTAGTGTGTTTGCTAACACTCTACAAGGCCCACACCATGAGGCACTAAATTTTAATACTTCTACATTCATTTTTTAAATTTAAAATATTTACTATGTTCTTTTTTTCTGGATTTGTATTTTATTACATTTCCTTTACTATCTTTTGTAAATTGATCTATCACTTTATTGAGACCATCAAAGTATAGAATACTTATTTTTGAGACTATCACGTCTTTTATTAACTTCATCATATCTATACATATCATTTTCTACGTTAGAATGTTCTTCAAGTGTCAAAAGTATAATATTTTCTTCATCTAAACAAGCTTCAGGATATTTTTCTTTAGCTAGTATATGATGAAAGTATGTACTCATAGGTTCAGATCCTAGATAGTCACCACTCACTTCTGAATGGTGACTTCTCTTTTTCCATATGTCAAGAAACATCTCTCTTTGTATGATATATCCATCACTAACCACCTTTTTGGTAGTTAATGATGGTTTTATACCACTTTGTTGTAGTTGTTTTCTTGGTTTATGTTGGAAACAATATTCCTTATCAGAATTCTTTCCACATGTCTTACACTTCATTACTTATCTGTAAAGTTTTTATTTAAATCATGTGATGATGATCTATCTCCTGGTGGATCATTAAGAATAAAATTGAAAGGATTAACACCTCCTACATAAGATGATTCAGATGTAGGTGTCCAATTTAACTTAGAAGGTGTACAATCACAACTTCCTCTCCATGGAGCATTTATCTTCTTACATCTAGTACATTCCCAAGCTAAAGAGACTGGACTTATACATGTACACATCTTTGGTGCAGCTGTACTATTCCAACTGAAAGGATGTGATTTATATCCTTGGCACTTGGTGCATAACTGAGGGTAGTCAAAACTAAGCATTGTCTTTCACAAATTGACCATCTACCATCTTACCTGTACGCTTAGATATTACATTGTATGCACTATTCAAACATTCTGTCAAGCTTAATCCTTGCATCTCTGCTTGTATAATGATTGTAACTAGTATATCACCCAGAGCATCAATTATCTCTTCTCTATCATCATTTTCGATAGCTGTGATTAATTCATCTGTTTCTTCCCAAGTCTTCATTGCTTGTGCTCTTGGTGTTCCATTCTCTAGGATACCTTTCTGTGTTGCCCATGCTATAACAAGAGCTTCTAATTCATTGTAACTTTTCATAATCTGTCTTTTAAACTTGCTTCACATAAAATCAAGTAGTTAATTAAATCTCCTATTTTTTCGTTAATATGTTCTTCTTTAGGAAAACTTCCTTTCTCTACATCATTAAGCATGTCCATGAAGGATACATAATGTTTAAGAGCAAATCCCCATAAAGCTTTTTCTCTAGTAGTATTACCTAATCTAGCTGCTACATTGAAGTTGTGAAGAGGGTCATTCCCTCTTCTATACTCCTTACCTTTTTCAATTAATGTTTGTTGTATCTTCTGCACACGCTGTTGCACTAAGATGTCAAAATCTTGTTCTGTCATTATATATATTTAAAGTTGTGATTTATCAAATAAGTTAACTTGTTCTGGTTCAGAAACTACATCCTCTTCCACTTCTATTTCTTCTATAGGAAGATCAGACTCATTGATCTTAGCAATAATCTTTTCTCTTAGCTCATCATAGAACTCTGGATTATCAACCACCAACTGTTTGAATTCTTCTAAATCATACTTAGTTCCATCTACAGTCATAGTTTTACCATACTTACGTCCTAGTTCAAACTCATTAAGAAGAGCCATCATCTCATCAAGTTTATCAATACCTTTACCATACACTATCTCAAATTCCGATTTGCGATATGGAGGAGACATTTTATTCTTAATAGCTTTCAACTTAGTAATATTACCATAAGTTACATCACCATCTTTAGCTAAGCTTCTAGACACTTCTATTCTTACATCACTATAGAATTTCAAAGCATGACCACCTTGAGTTGTTGTTGGATTACCAAACATAACACCAATCTTCTCTCTATACTGACTAATAACAATTACACATACATTATGTTGCGATAGAGCCCCTTTAAGCTTTGGATAAGCATTACTATTCAATAAAGCCTTTCTACCGATTGTAGAGTCTCCTACATCACCATCAAGCATCTTTTTAGGAATAAGAGATGAATCTGAATCTATGATAACAAGATCAATCTCTCCAGTGTTAATCATTTCCATTGCAATGTTGAATCCTTCTTCACCACATGATGGTTGAGAGATTAACATTTTAGTTGTATCTACACCTAATTTCTTGAAATAGCTCTTATCAACAGCATGCTCACCATCTATATATAGAACAGTTCCACCTGCTTTCTGGCATTCAGCTGCAGCATGTCCACATATTGTAGATTTACCTGTACCCTCCCAGCCCATAAGTTCATAGAGTTTCCCCTTTACAAATCCTCCTACACCAAGAGTGATGTGATCAAAACCAATACTTCCTGTACTGATTACATCATAATCTCCTCCTGCTTTAGAATCTAATGCTAAAATTGAACCAACACCATACTTTTTATTTAGGTTGTCGATTGCTGTTAGAAACTTGCTATCAGTTTCTTTTGTCACTGCTTTTTTTACTGCCATTTTTATTGATTTTTAATTGTTTAAAGATAGTTAATTTTTTTGTAAATGTCAAGTTTTTTCCATCATTTACTGGACAAAATGTTGTCTAATTATGTCATATATAGCACATTATAGCTAATATGTTATACAGTGTGTAAGAAATCCTTACATACCATAATAGGTATTCTTGGTGAAAAATAGGTATTTCTAATCTGTTTTGGTGAAAAATGAGTTGAGGATAAAAAAGCCCCAGATTTCTCTAGGGCCTTCTCAACAATTAAAAAACAGAACAGAACTTTTTATTCACTTGTTCTAAGTGATGTATTTCCTTTTTCATTTTTATCATAAGGACAATGTCTACATTGACTTCCGCAACATGGGCCTCTTTTTTCCAGATATTCTTTTGTGAAATGGACTCTCCCATCTTCTAAGTAATAATCCCTGTCTATTGTAAATTTTCTTTTTTCTTCGTCCATCTTCTTTATTCATTTTAGAGGGAACATCTATTTCTCCCTCGTTAAATAATTTTATTACACTTGGTAGCTCTATATGAAATAGCTCTGATATGAACTCAGCTGATAGTTCTGGATACTTCTCTTTATATTCGTATATTAAGAGTTTAGTCTTTAGTGTCAACTTTCTTATATAAGGCATTGGTGAATTGTTTTAAAAGTTCTCTCTCATCCTCAAAGACATATCTGTATTTTATATCCTTGTACTCCTCCATAATAAAAGGATTCTGTAACTTTCTCCAGAAGTTCTTAGTATCATCAGTTTCTACAGCTAAAATAATATGAGCATCAGTGTATCCACAAACACGTCCTTGATACTTTGGATGTACAATTAACATGTTCTTATACTTATTAAATACTGTTTCCATTCTTATCTAGGTTTAAACTTAATAATCTATTCTCTACCTCGTATTCCACTTTTAGAATGAAGTTGATCTTCTCTTCAAGTTCTTGCTCTAGAATTCTTCCTGCAAATGGCATAAGCTCTTGGAGATTTGTTCTCACTCTTGTTAATCCATGTTGTGTAGTGATTTCACTATATAGGAATCCAGGAATCTGTGTAAGGTCATTGAATATCTCATCAACATATGCAATTACAGATGGAATCTCTAATAACATACCAGATTCATGATCTTGATAGTCTTTATATTTTTCATTAAATTCTTTTGTTGTTCTCATGGTTTTATAATTTTAGGGAGACAAATATACATCATCTCCCTGGTTATTCCTAATTAATTTCTTCTTCTTTTAGAGATAGTTTATTCTCTAATATTTCAAATGCAGCTTCTATAGCAAATAGCTCTGACTCTTTTCTTGTCTTCCAAGAATTAGTTGTTGCTTGTCTACCAATTATAACTGTAAATTCTTTACTAGGATATAATAAAGTTTCTATCACTATATCATTCTCATCAAATACATCAAATAGCATTCTTGGATTGGCATCTATTAGTATTGCCATTTTCTCATTTTCTAACCCTTGTTTAAGTATATAGTCTTTGAAGTCTTGATCTATTGATTCATCATTCAATGAAGTGATCATTCTTTCTAAAAACCAATCTTTCATCACCTTAGCAGCAAATGGGTATTTTTCTAAAAGAGTTATTCCTTCCATATTATTTTATTGTTAATTGTTTATTCAAAGCTACTCCTGCATCTAACCACCAGATTCTTTCAAAATCATATTCAGTTAGTGGTTCTTTGTCTTTACATGCTTGATATTTGATATCATACATTAAACTGGCTAAATGACAAAACTCTGCAGCTTTATCACTTCCTACTTCTTCTATAATCGCTTCTAAGATGTCTCTATTGCACATTGTTCTTTTATTTTATTAAGTTCTAAAATTTCTTTTTGTTCACTCCAACCTTCCCACACTTCAAAATCTTGTCCAACTGTATCTTCAAGGTGTATTCCAAGTTTTTCTTCCCAGAAGTCTACAAGATCTTCAGCTTTGTTAAAGATTCTGTATTGTAAAGATATCTCATCCTTGTGTAGTCCATTTCTAACTATCTTTATTATTTTTGGGAATAATTTTTGAAAATCTGTAGATGTCTTAGAATATTTACCTTGTTTGATTAGTTGAAAATCCTTCTTATATTTTTCATTAAGTTGATAAACCACTACAACAAATCCATCTTCATAATCATAATCTTCTATAATTGTTTTGGTTCTTTCATATTCATTATCTAAAAACTCTCTAAATTTATTTAGATCAGTAGGTTTAAATAACAAATATATAGAGTCTTTGTAATCATCTCCCTCTTTTCTTGCATCTTTAATATATGCATTAATGAATCCATTTCCTCTAAGAGCATCTTTAGGTACCTTGAGGGTAGGTACCATAAAAATGCTAGTTATATTCTTTTTTATTTCCATGTTAGCCTTTAATGTTTACTACTCCGTTAGATAAATAATTCTTGTGGCTTATGTTCCATGTGTTTGTAGATACACACCATTTCAATGCTGCAATCAAACTTCCTACACCAGGATAAGTTCTTCCTTTGTGTACAAATCCGTGATATGCATCTTCCATATCATCAATATCTAATATATAGATCAATGGTTGATAGTAATTGGTGCTGTCACACACAATGAATTGTAAATAGTTTACTTGATATCCATAATAAGGACTATCTGGATTATTTGCTAGATGTATCATTGCATGAAAATACAAATAAGCTTGGATGTACGCTCTTCTGTACAAGTAATATTCTTCATAGAAGTTTTCTACAGACCATGTGCATTTAAGATCATATGGTTGAATAGTCTTTTCTTTGTGATCTATCACCACTTTATCAAGCATAGATTTAAATGGATGTCCATCTATCTCATATCCTTCCACTTGCATCTGATCTATAATTTCATATCTAGAACTATTTACAAGATTAACAATTGGTGCTGTTGTACTATTGATTCTAAGTTGTTCTACAATTTTCTCAGCAATAGATATCTCCATTGTATTCACTACAGTTAGATTTTGAGTTCTAACCTTCCTGATTTCATTATAATAGATTTCTGCATCACTTCCTATAAACTTACTTACAACTGCTTCATACTTAATCTTGAATCCAGAATCTCTATATGCAGCTTCTAACAATTCATTCATAGGTGTTTTAACTATACCAGATTCATCTGTAGCATCTCTTGTATTTCTATACAATGCTTCAACAAAATCTAACATAAGTCCTGTTGGTGTAGATGCACAAGATGACATATAGAACTTCTCATCAAATAAATGAGGTTCCATAAGTAGGGTTTCAACTATTCTACCCATATTAGCTGCTGAGCTATCTTTATCTTCTACTTTCTCTTTGAGGAAATATTTCTTATAATACTTTTTTCTATCTTGAGAAAAATCTTTTAGGCTACTGGATGAATCCATAAGCACTGCTCTGTATTGAGCTTCTGTTTTTGCTGTTCCTTTTATCATATTATTTATAGATTAATATTGCACTATATTTGTAAATCTCTTTTGGATGAGGTACATGTACTAAAGACATTGATACAACTGTCTTCACTATCTTCTTATCTATTAGTTGCTGTAACTCTTTATTTATATTGAAGAGTTTCTCATCTTCCCATGTCCATGTATTCATAATGTTTGTTTAAATGCTTCAATTATTTGTGGATACAAAGCTCGTATCTCCCTTGGTACTCTAGCAAAGAACCATCTCACCTCTAGTTCATATTCTTCTCCTCCATTATCTAATCCTTGAGGATGTATTAACCAGAAGTAATGAAACTTACCATTGTGTTCTATGTGCCCTTCATGCCACACCTCACTAAATGCAGGTGTCTTATTGATTGTGATTGCGTTAGTCATTTATTGTTATTTTATTTTTTATACGATGTAATACTTCTTTATCTAATATGTCTTCCATCCATGGTTCAATTCTTCCTCCCATGTCTATAAGAATATTAATGATGTGATCATTTGACATATCTGCCACTGATTTATATGATAAAGGGCTTCTGCCATCTTTACCTCTACCACCCCAATGTGCAGCACTTCTATTCATCATATGATCATCTGATAGATATATTGTAGAACTATTATCTACTAATGAAAGATCTTTTCCTCCATATCGTTGATAAGCTGTTCCACCATCTATCATTGTTTCATTTTCACATCCACATGTTTTATAATCATGTCTGTTATATGATGTAAGAACATCTCCACAGCTTTTACACTGTACCCTATTCAGTATTATTTGTTTTTCCATTTATCATTCTTTTTAAATGTTTATACATTCTATTTCCAAAACAATAAGGACATGGTCCATTGTTTCTACATTGATGACTAACAGCTTTAGCTCCTGTCTTCTTCTGTTTTATTGTTCTGCTCATCGATCACATTCTACTTGTGCCTCAGGAAATTCCTTTAATGTCTTAAGGTATTCTTCTATCCAAGGTACAAAGTTATGATACATTCCCCAACCATTTGGGCTGTTAAACTTCTCATAATGTTTTGGTCTAGCCTTCATATCTTTGAGTCCTTTTTCGATTATTTCGATTATTTCATTTGCTTTTACTGGATTAGCTTCTTCAAATGCATATTCTGCATCATAATCATCTTCAGGAATGTTATATCCTTCTTTTAATTGATAAGGTCTCCACAGTGCTTCATATATTCCTGCTTCTGCTGCCATCTCTCCAAGATTATGTGTAATGTTTGCACTATACACTTCTTCTTGTTTTGGTTCTAATGTTTCACCACCATCATAACTTACATGATAGTTTCTATATAATGTTACATCTAAGCTCATGATTAATATAATTTAATCCTAAAGCCCCATCTTGATGAAGCCATATATTGTTCAAAATAATAATCTTGCCAGTAATATACCATTTTACCTGCTACTTTATCATAGAATGGTGTTCTTGTTAATTTGACCATAGTCCATCTACTTATAAGATTTTTTATCATAGTTTCTTTTTAGATTGTTTTTCTTTTAATGTTTTCTTATCATGACATGTAGTACATAACACCTGAAGGTTATCTTGTTCACAGAACAATCTCTCCACAAATCCTGGTAGGTCTTGTGCAGAATTAAGACTTCCTGCTGGGCAAATATGATCTACATTGATATTCTTTTCAGTAGTCCAAGTTTTGCACTTCTTACATTGGTATTCGTATTTTTGTCTTCTACTAACACCTTTGTAATCTCTACGTGCATTTAGTTTACACACTGATATAGGCTTCCACCATCTACTCTTCTGTCTCAAAGCACTTCTTATGAAGCTCCAGAAGGCTGCCTCACTCATTGTACCACTACATCTTGTCTTTGGGACTAACACTCTCTTTGCCATACGTTTATAATTAAGTTATGTCGCAAATATAGGAAATACTTGCGACAAAACTATATTAATTATTACTTAATTGTAACTACACGATCAACAATTTTAGCTTTCATATCATTAAGATTGCTAACAATTGTGTTAATCTCTGAAGCTGAAATAGCTGGCATGTTGAATTCATACTTCTTAGACTCAGTAGCAAATCCTTCTTTAGCTTTCTCTGCAAGAGATTCTAATTCACGAATAGCATAGTCTTCATCTAATTGTAATGTATCAAACATTCCATCATGTAAGATTCTTGTAGCTTCTTCTCTTGGAACAGTCATAATTGGAAGATATTCATAACATCTACCCTTATGTTGACCAATACCAACCACCTTCATAGGATTGATAAGAACAATAACAGATTGATCTCCACAACCTACATAGTGAATCTGATCAGCAGTGAAGTGTAATCCTGCAGCAGCACAATCTTGTGTACTCCAGTTACATTTCTCCATAGGCATGCTAGTCACTTGTCCAATTCTAATGTCAAATGTTTTGGTCCAATCATCAGTGAATCTATTCTCTTCTCTATTAGGAAGATCTAAATACAATTCTGTTAATCCACCAATTTTTTGACCATGGTCTACAGGAACTTCTACAGTGTATTCATATTCCTCTACTTCTCCTGATCCACCACATACATCACAATCTTCCCATTCATCTTCCCAATCATACCAACCGCCTGCACCATTACACTCTTCACAATCATTAGATGTATGAGTTTCAGTTGTTGTAAGAGCAGAATCATGTACAAGTTTGTACTCTCCATCTTGTAAGAAAATAGTGTAGTTGTCTGGATTCTTCTTCCATACAGCTTTCACTTTGTTATATGCATTACTAATGAAATGTACAAGCTCTGGTGATCCATGTAATGTTACAACATTTCTCAATGCTACAACAAATCCTTGTTTAGTGATTCTAAAGCTATTCTCATTCAAGAATCTGTATAGCTCATGTGCCACTTCAGCTCTTGGGTTTAAACAACACCACATGAAGAAGTTCTTCAATGCTACATAGGTATCATTTTGATTTAAATATTCCTGAAATGGAACATCAGATGGTTCATTAGCTGCTATATCTACCACTTCAATAAACTTCTCAACTAACAATTGAGGAAGACTTCTAGATGTACCAGTTAGGTAAACTGTTGTGCCCTCTACAGTAAAATCAGGAAGAACAGAAAGTGATTCTATTCCCTGTTGTAAAGCTTTAATTCTAGCTGCTTCAGCTTCTATTGCTTTTTGATCAGCTACCACTTGATGAGAAGCCATTACAGCAAGAATCTCATATTCATCTCTTGCATGAAGTATAGCATAATAATCTTCTTCTGTAGCAGAAGGCTTACTTAATACAGATCCATCAGTTAACACTACAGTTAATGTGTCATTTACCAGTTTAATACCAATATATGGTTTTTCATATATCTTCTGTTCTTTAACAGCTGGCTCTTCTATAAGATTCTCTATCTTATTAGCAATCACTCTGTCTATTGAATTCTCTACTCTGTTCTTGAACCAGTCAAGACTTAAAAATTTGTGTTCCATTTTTATTTATTTAATTAATTGTTACTTGTTAAAGAGAGGGACACGAATGTCCCTCTGTTAAATTATGCTAATTGCTCTATTGTTTCTTCTGTAAGTACTTCATCGTTAATTCTGATGTTATAGTGCTTTAAATCCACTCTATGCTTGTAATATTTGAATAAATCAATCATCACATTGATCATTGGATCTTCAGAACTAGTGTAACCCAATCTTCCACATACAGGATTCAAGAATGTAAGCTTTTCAAATATAGCTAACATCTCTAAATACTCTGCATGAATCTGTGGATCAAACAATCTGTGTTCTAATGCCACTTCTAACATTGCTTTTCTTAACTCAGTATTTGTCTCCACATAGTTTGTTGTTCTATATGTAGATAATCTCTGAAGCTTATCAGCTAAATCAGAAGATACATGTCTTACAGCATCGATCTTGTCAAATGTGCTTCTATAAAGACAAATCATCTCATTGATCAGTATTGATGTGATTATTCTCTTGAATGGTGCTGTTTTCCCCTCCATAAATTTCTCGTATGATATTAAATTGTGTATGTCTAATTGCTCAACCACTTTAAGTTCTCTATCAGAAAATGTAATCACTTCCATCTTCTGTTTTTGCATTATTCCATATAAAGGATCAAGTTTTAAGAAGTCTTCATGCTTAGCATAAACTTTTAATCCTTTACCCTTATGAAGATCTTCTAACTTATAGATTTGAGAATCAAACTTACACTTTCTTCCATCATTCCATCTAGATAGGTCAACACCTTTCTTACATATCACTTCTCCTTGAAGCTTCAGTCTCTTAGTACTAGCTAGGCCAGCTTTAGCCACCTTTGCTTTCTTCTTACTATCAATGAATGCTTGAGGAACTTCAAGAGCATCAAGATCATTGAAGTTTTCTTCAATCATAGACATAATGTATTGATACTCTTTAATAGCATCTCTCCATTTAGATTTTGGAAGATTCTTAAGATTTAGTAAATGATAGTAAGTCTTAAGATCAAACTTAGAAGGAATTCCTAATGTCATAGGTTTTGCTCTCTTCACCATAAAGTTATAATCACTCTCTTTACATGTAGCTCTCAAATAATCCTTCTTGATTTGAGGAATTCTATCATTATACACCCACACATTAGCTTGTCCATTACATACACTTTCTAAGTTATATCCATAAACATAATGCTTGTCTACATCCTGCATTCTCTTATATCTCAAAGCGAATTTATTAGGAAATGCATCTACAAGAATGTTCTGCTTGTATGTTTTATACAAAGAAGGAAAGTTTATTATTTTTACTCCTTCTATTTCTGGTATAATTGGTTTAACAGTGGCATATTTAATGAATTCATCAATTTTACGTCTGGTTCCTCCAGACATTTCAATGAAGTGACCATTCTTTTCAAGATGATTGATAATAGATTTGATATCATTACCATCAGTTAAAGCTTTGTTATAAGTCTCAACATAATAGTCTGCCACTTGACTAAGCTTTTTCATAATGATAACCTTGGCCTCCTGTGTATATCTCAATGATTCTCTATTTGGTGTTGGATATAATCCATCACTCAATGAAAATCTAAGACCTATAGGAAAACTAATTCTATCAATAGCAAGTTTCTCAAAGTCTAAAGGATAATACACATTGTCTAAACATATGTGTAAGTTTTGATCTGTAGACAATTCAGAGAACTGAAAATGTGGATGTCTACTAATAACAAAATCATTACTGATAGATTTATCTTCTGGTACATCAAAGTATACACTTTCAAAATAACAAAGTTGTTCTTTGATTTTCTTCTTGAACTGCCATACATCATTATACTTAACAGGAATAATGATTTTTACACCATTAGCCTCTGTTGTTTCTTTCTCATATAAAAGATCGATAGTGTTAGTATCTTCTCCTTCATACATCATGTACTTACGTTCCATTCCATCTTTTCTACATACAAAATAGAAACTAGAGCTATAGGCAAGAGGAGCTTTGAAACCAAGGCCCATCATTCCTAACTCTGTTGTAGATTCTCTCTTGGTAGACTTACCATACTTACTAATAATGTTACGTACATCATCAGCATCTAGGCCTATACCAAAATCTTCTACACAGAACTCATAGTTGTTTGCTGCAGATGCTTTCAATGAAACTACAATTGGTGTGTCCACACCAGCTCTTCTATGGCTATCTAATGCATTACTTGCACATTCTCTGATAGCAGAGCCTATATCATCAGAATATAAATTCTTACTTAACATCTGCATCAATATCTGAGCAGAATCTAAGTCTAGGGACATTCCAATTGACTCTTGTGTTTGTCCTTCTGTTAGGACGTGTGCTTCTGTCTGTTTTTCTAATATCATTTTTTCTAGTTTTAAATTGCTGTTCTTTTTATCAACCAAAGACCTCTATAATTAAGATCTAGGTATATTGTTCTTATCACTGCATTGTCATTTAAATCATATGTATTTAAGACTTCCACTTTAGTACTACTAAAATGTCCACCCCAACTTCTATTCTTAGCTGCAACAAGAGGTCTTATAATTCTTATTCTTCTAAGATCACTACCACATCCATAAATAACTTCATCACCTACAAGTAGGTTGTCAACTTTAATAATTTGATTTTCCATAATTTTAATTGTTTAAAAGGGCACGTCAACATCTATCCATTGAACGCTAAACCCATTGTTTTCTTCTAATAATCTATTCACCTTTACAAATACACCTTCTGTATCCCATTCTGCTCCTTTATAAGCTGCAGATGCTGGATGACTAAGCTCAAATACATGAGCAAATATACCTGTGTATTTTTTATACTTAGCTGCATCTTTACCTAAGAAGATAAATGGAACACCAAGATCATTAAGCACCTCTTCAAAGAGATATTTAATAAATGGTTCCCATATATCCATATGAGATCCTGCTTTGTTAATCTCTACAGTTAGAGATGCATTCAACATTAACACTCCTTGGTGTGCTAGATAACTTACATCTGGATGTTTTATTATACTTAGATTCAATCCATCATAAAACTCTCTTTCAATAGCTCCATAATATTGATCTAGTGAAGGTTGTAATTGTTCTGTAATAGAACATCCCATAAGTAATCCATCTGCAACAGGAGCATCATTCTTAAGTGTGTGATATGGGGCCATGCCCACCATCACTGCTTTTAGTTCACTCAATGGTGTCTCAAAGAAACATCTCCAAACATGCATAGATAAAGGAGCAACTCTTTTGCCTCTCTTACTCTCTGCTTTTAGATATGCATATATCTTATCACACTCTTCACTCTCAATAAATGGCTTAAGCTTAGCATGCCAAGATGGGTGAAACTGATGTTTAAAATTTTGCCAATTCATAATGTTAATGATATTTTTCTGTGAAAGAATCTTGTAAGAATAGCTTCTAAGTTCTCTACACTGATTACTTCTAATTCTTGATTACGTGTTGTGGTTAACCATTCAACATTTTCCATAATCTCTTCTTCTAGTGTCTCTAATTCTTTGTCTGAACATCTCATAATTAATAGTCTAAAATTCCTGAATCTCTAATTGCTTCATAAAGCTCTTCTTTCTGTGCTGGGAACAATGCTGTTGTGTCTATAAAATCTTTCAACCATTTCTTTCTTGTAGAAATGTCTAAAATATTTGCACCACTCAATGCTTTTTCCACTCTTCCAGATAGCTCTGCTATCACTGTAGCCCCTTTCTTAAAATGCTCTTCCTCATCTTCATGTCTCACAGCAATTAATTTATTAGTATAAGCTTCAATGTGTGGAAGTGTTGATCTAAGAGATTGTTTAGCTCTTTGTGTAAACAAACCATTCTGATCCATTGTCTCAAACCTCTCTAGTAGTGTAACAGAGAGCACTAAGCTCTCTATCACTACATCACTAAGTTGTTCTGATGTTAATTTCATATTAATTCTCTTTGTGTTAAATATTTCTCTATTGTCTTTAATCCATGTATGCGTGCTAAATCAGCCCAATCTTTAATTCCTTCTCCTAGATAGATTCTGGGAACATTACAATACTCAAATCCAAACTTATCAGTTATTATTTGAGAATTCTTTACACCAGTCTCATCACTATCGAAACTTAAGATTTGTCTTTCAGAATTTTCTTTCAGATATTCAACATTCTCCTCAGAGAAGCATCCACTTCCTTCATTCTGCACTGCACAGCAACACGGAAATACTTTTTTCATCACCATGTAATCCTTCTTACTCTTATTGATGAATGCTACATCACAATCTTTGATGTCATCTAATCCATCCATCATGGTAATAGGTACATTATTAGGCATCCACTTATTCTTTTTATCTGCAAATGGTCTATATATCTTCCAATGTCCTTCATATAGATAACCAAATCTCAACTCTGTATCCTTTAAAGGAAACTTTTGTTTGTTGAGAAATACAGTGTCTATAGAATATACATTATTAGCTCTAAGATCATCTATGTCTTGATAATACCCATTCCAATATGCTAACTCTTCGTGTGTAAATTTTCTTGTCTTCACTTGAATGAAGAACTCACGTTTAGATGTAGATGTTGGTTGAGCATAATTAGCAACAATCCTCTCATAATTCTTTGTAGAGGATACAGATACAATCCCTAGATCAAAATCTCTATCAATCATTAACAATGCTTCACGCAATGATGGTAGGTTGAACATAGCTATAACAAAATCAAAGCAGCCACCTCTTCTGGTGGAATCTGCAAAATCATGATATCTCAATATTCCTCCTTGATATCCTATAATGAATGATGGATTCTTTTCATTTCTAAAGGGCGAATAAGTAACAACATTTATTTTCCAATTCTGATGTGGCATATACATCTTATAGACATCATAATCAGATATCTTATCCAGTATACTATCAGGTGTTAAGTGTATTCTTTTTTTCCCTTGTATCATAGCTCTAAAATAAAAAACCCTCACCATTTCTGATGAGGGCTCTTATCAACAATTAATTGAATTAATAATCGTCCCCATCATCAGAAATAAATGCATCAGAGGCAACTAGGTTGTCATCAGCATTATAATCCTGCAGGTCCTTTAAGATGTAATAGTCTTTACAACCATATTCACCTATAACATTTACAACAAATTTCTCATGTGCTTTCAAGTCACGAGGTTTCTTATTCTTAAGAGATTCTTGTATTCTTCTGTCTCCATAATCAACAAGTCTAAATTGTTTCAATGCATATCCACCTAAGAAAGCCTTATTGTAAATACCTTGATATTCTTTAGATTCTCCATCTCTTTCTTTAACAATCACTGTTGCTAAAGCAAGGATAGATTTACACCATTCTCCATCAATTTGGTCTTTAAGATCTTTTACATTACCTCTCATCAACTTCTTCCATTCTAATTGTAGAACAGTTTCAGCATCACGATAATCTAATTCAGATAACCAAGTTCTCATGAAGTTATAAAGATCTTCTTCACCTGTATATGCCACTCTGAAATCTCTTCCTTTTGTGAACCATTCAGCTAAGTCATTCTCATCTGCAGCCCAAGAACACATACCAATAGAATTGATATATTGTTTCTTAGTTTGGTCTTTATTCTCACGTTCTTTATCCTCTAAGAAGAATGAAGTTTTAAACTTATCTTCAGAGTTAACTTTTTGCAACCAGATATCAACACGAACATAACTGTTCCCATCTTTAGTCTCACCTAAATACTCAGCAGCTTTGCTGTCTTCTTTAAGCTCCATTCCAAGTTTGTCTTTAAACTCTTCTAATGTTGGATTGATTGCAATCACGTTTGCTTCAAACAAACCTACTTTTTTACTGAAATCTCCACCACCTGTGTTTTCTCTTTTCTTTCCTCCGATACTACTCATAATTTTAATTTAATTTAGTTAAGCGTTATAATAATTTGTTAAACTGTTTGCTACCAATTGAAGATCATTTGGTATTTTAATCTCTGGGAACATTCCATCAGGACTTTTAGCTGGATACTTTCTGTAACGATTGGTTACAAATTGATAATTAGCTGTTCCATCTTTGTTCTCTTCTACAAGTGTGTATAAACACACAGTTAATAATCCTTCAAGCAAGACTTGATTGTCAATTAACTTACCTGCAGTTTTGATCTTATATCCTATAACATCTGATCCATCCATTATTTCTTCTGGGTGAGTTAGATAGAATACAGTGACATCATCTCTCAATTGTCTAGCAGTTCTGAATAAATCCACCATGTCTTTAGCCATAATGCTAAATTTGGTAAATCCTACCTCTGTAGCTTTTGCCACCATATTGAATCCCATAATGTAATTAGAGTCTTCAATGATGATGTTCTTAATGTGAGGAGCTTTCTCTGAAATAGTTCTTAGCAATCGAGATATCTCATTTGCATCTTCTACTTCTTTGTAATTTTTGTTTTCAACATTGTAAATCTTTTCACTTCCCTTGAAAGGAAGCTCTTTCTTTGCAACATTGATAATGTACGTTTCTTCTGGATTCAGGTGCTTAATTGCTGTACTCTTTCCAGTACCAGTTGCACCAACAATCCCAACTAATTTGCTTGCCATTGTTTTTTTGATTTAATTATTAATATTTAGTTTTATTGTATAAAGATACAACATATTCTCAACAAAGTCAAGCATTATATGTATTTTATTTTGTTTTTATCGAAGAATTCTAATGCTTTCGATAACCATTTAAGCTCTACAAGTTCATTGCTACTGATAATATATATATGAGCCTTTTTATCTGGTGTAGCATACTCCATAGCCATACATCTATTTATCTTTTGAGCTAAGTTTTCAGCATTACTATCAAAATAGTTAATGATCACCTTGTCAAGAGGTTTGTATGTAACACCTGTATTACCAATCTTTACAACAGCTAGATGATTACCTGCTCCTTCAGCAAAGTCTTCAAAGATTTGTTTCTCTTTAGACTTATTGTGATAGGAAGGAATTCCTAGATTATCTGCTACAGCAGTGGTACCACAGAATACTAACACTCTCTCATCTTTATGTGCAGCCAAAAGTTGCTTTGTAGCATTAGTTTTGGCTAAGGATGATTGAATAAGTCTCATTCTAGCAAGACGCATAAACATTGTATCTGATCCACTGTTCTGAAGCTTATTAATTACCCATGATAGTGCATCATATTGCTTCTTTTCAGTCTTTTGTTTAGTCTTATACTGATTATATACAACATTGTCTAAGGGCACTCTGATAACATGTATCTCATAATCTACAATAACTCCCTCTTCAATTGCTTTTTCAATTGGGTATGTAGCTATTACATGTAGATCAAGTTCTTCCTCTATAGTTCGTTCTGTCCAACTGGATAATGTACCAGTAAGACCAAGAATCTGCCCATTAACATCAAACAGGTCCTTACACACTTCTATCTGAGCAGCACTCAGTAGATGTATCTCATCAATGATAACAACATCAAAGCTTAATTCAGAATACTTCTTTAGTGATAGATGGGTGGTATATGTGACAATGCTGTCATCAAACCCAAGATCAGCAAAATCAGCTTGCCAAGAATCTTTAATCTTATTATCTGGATAGGCAATCAATATGCTCTCAGGTTTTAGTTTCTCTAGAGCTATAATACTAGTTCTAATCTTTCCAAACCTTGGACACAAATTCAATATACCAAACTTCCCATGCTTCAGCCATACATCAGCAAACTCTTTCTGCCTTTTGTCTCTTATTGTCATTCTCTTAGGAAATATGATTTGTTAGTAATTGATTCATAGTCTGAATCTGTGATATCTTTCTTTCTAGGCAGCTCCTTAAATAAACCTAGTTCACCTAGGAATGCTAGTCCAATTCTCACATCATCTTCACCATATGAATTCTTGATTAGTCTCAAGCTTCTGAAATATTTAGCACCAAATTGATCTTTTAATTTATCTAGGTCATATCCACTTGGATCTGCCACTTTATATCTCATAGGATCAAATAAGGCCATAACTACATCAGCATCATTCTGTGTGCTTGAGCTATCTGCAAAATCTTCTAGCTGAGGTTCTACATCACCATTCTTTAATCTTGATGGATTAGAAATAGATCTATTGAACTGACTGACCACCACTGGTGAATAACCATAGAAATCTCTGGCATATCTCAATTCATCACTCATCTTATCAATAGCATCTTTCTTAGTTGGTTGAGCTGTTGTTGTTTTAAGAAGACCAATGTGATCTACTACCACCATGGTGATTTGTGTTGGATCATTAGGAACATATATTTTATTCCATTTGTCCAACTGTTCTATTCTACCATTAGCTTCAGCATAAGTCTTTAGCTCTTTAGCTATACCTACAGGATTCTCTGGACCATCAATGATTGTAACTATTTCACTTAGCTGATCTACATAGTCTTTATAATATAAAAACAAATCATGCTCATCTTTAGTCATTTTCTCATTCCAACCCAGAATTTTACCTACAGGAATAATGATTCCCTGGTCTAGAAATATCTTACGAGATACCCACTTGGCCATCTTGTAAGTTCTACTTCTCTCCATGGACCTATACCACACCTTCACCTTGATACCTGAAGCTATTCCTTCTTTGGACATAGCCCAATCAACAGGATTAAGCACAAATGCATCATCAATGAAAGATGTCTTACCAGAACCAGTGTTACCACCTATCAAATAATACATCCCCTTACGAATACCTACATATCTAGTCAACCTATCAAAGCCCATTGGTATCCCTCTATTGAAGTCACCTAGGCCCTTGTTAACTTCTGCATTTAATAATTCAAAACTCATGATCTGTATTTTTAGTTGGGTAACGATGTATTTTTGATCTAGGACTATCCTTGATAGCTTCTTTTAAAGAATCATATTCCTTGAATCCTCCTTTTGGCTCATAACCACATTCATCCTCATAGAGATAGATATCTGGTACGTCATTAAATATAATAACTCTCATATATCTGTACCTCCTTGTGGTTTATCTGGAGCAATGTCCACTTTAGTTCCTTCATTGATTAATTCAATATAAGCATCAAATCCTCTTTGATGTAAATAAGGTTCACTGCCCTGCATGTATGTAAGTGCATTTCTATTACCAGCTATAGAGCTTTCTTTCTTTTGTAAGATTTCGAAATTGAGAGCAGCTAACAATTGTGCAGCTGTATATTCTCCTTCAAGGATGATTTTGTCAAACTTAAGTCTACACTCATCTTTATTCTTACGTAAAGCTCTAGTACCTTTGAAAGATTTTCCCTTATACTCAAAGGAATCAGTTCCTGGGTATGTCTTCCACCATTCTTCAAAGTCTGTAGTGGCAGGCTTTCTCTTTATAATTCTAGCACCAGTCTTACTGTCTATAAATGTCAAAAGATCTTTACCTATTGTTGTGAGCTTGTCATCATTCTCTGTTATCAGCCCTTTTCTTATTAAAGACTGATAGACAGAAGCAATCTTCATACTGTCCTTATACAAGGGAGATATGTCATATTGTTCGTCTATCAGCTTTAGTAGATATATTATATCAAGATTGTAACTTCGTTTGATGAGCTCCTCGAACTGTTGAGGATTTATATTTAGCTTCATCTGTTATTATTGGTTTTACGATTTTAATTATTGCAGGCTTTCTATTTTTAGAACTCTGCTCTTCTTCCCATTTTTGCCATGAAGCTTCAATATCTTTTTCTCTCTCCATGGCATAAATGTGATCGTTAGGATACTCATAATCCTCAGACCAATTCATTACTCAGTAACTTTTCTTGGTCTTCCAACAGGTCTTTTTTCAGTTGGTGCATTTTCTGAGACAACTGGTTTCTTTTTCTTGTTATAATACTTTTTCTTTTTTCTTTTAGGTTTCTCTGTATCAGCAACAACAAATGTTATCTTTCTGGGTTGAAAAGTAGAAGGTTGTTCTTCTTTAATTTCTTGTGCATTTCTAGTTGCATAAATAATCACTGCTATTGATATAATAGCTACTACTGGTAAAATAATAAATAATTCGTTCATAATTGTTAAGTTTTAATTGTTAATTAATTAAGTATTGGTGACCTTCTTCATTGACAAGAAGAAGTTTATCACCTTTGTTTACATTTCCTATATACTCAACTCCTTCTATTGTTTGTGTAAAAGCAAACAGTGGTTGTAAATTGGTATAATGAAAACATTTCTTTTGTTCCTCATTATCAAGTAGATTAAAAGAAGAGCAAGGAATAGCATGATCTATGTGCCAATATTCTCCATAGTTATCCCAATTCATTGTAGGAAGAAACTTAGATTCCAAATAACTTTTTAGCTCTATGATAGAACAACCTAATAAATCTAAAGTTTTTTTACTTTTGATTGTTCCTTTAGAAGTAACAGCTATGTATAATCTATTTCTAAGTCTTTTTTTAATTTTAAAGTGTATATCATTATTAATTCTAATTTTTTCTTTTTCACTTAGAATCTTTCTATTTTTTGTATGATACTCTTTAGACTTAGCGTACTGTTTTTCTTTATTATCATCTTTTTCAATCCATTTTTTACCATACGATTTAGCTTTTTCTGGATTATTTTTATACCAGTTTTTATTTCTTTCGTTAAGTATTTCTTTATTAGCTTGATAATGATTTTTAGAAAATTCTTTTAAATATGCTTTCCTACATTCTTTACATTTACTACGTGATCTAAACTCCGTAGATGGTTTTGTTAAACCACAAATATTACAAGTACAATCCATTATATTATATTTTGTTTATTAAAAAACAAAGATACAATAAAATAATCAAACCAACTAATTATTTATGTTTTAATTCTTAAACCGAACTGAAGGTCAAACCATCCAAATGTTTGTTCAGCTCTTGATTTGTTAAATTTAAAGATTTTTTTTAATAGAGGAATAGCATATGCTTTGAATTCCTCATGTTGTTCTGGTGTCATGGTATTGGTATGATACCACATTGGATCACCACTCACGTCTAGTACTGTCTTACCAATCATGTTTAGCTGATATTCAACTAGATGATTAGAGATGTTCGTACGATTGATTTTAGCTTTCATTAGAAAAGATTTAATTGATTAGGGATGTACACTGTTTTGATTCTTCTACCTTCAGTAGCTATTTTTGTTACTAACCTATTGGCTTTCTCAATGTAATACTCATAGTTTACATTATCAACTTTACTACCTTTTGGTAAGAAATTACAAACTTTACACACCCATTCACCTGCTTCTATCTGACTTACTGCAGCAGCTCTGGTTTGACACTCTGGATTCTTAATCTTAAAGATCTTGTCTCCAGTATTAGACACATAATAGCGTATGAGTTTATCATACACTGTTTTTTCACCTGTGGATCTATTGGTTCCTTCATAATGAAAGCTCCTACTTGCTTTCTGTCTTATACAGAAATCATACAAATTAGTATGTGCACGAATAGTTTCCTCTACAGGTGTACCATCAACAAAATAACGTTCAAGAGCTATAGGGACAACCCTTGCACTCTTGTTCTTATGGAGCTCAAAGTCAGTAAGGAAATCACCTTTCTTCTTAATCTCTCCATTGGTCATAATTGCTAAATAGTCATTCACTGTACTAAAGATAATCTTTGAATAATCAGTTCTCTCTAACTCATATTGAGTGAGGTTACTCCATGCTTCATTAAGACTATGCATTAATGGAATTAGGTCTTTCTTAATTCTGATAGTTACACCATCTGTATTAGCAGAGATCACATGTATGCCATTCAATTCATATTGTTCAATAAGCATCATTAGACTAAGTTCACCAGTTATTGTGGTGAACATAGTTAACTGCCTATCAAATATCCATGATTGCATATCAGATGACTTACCATATACAGAGTTAACTGCAAGTTTAAGTGCTCCAACAATTCCTTTAATCTTCTTGTCCTTCTTAGCGAATGGTTTAAGCTCCAATCTCTTCTCAAACATCTGTTTGTATCCCCTAAGGAATTCTTTACCTAAATGAGCAGGAAACTGCCCATTATTGATGATGATAGCAGGATAATAAGAACTAACATCCCAATCGATTATCTCGTACTCTTCATCAGCCTCAAACACTTTAGGTTTGTTCTCGGTGTGAAGACCACCTTTCATAAAAGAATATATATTTCCATGGAAATCTATATGCTCTTTGAAATCATCTTGAAGACCTAGTACGGTCTTCTTCATTTTCTTTAAGAACTCAGTTAGCTGAGGTGTCTCAAACACAACATACTTAGCAATGCAATTCTTAAGATCTATATTCTTTCTGAAATATCCTTTTCTAGGAAGTTCTCTATACTCAATTCCTTTCTCTGAGCAATAATACTTCTTGATCATTTCATCCCCTATCTTACTATCTGAATAGTTCATACATGGAATACCAAACTCAGCTTCAATATCTTGTCTCAGCTCAACTTGGTTGTTTCCTTTGTACAATGGATGATCACAATCACCCAGGGTTATCTTATAGAATTCATAAGTTGCATCCACATCATTATAACAATAGTCAATGGTCATTTCAACCTCTTCTTTTGTCATATCAACCTTAGTATGGTGTATAGGCATCTCTTCAATGTTCTCAAGATCCATCTCAAACTCTAATCTCTTTAAGCTTACCATACGATTCTTATTGTTGTAGTGCATCAAAGCAAATAAGTCTATTATTTTAAAACTTAAATCACTTTCTCTATATTTTGGAAAAACTTCATAATTAGCATCATGTATTGTATCTTGAGCAACTTGTGAAATTCTTGCACATATTTCAAGACCAGATAATTCATGCCATTTATCATAATTCCTAAGAATATGCTCAATCACTTGACTATCGAATCTTAATCCATTATATGTTACAAAATAATGATCGTTCTTTTCTTCAAAGTATCCTGCCATACGATCTATTGTGTTTTTCCATCTACTAACTTCAAACTTACGATACTTGTTAGTTTGAGGATCATAACAAACACATAAAAAGTATTCTGCCATTGTTTCTATATCTGTTACTATAACATTCATTTTTGTATTTTTAATGTTCTTAAATATGTACTTCTTCCTATAGAAGTTGTAATTGATGCAATGTTAACGTTTAATATATCTGTCAAAGGTCTAGAATCTATTGTTCCAATTAATCTATTAAAACAATCATAAACTTTATATTTACCATTGCTTAGTTTGATTTGATCAAATATATTATTCCAATAAGCTTTTACATCTTCTACTGATTCATCTTCATCAAGAAATATAAACTTACTAGATTCTGAATCAATTAAGTTCTTTTTAAAAAACTTCACGTTCATCTTTCTATGAATGTTAGGAGCTACAGTATTGAAATGTTCAGCACACTTATATAAATCAGTAAAGCTTTGATAAAACTCTCCATAAATAGTATAAACCATCACTTTTCTTTTAGGTGCAGAATTACTCATTCTTATTTTAGTTTCATTTGAAACTGCACGCTTTCCTTCAGGACATGTAGGGTCAATGTTATAGCCATGATTTCTGTTGTGAGTGTCTAATAGATTACACCAATAGTTTTCTTGTGAATAAATATGTTCAGGGTTACACTCTTCGAGTGTTTCAAATATAAAGTTATGTTCTCCATGTTTATTAAAAGAACTTTGTAGATGGGTATTATGATGTATACCTGCTCTAAGTTTCCATTTATGCATACATAATCTATTATATAGATCTATAGTTGCACCAATGTAACTTTTATTTGTAACTAAGTTTTGAATAATGTAAACTCCTGAACTCTTTCTCATAATGATATTATCTTAATGATGTAAATGTACACAACATATTTGAAACTACCAAATAAACTTATTAACAATCTTTTATATCTTATTTTTTAAAAAGTTATTTATTTGGTCAAACAACCAACCTGTTAAATATGCCTCAGGTTCATCATTGTATCTATCTACCTCCATTGCGCAGTCTATGTATATAGAGTTCTTTAAATGCACTATTTCGTGTGCTATATTACTTAGATGAGTTGCGTCTGTAAACCCTATGATATAATGTCTATACTTACTTTCGTCTTTTAATGTAACTGCTCCAAAATTAGATAGAGACTTTGTCTTATATTTTTTCTCAACATAAGACAAGTCTTTATCCAATATGATGGTTAACTTACAACAGTATATTGGTATATTTATTGTGGTCTTTTCCATAATCTTATTTGTTTTTAAATTAAAAATATTAAAAAAATTGTAAACCAAATAATCATTGGTTCTAATAACCCACCAAACCAAAACCTATCGTAATATTCATAAAACTCATTTAACTGGTTTTTGATTTTTTTTAATGTTTTCATAATCTTATTTGTTTTTAAATTTAACAAACCAATCATTAAAAGTAACTTCTATTCCATATTTATTTTCACAACAATAACCATAATAAAATGCTTTTTTCATATCTTGCTCACTATAACTTCTTTGTTTTTCTATATCTAACTCATTAGCTATAAAATCAATTTCATCTTGTTTAGGTTCTTCTTTTGTAGGAATTTGTCTGTTATTTAATTTACAATAAATTAAATTCCACTCATCAATCATTTGTTTAGTTGCCTTTAAAAGATGAATTTCGTAATGTGAAAACATCAATGCAGTACTTCCTCTCGTAATAGGATTATCTTGGTTTACTTGTTTACATTGTTTTATAATATAAACTTCTTCATAAGTAGGATTTTTCACAAACCATTCTAAAAACTCATCATCAATAGCTTGTACACCATCATCGATTAAGTCTTGGTCTGTTGTTAGGATGATTTTTTTATCAGTTTTAAAACTATTTGCTAACATACCATAAAGTTTTGTTTTAGTTTTAGTAATTGAATTATCTTCTTTGAAATAACACCAATCTCCTTCTTTAATTTCTTCATCAGAAGTGATGTAGATTTTTTCTTGTAATACGTGTACGTTTTTCATAATCTTATTTGTTTTTAAATTGTTCGTTGTAGTATTGTTCTGCTTCTAACCATTCTGATTCAAGTGGTTTTTTAACTCTTGCATCAATAATCTGTTGCTTTTCCATTTCTTTGGCTTCTATTAGAATAGCTCTAATTAGAATTTGATTTCCGCTTGGAATTAAGTTTGCCAATCTATTTACTGCAAACTCTACTGCTGATTGTTTCATAATCTTATTTCTTTTTATATGTTTTATCAAATAGTTACTGGCTATGTTGCGAAACCTGATACCAAGTTTGAAAAATATTATCCGAAAAGATATTTATTTCAATTCCTAGTAATTTTAATCGTTTCACGCATTCCATTAAATGATTCCAGTCAGCATGAAAGTTTGGGAAATATTCTCTTTTTATAACTTGATTTCCTTCTTTCAAAACCCATCCATTTGGGTATTTTTCTTTTTGTTCATTAAGCCATTTTTCTGCAATTACTTTTTGGCTTACAGTATCGTTATATCCGCAAGATTTAGGATGAAAACAAGAGCTTTCATCAGTTCCTACCATCCATTCAATTTCAGGTTCAAATCCTAAAAATTTTCCAATTTGGATATTTTTATCAATAATAGTTTTATAGCCATTTGATTCTTCAAATTCTCTAATAATTTTGTGGTCTAAATACATATTTTGTTTGTGGATTAAAAAACACAGCCAGTAACATATGCTACACAATAGCTGGGTTTAGGTTTAAATTTAAAGTTGGTTTTGCACCTTTTTAATATGTCATTATCCGAAGTCTGGGTGTGTGCTTGCCACAGCCATCGTGTAGCATCCGCCGTTATAGCTTATGGCTATATTTCGTTTTCATCAGGAACTAATCTCAAATCAGAATCTAAAAACCACCATTTTTTCTGACTATAAATATCATTCATTTTAGAAACAAATTCTTCAATAATATCTGTTTTTTCTTTAAAACATAATTCCATATCGTGAGTATCATCATCAGGGTTTCCTTCTGTATCGTAATATCTATCAATAAGCCATTCAATTACTTCTTCAGATGATATTGAAGCGGAATTAGATTCTTTGTTTGCTACACATAAATAACCGTGATGCGGTTCAAAATCTTCTTCCTCTAAATTGTCAATGTTTTTTAATCCTTGCATTTCTAAATCTTCATATCCACAAAAAGTATAACCTTGTTTTAATGCTTCTTTTACTGTGATTGTATTCATAATCTTATTTGTTTTTAAATTCTACAATCATTACATTCATCATTATCATCTAAGTCTGTATGAATATTACAATAACTTCCACAAGAAGGACATCTATCTTTGTGTTCAAACTCTGAACTCGGTTGACTATTTTTTGTTTTCATCTTTTACTATTATAAAGTTATTTATTTTCATCCATTTTAAAAACTGTGATACAGTCCAATCATCATTTGATAGTTCTTGATGCTCTCCTTCTTCTTCAAACTGATTTATAAATCCTTGCAGATAATTGTACTTTTCAAGTGTTTCTTGTTTAGGTTCTTGTGGTCCACAGTCACAATATGTTGTATGACCACAATAGCATTTTGTTTGTTCTTCCATAACTTTTTTATTATTTAATCCTTTTATAAATGTATAACCTGTAGCAGTTGGTTTAAATCTTCTTTTATTCCATCCTTCAAAAATAGTTTCTACTAATGGATTCCATTGGCTTTCCCATACATTACCTGTTGTATTTTTAAGATGATTATATATTTCTAAACAATCTTCTGCATCTTGTTTATATTCTGTTTTTAATTGCACTTGCAATCTATCCATTAATTTACCCATAATTCTTATTTGTTTTTAAATTATTACGTCTTTCATTGTCTTGTTGTGTTTTTATGATCTCTCCAATCTAACCAAAATCCTATTCCTACAATAATGTTCATACCAAATGAGGCAATAATTTCTGTTATGTCTTCATAGATATTAATAGATAGGTGGATATGTCCTACCATCCAAAAAGGCATAGCAAGATTATTTGATATCCACCTAACTAAATAATTTATAAATTTCATAGCCTGCAAAGATAAGCAAAAATGTTAGAGATGCAAAATACACCTCTAACTTTTTTAGTTATTATAATAATATCTAACGTGATCAGAATATATTACCACTCTACTTGGTGTACCAATGAATGATATATTTCCTGTAGGCACCTCAATACATATTTCAGCAGGTTCTTGTTGTGGTCCATCCCATATTTTTGAGAATTCTTCTATTGTTAATTCTTCTTTACCAACAATAACATCATCTTGTTTTGCAAGAATAACTTCTTCCTTATCATTCACATCCCATAACTGTGGAGGAATAACAGCAGTGTTTTCTTTCTTAGCTTTCTTAACACGAGGTCTCTTTGTTGGACCAACATAATCATTCTTGATTTTTCTTGTCTGTTTGGCTAGTTGAATAGCTTTGTAATAAATACCTGAAGGTGGTCTTCCCCATGTCTTAGATAACTCATCAGCAATAATGATAGCTGGTTTACCTGTTCTAATTTCTTGCTTGATCTCATTGATCTGCTTAGGTGTGTAATGTTTCATAACTTTTTCAATTTGGTTTCTATAAATGTTCTAATTAACTCTCGGTTCATGTGCTTAGCACATTTTTTATTAAATTCATCCTTAAGTATATCTTCGTACTTAGTCTTAGATATTTTATACTTAACTCCATTCTTGTGTTTTGGATCATTAGATTCCATTGTAATAGCTCTAGTCTTGATTGTTTCAATCACTGAATAAGCTATACATCTTTCATCTTTGAACCTTTTCTCTGTTAATACTTCCATAGTTAGTCTTCTTCTAATCCATCGTTTAATGTTACATCCCAATCATTAATATCTTCTTGATCAAGACTTAATACCACTTTATCCTCCATTATTACAGGAGTTTCTGTTTCTTCATCTATTTCTATTGCTAGATAACCTTCCCATGCTCTTAGCACTAGATTAATATCATCTAGTGTGATGTCTCTTAGTTCATCTGTGTCTTCTCCTTCATCCCACCATCCAATCTCTTCATCTGTAGCAAGAACATTACCATCTTCATCAATAATTAATAGTTCTACTGGTGCACCATGTTTAGCCATAAATTCATCTATGTCTTCAGGAATCTCTTCAAGTTGCCATAGTTCAACATATGGTTCAACAACACCAATAAATATCCTATTGACAAAGAGCATACCCTCCTCTAATTCAAGAGGAAGATAGCTTTTTAATACAATTTCTGCTGATGACCACATTAGAAATCTCTTTTAGGTGCTGGTTCAGTGATTTGATACACACTATGTCCACTAGATAGTCTCAATAATATATGAAGCTGTTCAGCTTCTAAATAGTCTATCTCTTTCTTTGAGTTAACACCAATGATTTCTATACCACTACCAGTATCTACTAGTTGCATAGCAACTGTCTTTCTAACATTATCAGCCCATTCAAAATCATCACTATAATATAGTGTATGAACTGTAGCTTCTTTTGTAGCTTCTAGTTTATGATAATCATATTCATGTGTACCATTAATATACACTTCTTCTCTGTATAACACATCACTTGTGTTATCAATTACATCTTGTATTTCTTTCTTTAATGTTGCCATGTTATTTATTTTTTACGATTATTACGCATTAGTTCTCCCTTTGAATGTACACCTCTACTATATTTATTTACAATTATCTTATTAGTACCACTAGTGAAATTCTTTTCTTTTTTATCTAATCCTGTTAGTCTCTTTCTTTCAACTTCAGATAGTTCATTGTACTGATAGCTATCTAATAAATTCATTTGACCGTTTATATCTTTCCATTCTTCAGATGTAACTTTTCCTGGCTTAGCTATTCTAAACTCAGAAGGTATGTTTAATTCATCAAGAAGATCATCAATAAAAGATATTCTATCACTATTGAAATAATAATACCTCAATAGTGATTTACCTCTACTGTGCTGAGAGTCTAATACATTCTGCACTGTAAGATCATGATACTGTCCAAACTTAAGAGTTGACTTTCTAGTCAAGGTTCTTAGTAGAGTTACATCAGACATTGTTAATAACCTGCTAGTTTAGATATTGCACCCTCTTGACTTAATACATAAGCAAGATCTGATTCTTGTTTAGGTGTAAGAGTTTTGATTGTAGATATCAAATTGATTCTACTGTATGTAATGTCTTCACCATAGATGTTTGTAACATTACTTCCAATCTCTTTTATTTTATTGTAATTAAACACTGTTACAGGTTCACCATCTGTGTCCTGCCATTTTCCATTTACTATTTTCATAACTTTTAGTCTTTTTGATTTTCTATAACTTTCTCTATAATTTCATCATATATGGCATCACTAATCAAATCAATGATTTCATTACCATCTACTTGTACTGATTCTAATTCAAACTCAGCATAACTTCCTGGATATCCTTCCATGTTACCATCATACATTTCTCTTGGTTCTTCTGGATGATATGTACCACTCACTGTTAGATATACACCACCTACGGTGATACCTATTTCTATTTCTTTACCCATAATTCTTATTTCTTTTTAAATTGTTCAAACCATTCTTTAGGGCTTAACGATTTTTTAATTAATAAACGATAGTTTGCATAATCATTCATATCCTCCTCACTATAACTTCTTTCTTGTTGCTTATTTTTGTAAATAGCTTTTAAAATATCTCTAACATCATCTGGACTAAAGTTATTCTTGTCTTGTTCTTGTTGTTGAAGTTCTCTCCCACTTATAAAGTCAGTAAGCCATCTTACTTTATCATTACCATTAATATCTGTTCTTGATATAAGTTGGGCTAATTTTTCAATATCTACTGTTGTCATAATCTTATTTGTTTTTAAATTGTTGTAAAACACTATTCTGTTTTTGTTCATAATCAATTCCTTCAAAAATTCCTTTAAGTCTTGCATCAAAAATATGTTGCTTTTCCATTTCTTTTGCTTGTTCACATATTTCAAATCTTTGAAAATGAAATTCTGCTTTTGATATTTCATCATTAAAAAGTTTTGATACTAATATTCCAATTTGTTCTGTTTGAAATTCTACTGCTGTCATAATCTTATTTGTTTTTAAATTATACCTTTATTAAAAAGTATTGTAATGATAATACAAATTAAAATTCCAATAGAAACCCCATAAAAAAATGTACTAATTTTTTGTATTTTATTCATAATCTTATTTGTTTTTAAATTGTTCGTTGTAGTATTGTTCTGCATAAAATCTATCAGACATAACTATTTTATCGCTTTCATATTTTCCATTTTTATAAGCATCAATTATCTGTTGCTTTTCCATTTCTTTGGCTTGTTCAAAACTAAATTGAACTACTTCAAGTAAATCTCCATCGTGTTCAAAATGTGATTTTAAATTGTTGTATAACCATTCTACTGCTGTTTTCATATTATTTGTTTTTAAGTTTTTTTGCCTTTAACTCCAATCATCCATCCAAATACTATTGGAGCAAATCTTCCTAATGGTATGTGTAAAATTTCACTTGTATTCCAAATACAACTACCTATAAACTGTAATAGTGTTTCTTCTTTCCAAATCATATCTTATTTGTTTTAAAATTAATTTTCATCTTTAAAAAACATTAATATTTTATTTGTTATGGCACAATAAATGTAAGTTCCAAAACCTTTAATTCCGAAACCATAGTCAAAATATACTCTTTGTCCTTTCATAACTAATCCTTATTCCAATACCAAGCAAACCAAACTATAAATAATATAATTCCTATTGCTATTCCAATAATAATACCTAATACCATATCTTATTTGTTTTTAAATATTTCTAATAATTCAGAATAACTACATTCATCATTTTTTGAATAAAAATCTTCTGTTAAGTTTTCTAACCATTTGCCAAACTCAATAGCAAATTTATCTTGTTGTTGCTTTTCCATTTCTTTGGCTTGTTCAATAATTTCACCGTAAGTTAATTTAGATGATAAGATGTTTCTAAGTTGTTCTTCTAACCATTCTACTGCTGTTTGTTTCATAATCTTATTTTTTATTTTAAAAGGTTTACTAAAATCATTACTACTAAAGATGTTAAAAGTCCAAGTATGTAACCATAGATTAATTTATTTTCCATAATCTTATTTGTTT